GGCTAGGATCGGTCTCCGATCGGCTGGGCTGGGTCTCCGATCGGCTGGGCTGGGATCGTCCCAGCTGGGCTAGGATCGGTCTCCGATCGGCTGGAAAAATGGAAAGATGCTGCGGAAAGCGCCAAAATGGAAAGATGCTGCGGAAAGCGCCAAAATAAGCCAAAATGGAAAGATGCTGCGGAAAAGAAAAAGACGGTTTTTTAACCGTCTTTTCTTCAATTAGTGTTTGTGTTTTCTTTCCATCGTCTGCTGTCTATACTCGGCTTTTGTGGAAAGACGTTTTGCAATGCGTTTTCTGCCTTCTGCGCATTCCGTGATATTTTTCTGCATACGTGCGAATGATACAGCTTTCCAATAGTTAGCGCTATAGTCAGTAGTCCATGACATATCAACATTTTCGGCTTTTGTATAAGCTATAGGTTTATCGCCTACACTACATGGAATTTCATTCAATCTGTACTCATGCCCGTTCATGATGTATACATCATGTTCTGTGTTCATATGAACTTTATTCATAATCGGCAATAATGCGTTATTCCATGCGTCTTCTTTTGAAATTGATTCTTTCGGAATGATAACAGATTCTTTTCTGCTCTTTTCTGCCTTCCGTTTCTGATAGTCATGGAAACCTTTGTTCACTGCCTGTTCTTCTTTGCGGTCGGTTTCATCGTCATAAGTTGCCAATGATTCAAACCATCTATCAATAGTACTATCTAAATGCTTTTTGATATTGATTTTGATTTCTGTATCGCCGTCTTTAATGAGCATTCCGTCAAGTTTGAACAGCTTTTTCCGCATGCCTTCTAACCTATCCCGAACAGATGAAACATCGATACCGAGAATGTCGGCCATGTCACGTTCGGAAATATCGCCGTCATATTGTGCAATGATATGTAATACATCTTCTTGTCTATCGGTTAATCCGCAATTGTCGACAATCGTCTTAATGAACAATGTTTCTTCTACAGATTCATTTTCTTTCATGTTTGCGTACTTTGCAGATTTTACATAGATTTTCTTTTTTGTTTCCTCGTCTTCAAACGATACATAGGTGAAACCATTTTCCAATGCTTTAACGCTTGCATGGCTATCAATTGTTTCTCTGCCTACTGTAAACGCTGTTTTCAGGTATCTTTCCGAGACTGATTTATATGTAACCTTTTCCCCCTGTTTTAATACTCTTTTTACCGGCACTGTGAACGTATGTTCTGCGAACAGGTCAAGAATACCGTTGTTCTCTTTTGTATATTCCATAAGAGCGCAACTGATAGCCACAAAGATTTCAGAACTATCTAAATTGTCATGTTTGGATTTTGTGTATTCTTTCAAGATTCTGTCTAATTCTTCAAAGTGAATGATACGTTCCTTTTTCGGCCGTCCCTTCTTGTCGTAATCACACGAACGTGCATACAGTTTGGCGATCTCAAGAGCGTTATAGCATTTACGATAATGTGTGTATTCTGCACACAATTTAATCAGCAGTTTGACATGATCTTCTTTACCATCTTTTTGATTTTGCGCAATACGTGAGCTGTAACCGGCACATGTGAGCATATCGGCAATATTACCGAGTGCTAACCCTCGCAGATATTCATCTGAAGATGTATTGAAGATTGTTTGATAGTGTTTAATCTTTTCTTCAAAGAGTGTGACACTGTCTTTTCTTTTCTGCTCTCTGTCTGCTGTCATCTTAGCTGTGAGCATGACAGCGTTTTCGGATCGTCCCAGCTGGGTAGCAAAGAATGTAGTTTCGACAGGAACGGTTTTAACCGTTCCATCGTCTCCGATGGTAGTGTGATTCTGCTGTGATGTGAATGTGTGGAAACCTTCAGACGAAAGTTTCTCTGCGGAATGAATAGCCATTCCATGGATTTTTGTTTTACTCATTTTCTTTTCCTTTCTTGCCGGATTTTTCCGACAGGAAAATTATATCAGACATTCATCTGTTAAAACAGTCTAAGTTCATTTTCTATCCTTATGTACATGGGGCTATTTTTGGGATGTAACCGACAACAGGAGCACACCCACAGCTCTAGGCGTTTCATCTCACTGCCAGCAACAAAAATCCGCATAAAATGCCGCCTTTCCCAGCATTTAGCCAATCCATGCAATGTGCAGATTAATTATTTCCCAAAATTTATTTCCCAAAGAATTCCAGAAAACTGAACATAAACTTAGAGGCTCACCAAGCCCCTATTTCCAGCATTTCCGGCAACGTTTACCGGCATGCATATTTCCTCACGCTTTCATTGGTTGACACTTTCTCGGACAGGCGCGGTGAGCCGTCCATTCACAGACTTTTGATTTCTGGAAAATATAAAAAGAAATAAATAAATATACGCAGAAACAAAAGAATCCTGATCAAAACTAGGAAACGAAACCATGGCGGCTGATCTGAACTCCGACCGAGACAGAAGCAACAAGGGGATCACAGAGATCCCCCAGCTGATAATGGAAATAACTTCGGCCAATGAATACAGTCTAACTAGAGCGAAGCGCTGGCTCCGGCAATGCAGGCGACCCAAATCCGCAAAACATGCTGCCCATCAGGGGAACGTGCGACGCACCGCCTTATATATGTCCTTTAAGGCGAATGTCGATTTTTGTCAGGCGTGGCCTGGGTTTTTTGAATCCGGTTACGCACCAAAAGGTACATAAATCCATTTTTACCCCCTCTTCCACTGAACAAAACATGCATGCATCCGGTATTTCTTCTTTGCCAACTCATGAATATCTGATATAATTCTAGTGGAAACAGATAATCCATATGCACCCTGAGAACCAAGGCCGGCGGCAGCTTCGCACCGGAGCGGTTCTCTTTGTGCAGATCTGTAAGGAGGAAAGATGATCAGAGTCTGCGACGCGATTATGGGGAGCGGTAAGACCGAGAGCGCCATTACGTACATTAACGAACACCCGGATAAGAAGTTCATTTACATCACCCCCTATCTCGATGAGGCGAACCGTATTAAACGTGGGTGCCCGGATGCGAAGTTTGTTGAACCTTCAGCCAAACTGAAGAAGACGAAGTTCAAGAAGCTGGAACATATCGCCAGCCTTATTAAACAAGGCAGGAATATCACCAGTACCCATGCGGCCTTCCGCAGGTATACTCAGGCGATGCTCCGCGATATCCGCACCCAGGGCTACACACTGATCATCGATGAGGCGGTGGATGTGCTGGACGAAATCGAAGTAAACAACTGGGATATTCAGATCCTCGTGGCAGGTGGGTATCTGAAGAACAACCGCGGCGACCTTACTATGGATGGGTGCAAGGAAATACCTGAAGACGTCACCGAGGGTAAAGGAGTTAAGAGCCGTATGTTTGATCTTGTTACAGCCATCCAGAACAGACGGGCAGCCACCCTTCTTGACGATGGAAAGCATGTACTTATCTGGCAGCTTCCGACGAATTTCGTAACCGCATTTGCGGACGTCATTATCATGACCTATATGATCGAGGGTCAGGAGCTTGGCGGGTACCTAAAGGCGAATGGTCTTGAATATGAAAAGATCGGGGTTGTCAGATGTGATGACGGCGCATACCGTTTTGGAAAGTATAACGAGTACATCCCTGAATATGTGTACGATCTCCCCAATAAGATTCATATCCTCGGCCATACAAGACTGAATGCGATCGGAAGGCGGCAGACAGCTCTGTCAATGGCCTGGTTCCAGAATGAAGACAATCGTGCCGAACTGCGGCGTCATCTGGAAAATCTCAAGACTAATATCTGGCGGGCGGACTGCGGGCCGGGCAAATTCATGTGGAGTTCGTTTAAGGCTCAGGATGGACTGTCCCGGCGCAAGGGCTTTAAGAAGTCGTTCCTTGTCTTCAACGCACGGGCGACAAACGATTACCGCGATAAAGATCATCTGGCCTATCTGGCAAATATTTATCTGAATGTCGGCCATAAGATCCTGTTTAAACGGCGCGGCGCTCCCATTGATGAGGATGCTTACGCGCTGTCCACGATGATCCAGTGGATATGGCGTTCGGCCATTCGTGACGGAAAAGAGATATGGGTCTACGTGCCGAGCAACAGAATGCGGCGCCTCTTTACAAATTGGATTGCGGAAGTGTCTAAGGGAGGTGTTGCGCATTGCACACAAAATGCGACAAGTGTTGCTACGGCGGAGTGTGCTGCTCCGGTAAGGCCGCAGATGAGCCATTCGAATGTGAGTACTTTATCTCCATCAGCGTGATGGATGAGTACGACATCAATGACCGGGCGTCACGCGGTGACTTCAATGTTTATAAAGAACAGTGGCAGATTTACATAGCAGACTATGAAGACGGCAATTTCGTCTGAGGAGGTACGCTTATAAAGATTATTGATTTTGAAAAGAAAGGCAATCTGTTCCGGCTGTTCCTCGGTGCCGATGATTGCAATGATTACTGGGGAGATGATTGGGATGATCATCCTTATGAGAGTAATGCGGGCGAAGTGTATGACAGATATGTTAAGGCAATAGCTTATGTTGTCATGGCATGGGCTGGCGGAGTAGTCGAGCCCGCCGACCAGTGGAGCTGGTATGGACATTCGGGCTTCAGTAAAGAGGACTTTAAAAATGGGGCGTCACCATGTCTCCTCGCTGTCAGTCCGAAGACGACAGAATCGTACTGGGATCTGAGTGAGTTCACACGGCTCGTCGGTGATAAAAATGTATTGAAGATTTATTACGGACAGCCATGGGACGAGGCATTCGTCCGGGCGTTGGAAGACGCGGGATGCTTGATACTCGGCGTGGAGGACAGTAACCCGGACGCGCCGGAACGGATGGAGCCGAATGAGTAAACAGCTTAGCTGTCAGAAGTTCATCTACAAGATCCACAGCTCCAGACTTCGGAAAGAGCGTTGGAAACTGACCTTGCCTATCAGTGAGGCACGCCGGAATGAAGAGGTCATATCGTTGGCCGACAGTCAGATCCTTCGATGGATCGATGAGCTGAACGGTGTGACCGATGGTGATTTGCGTGCCCGCCGTATAAAACGGGAAATAAAACAGATCCGCCTTCAGCCATATTCCACTGAGAATCGGCGCAGAATTAAAAAGCTGTACGAAGAATTGGACAGCGTTCAGTTCAAGCCTGATTATATGTGCCTTATCATCGATAAAGAAAAGGATTACTACAGGGCGTGCCGGGGCTTTTCCATAAACGGTATCAGATACGTTAGACTCCTTGGCACCAATGGCGGAATCAAGAACTCCACGATTGTGTTTGTCAGTGAAAGGCTGGCACCTGAACTGAGACGCAGAATCGAGAACGGCCGCAATCAGGATAAGCCGATTGTCACTGCAAAACTTGAGGCGTATAAGGCTCTCACCTGCAGTGCATCCAATCCTGTCAGCATGCCGAGCGGTGTCCTCGTCGTAGGCGATGTCGAAACAACATTCAAGGATGATATCTTCTATCTGTCCAATGAGGGCGGTGGTGAGCCTAAGATGGAATACGTCAATGGCTACGATGTGACGCTTGACGCATGCGATGGATTTGGAATCATGCTCCCCTCCCTGGCAAAACGATGGAGCCGGGAACTTGGCCTTGATTATGTTACATCAGGAGTTAATACACGCTTTTGCTGGGAAAAGGGCATGGTCTATACGTTCGACTATCTCGACTTCGCCAACAAGGTGGGCGGCAAGTATATCGTCAAGGACGCGTGGGGCGATGATGTCGACATTCGGTTCACAGAACTGATCCTCACAACTTCCATGGTTAAGCTGTGGGACAGTTATGACAGCTGTGCAGATTACGTACAGAACTGCATCGACAATCATTACACATTCGGGATCGCTAAAGTCTGCCCGGAACAACTGGAGAATGAACACACGACTAATTATCAGTTCATTCAACCGCAGTTGCTCGATGAGAATGACATTGATGAACTGATTGCCCCAACGATGAACGAGATCACCGATGTGCTTGGCGGTGACTGGCGCAAGACGTTGCTGTTCCTGCGTGGGGAACATCTGACCGACAATGGTATGCGCAATGCGGTTAACGACTACATTAAAGCAATCTCCATCAACCCAAGGATGATGGAAGATCCGTACGTCAGAAACGGAGTATATCAACTGATCAAGGGCAGGATCAATGAGGCTAAGGTCGGCGTGCTCAAAGTACACGGTAATTATTCTATCGTGTCTGGCGATCCATATTTACTGTGTGAGCACATCTTCGGGCTGGAACCGCATGGACTGTTAAAGGCTGGGGAGATTTACAACAAGTACTGGGCGGATGCCGGATCGGAGGCGGTGCTGTGTTTCCGGGCTCCGATGTCATGCGCGAATAACATCAGGAAACTTGCGCCTGTGCGAAGCAAGGAGGCTTTGTATTGGTATCAGTACATGCCGACAGCAACGATCCTTAATGGGTGGGACACGACCTGTGCCGCTCTGAACGGAATGGATTTTGATGGTGATTTAGTCTTCCTGACAGATAACGAAGTGATGCTTCGGAAATACGTTCACCACCCTACGCTTGTATGCGCACAGCGCCGGGCTGAGAAATGCATCCCTACCGAAGAGGACTTCATCAGAACAAATATTAACAGCTTCGGAAACGACATCGGGCAGATCACCAATCGTGTAACGTCTATGTATGATGTCCGGGCTCAGTATGAACCTGACTCCGAAGAGTACAAAGTGCTTTCCTATAGGATACAGTCAGGCCAGCAATATCAGCAGGATGAAATCGACAAATCAAAAGGCATCATCTCGCACCCGATGCCGCGAAGCTGGTATGACCGTCATCAGGTATATAAGATTGAAGATGACGGCAAACGGAATCTCTATCGTGCTGTTGTCGCTGATAAGAAGCCGTACTTCATGAGGTATATCTACCCCGACCTCATGAATCAATACAATACATACATTAAAAATACAGATCGCAAATCGCTGCGTGAATTTGGAATGAAGGTTTCCGATTTGAAACAGATTCCGAAGGATGAACTCACGGAGCGTCAGGCTGAGTTCATTCATTACTTCGATCTTCGCATGCCAGTTGGTGTTAATGACTCGGTGATGAATATCATCTGTCGAAAGTTTGAACAGAGGTTCGACCACCTTCTTGCTCAGCAGTCATCCGCTCAGAAGTTTGATTATTCAATTATGAAGAGCGGACACCCATACGCCATGCGTCGGTTCGGAGATGTAGAACGGCTTTACAAAGAATACAGCCATCGTCTCCAGAAGTATACGATGGCGGCTCGACGTGATCGTATTGACCGCCAGTCAATGAATGCAACCATTGAATCTCTGCATGAGGAGTTCAGGGCTGAGTGTGACATTGTCTGTCCAAATGCCGCCGAGCTGTGTGACATGCTGTTAGATTTATGCTACAGGCGGTCTACGACCAAGCGCTTTGTATGGGCGCTGTGCGGTGATGAGATCATCGCCAACATGCTGAACAATTGTAATAATACAATCTCCTACCCTGTAGAAGATGAATACGGAGATGTCTGCTATAACGGCAAACGGTTCTCCGTGCGCACCATAGATGGAACGCTCATTGAAGATGATGGAAAGGAGGTTGTCGAAGATGAGTTTAGTAATGAATGAAAGCGAGTGGGCACGCGATATGATTCTCCGGCGTGACCTCGGAACAAAGAAATATGAAACGTTGACCAGAGTCGCGAGGTACTACCTCGAGTCTGGTTTTAGTAAGCGTGAGGTAAGAAGGCTTCTGGACGCATTCGTCCTTCAGTGCGACCCGGAAGCTTCTCTCCCGCTATATTCTGATATGCTCGACAGTGTGATGAAGTCAGCGCAGAAACGGAAGTCTGTAAATATTGAATCGATCGGCATCACAGCTAAAGAGCTTGCCACGATCGCAACGTCAGATCAGCGGCAGTCACGCAGACTTGCGTTCGTGCTTCTGGTACTCGCAAAGTATTATGATATCGTTAAGCCGAATAACGATCACTGGGTCGGAACCAAGGATAGCGAGATTATGAAGATGGCTAACATCAGCACATCTATCAAACGGCAGAGTGCAATGTATAATCACCTGAATCAACTTGGATTGGTGCAGTTTTCCAAACAGGTCGACAACATCAGTACGAGGGTAACATTCGTCGATGATGGCGATCCGGTTCTGCTGATTACAGATTTGCGCAATCTCGGTTATCAGTACATGAAATACTGCGGAGACGATGGATACTTTGTCTGCGAAAACTGCGGTGTCACGGAAAAACGCCGGACAGTGCGCGGCCGCGCCCAGAAGTACTGCCTCGACTGTGCAACAAAAATAAGAACGAAGCAGAACGTTGACGCAGTAATGGCCGCCTACTACAACAATCGTTAAAGTCTATTTGGAAAAAATGGACTCACCAAACCCCGCAAAAAATGCGCGGTTACGGCACGTGTGATGTATTGCGTATAATGATAGATACAGTAACGTTTTCTAATGTGGCGTTTACCTGTATCGGGATTATCAGATATATTATTTCCCTTCTGTTGGGGTGCCTGTCACCAAGGTGCCCCTATTTTTTATGGTGTGAGATAAAGGAGATTTGAGCGAATGGATACAGATACAATGCTCGACAGGCGTGAAGGCGAATCGGATTTCGAATATCACAAAAGACTGATTAATGCGAAGCTTGTCGATAAAACGCTCGACCTTGACTATGCGACGTTATCGCCGTATTTGTTCGGGAAGGCATATGCGCCGGATGTGGCGCGAAGGATGGCGTATGGTTCTGCCCGTACGCTTAAACTGCTGGAGGAAGATATGGAGCGTGCCGCTTCAGAAGATCCGGCAAACAAGCTGTTAAGCGAAATCGACATGAAACAGATTGAGCTTCAGAAGGAACGTCAAAGATTCAGCGACCAGAGACGCGAATTCAATAAGCTCGTCTCTAAAGAAGGCCGCATGGAACATCTGTTTGAACGGCTTACAACAGCAGCAGACAGACTTAACGAAACGGTTGGTCTTCTGTTTGGATCTGACCCCGAGATTTCGTCGTGCGGAAACGATGAAGCAGTACTTGTTTTGTCGGATTGGCACTATGGCCTTGTTGCAAACAACGTATTCAATGTTTACAACAAAGAGATTTGCGTTGAACGTGTTAAGGAAGTGGTAATGCGGGCAGCTGAACGTATCGCATTACACAACTGTTCAACTTTACATATTGTGTGCTTAGGAGATTTTTTTCATGGTGCATGCCACGTCGGCACCCGCGTAGCATCAGACGAGCTGACATGTGACCAGATCATGCAGGTATCGGAAATCCTTGCGCAGACAATAAGTAAACTGTCCACGGTTGTCGATAAGACGTATGTTTATATGACCTACGGCAATCATGGAAGAACAATTCAAAAGAAAGATGAATCCATCCACCGCGACAACATGGAACGACTGATCCCGTGGTGGATTAAAGAAAGATTATCCGATCACGCTGATATTGATGTTGTTGACGATAACGGAGACGAGTTTATCGTTTTATCTGTGGCGGGTCATGATATCGTCGCAGCGCATGGCGACATCGACAATGTCAAGCAGGCCCCCAGACTTCTTGCCACGCTGTTTAGCAAGCGGTTTGGCAGGAACATAGAATATGTCATCCTTGGTGATAAACATCACAGGGAGAGCTTTGAGGAGCTCGGGGTGACATCCGTGATTTGCGGTTCTCTTTGTGGCGCAGACGACTATGCGAATGGGAAGAGATTGTATTCCACCCCTTCTCAGTTACTGTTAGTAGTCAACCCGACACATGGTGTCGATGCCGAATATAGAATTGAATTACATTAACAGCAGGCTTCGGTCTGCTTTTTACATGGCAGGGTATATCAGTGGTAGATTCCCGGGTTCATACCCCGGTGGCTGTTGGTTCGATTCCATCCCCTGCAACCATTAGAATAACGGAGGTGTACCTGTGGCAAGAAAGACCAAGCACAATGATATTGTGACACCGGAGTTACTCGCCCAGGTTAACTCCGACAACATACAACTGCTCAATGAGTTTGTTGATTATTTACGATCTCTCCAACGAAGTAATGCGACGATAGAACAGTATATATATGATATCCGCATTGCCTTTGTCTGGAATCTCCAGTTCAACAACAATAAGTTCTTCGTCGAATGGACTAAGAGAAATGTTGTTGCATATCAGAACTGGTTGCTTAACACAAACGGGAACAGCCCGGCACGTGTCAGAAGACTCAAAGCGGCATTGTCCTCTTTGAGTAACTTCATCGAGAACGTGATGGACGATGAGTTCCCGCAGTTTAGAAACATTATTAATAAGATTGAAAGTCCGGCCAATCAACCAGTGCGTGAGAAGTCGGTGTTCAGCGAGGATCAGATCAAGGAATTGCTGTCATACCTCACCGAGCATAAATACTATGACCGCGCCTGTGCGGTTGCTCTGGCGGTATATTCAGGCAGACGCAAATCTGAGCTTGTTAGGTTTAAGGTATCTGACTTTGATGAGAGCCACCTTGTGTGTGATGGCGCTCTGTATAAAAGTGATCCGATAAAAACGAAGGGACGCGGTGTTGGTGGAAAGATGCTTAATTGCTTCACCTTGGCCAAACAGTTTGATCCGTACCTAAAGAACTGGCTTGCATTTAGAGAGCAGAAAGGTATTGACAGTGAATGGCTGTTTCCAAACCCAGCCAACCCTTCTCAGCATTTGGCGTCCAGCGCCCTCAGCGGTTGGACAGATGGCTTCACCAAAATTTTAGGCGAAGACTTTTATTTCCATGCTTGTAGGCACTTCTGCACGAGTGCATTTAAGCGTGCGGGAATTCCAGACTCGGTTATACAGCAGTACATCGGATGGGAAGATATTTCAATGGTGTCTATTTATAACGACCTTGGAGCTGATGAAGAGCTTGGCATGTATTTTACTGCCGACGGAATCACCGCACCGAAGCAGCGTGGATTTGATGAAATTTAATTTTCAGGAGTGAAAGGTATGAATAAGAGTGGATTAGTGCGCGACGTCGCCGCCGTTCTGAAACGCAACGATGTTCGCAAAGACATGCCGGCAAAGAAGCATGTCTTTTATATTTCTGATGATGAAGGAAACTCTAAAAAGTTTTCAGTAACTCAGCAAGGCCGTGGTGTGCATTTTAACATTGCGGACGTTGAGGCCATCATCGATGCAATGCTGTTCGTCATCAATGAAGCAATTAAGCGTGGCGAGCAGGTAAATTTATTGGGCTTCGGCGCATTCAAGCTGAGGCATCTCAAACACATTTCTGTCAAGGATTTCAACAGTGACGGCACAATTGACATCCCAGATAGATATACTGTTAAATTCGTTCCCGGCTGTGACATGAAGAACAGTGCCGCAGTGTATGGAACATCTATTGAAGATATGCGTGCTATCACCCTTCCCCTCGGTCTCGCCGAAGACGACGATGACGAATCAGAGGACGGCGAAGAGTAATGGCTTTAGATATCAGTAGTGTCGCTAATGGAGAAGGCGCAGTCTGCACTAGATGCGGCACACGGTATCCAAAACGTAAGGGCAACTTCGCAACATGCTATGGTGCCCTGTATAGAGGTATTGGAACGTTGAGTGTCTGTAAGAACTGCGTTGACGCAATGTACACTCAATACTTCCAGCAGGCACGCAAACCGGAAGACGCGATCAGGCAGGTTTGCCGTAAGCTTGATCTCTATTATGATGAGACGATTTATCAATCTGTGGTCGCGAAGTCCGTTCCAAGAACACTAATCGATCAGTATATCGCCAAGCTTAACCAGCAGCGATACATGGGTATGAGTTATGACGATACGCTGATTAAAGAAAATACGATGTGGCAGTTCGGCATCGTTGAAGACGAACAAGAACCTGTTGCCATTGAGGAGCAGATCGTCGCGCCAGAACCCGAGCCAGACCCGGAGCCGGAGCCTGAACAAATTGAGATCGATCCGGCGCTGATTGAATTCTGGGGCGATGGACTCGATGCCGAGTCTTATGACGCCCTCCAGAAGAGGTACGAGGAGTGGCGTGGTAATGGCACCTTTGATATTGCCACAGAAATGTTGGTCAAACAGATTTGCTTAACCGAGTTGGATATTGCACGGGATCGTGCTGAGGGGAAGTCGCCCGAAAAGGATATCCAGATTCTGAATAGCTTGATGGGTTCTGCAAATTTAAAGCCAGCTCAGCAACAGAAGACTGACGAGGCTCAGGCACTTGCCGAGGTTCCTCTCGGCGTTTGGCTGTACAGATATGAAAACGAACGACCGCTGCCAGAAGTGGACGAAGAGCTGAAGGATGTCAATCACATCCGCAAGTACGTATTTACTTGGATGGGGCATCTGTGTAAGATGCTCGATATTAAAAATGCCTACTCGGATTTGTACGAAAAGGCAATGGAAGAGTATTCGGTTCAGAAACCGGAATATGAAGAAGAAGAATATGACGACCTGCTGAGTGACACTGCGGAAGAGGAGCGGCAGGATGACGAGGAGTGATAAAGTTCTTAAAGGCGCCGCACTCTGGGGCGCATTCTATCGTGAAAATGTAGATAAATTCGTTGAACAATATCTCCATGTCAACTTACATCTCTTCCAACGCATCGTTCTCGTAATGATGTTCTGGAGTACCACCATGGTATTCATTGCAAGCCGTGGTCTTGGTAAAACATTTCTAAGTGCTATTTACTGTGTCGTGCGATGTATTCTATACCCCGGCACCAGAGTTTGTATTGCAGCTTCGGTGCGTTCACAGTCAATTAACGTCCTTGAAAAGATAACGCAGGAGCTCGTGCCACGATCACCCGAGCTCCGTGCGGAGATTGACTGGAAGGAAACTAGGATCAATGCAACGAATGCAATTATTACATTTAGGAACACGAGCGTTATTAAGGTAGTCACTGCCGGCGAATCAGCGAGAGGAAATAGAGCCAATGTCGTCCTCGTAGATGAATTCAGACTGGTTAACAAAGATACAATCGACACTATCCTGAAAAAGTTTCTGACCCTGACACGTCAGCCAGATTATAAAGCTTTATCGGCTGAAGAGCGGAAACGTGAGTGGCGTAAGGAAAAGAACTTGACAATGTACCTGAGCTCCGCCTACTGGAAGGAGCATTGGGCATATCAGAAATGTGTCGATACGCTCAAGGCAATGGTCAATCCAAAGCGAAGGCAATTTGTTTGTAGCTTTCCGTACCAGTTGCCAATAGCGGAAGGCATGCTTGACCCCGAGTTCGTCGCAGATGAAATGGCGGATTCTGATTTCAGTGAGATTAAATTCTCCATGGAAATGGAGGCACTGTTCTTCGGAGCAAGCGGCAGTAACTTCTTCAACTATGATGCTATTGTGCGCAACCGGCATATTAAATATCCGATGCTGCCGGATAAGTTATCTTTTAAGCTGAAGGACAATTCGAAGATTCGTATACCTCCAAAGGTAAATGGCGAAATTCGTATCCTGTCAGCGGATATTGCACTGATGTCATCAGCAAAACATAACAATGACGCCACAGCAGTGTGGATGGATCAAATGATGCCGACGAAAGCTGGCAGATATTCAAATAGCATTGTATACGGCAACGCATACGAAGGACTAAGAACCGAAGAGCAAGCACTGGTAATTAGAAAGCTGTTTGATGAATACAGTTGTGATTATTTGGTACTCGACACGAATGGTATAGGCCTTGGCGTCTTCGACGCACTTTCAGGCGACCTTGACGACCCGGAGACGGGCGAGATCTACCCTGCCCTATCTTGTTGTAACGACGACAACATGGCGGCTAGATGCACCGTCCCAGGAGCCAGAAAGGTTATTTGGTCAATTAAAGGAACTGCGCAATTCAATTCGGATTGTGCTGTTCTGTTGCGTGATGCGTTACACAACAACAGGATCAGGCTTCTCGTCAATGAGTACGATGGAGAAGAGAACCTGGCAACCCTTAAGGGTTTTAATAACTTGTCACCTGCAGAGAAAATGTCCCTGCAGATGCCATACATTCACACCACCCTTCTCATCAATGAGCTTACTAAGCTACAGCATGAGCAGGTTGGTTCGCGTATCCGTGTCTACGAACAGACTGGCATGCGTAAAGACCGTTATTCATCTTTGGCGTATTGCTATTATGTTGCTACTCAATTGGGTATCAAAGAATCTCGTAAACACAATAAAGGCGCAGCGGAGACATCTATGTATCAAATTAGAGCTCCAAGAAGACATATAGACAGAGGAGGCACGTGGTAAGCCATGGAAAAAGATATAAAGATGGCGACCGACACAAGCACATTCATTCCGCTTGGATCAGGAAAGTCGCCCTCCCCAGAATTTAAATTTTCAAGTCCTGTCACGGCACTTCTGTTGCGTGACTTAAACGATTATAGGCAGAGGCATCCACATTTCTTTATGCGGTATCGCAAGCACGATATTGCCATGTGGCTTGCTAATCCATACAAATTCGAACGGCAGCTTCGGGATGCAGTTCGATACATTTATCAGGTCAGCTCACATTTCCGACGGATCATTCAGTACTTCGTCGGTCTGACTGATATTGATTATCTGATCGAGCCATACGGCATCGATCCAAAGCGCGCCAGCGCCAATATTGTAAACCTTAACTATAGACGCACACTCGAAATGCTCGAGAGTATGAACCTGAAGACTCAGCTTAAAAAGATCTTAACTGTCGTTTTACGCGAAGATGTATTCTATGGTTATCTGTGGGAAACATCGAATGCAATTACTATTCTCCAGCTCCCATCTGACTATTGCGCAATTAGCGAAATTGAAGAGAACGTTTTTAACGTCTCTTTTAATTTTAGCTATTTTACCAATCGAGAAGAACTTCTTGAAAGCTTCCCTGATGAGTTCAGAGCAAAGTACGAGATTTACAAGCAGAGCGGCAGACTGCTCCGCCATCGCTGGATCACTTTAGATTCTCCGAATGCATTTGCGATTAAATGCAATTCAGACATTATCGAATACGCCATTCCGCCTTTCGCTGGCGTGTTGCGCGAAGTATTTGATATCGAGGAGTTTAAAGATCTCAAACTCGAGCGTGCTGCACTCGAGAACTATGCTCTTGTTTCAATGACAATTCCGCTTGATGACGAAGGTAACTGGGGAATTGATTTAAACAAGGCAGAAGAGTTCTGGCGCAACCTCGATGCCGTTTTACCAGAGGAAGTCGGTTCTGTACTGACTCCGATGCCGCTGGAAAAGATCTCATTTGAGCGATCTAATACGAGTGACACGCAGACAGTAACAGAAGCAGAAGAGAGTCTGTTCACCGCGTCTGGTGTATCGTCGCTTTTGTTTAATAACGCAAAAGCAAGTTCGAATGCACTGCTCTTATCTATTAAGGCAGACCAGGCAATTACATACGGTATCGTGCTGTCGATCACAGACGCGATTAACAGGTATCTGGCATCACGTCCGTACGCAAAGAATTTCAGATTAAATATTCTTGACATTTCACCGTTTAACAGGGACGAGATGTTGGCGACATATTTAAAGGCATGCCAGTTTGGCATTCCAATGGTCAGCTATTATTGCGTGGCATCTGGGCTTGACCAGATGGCGATGGACTCAATGTCGTACCTTGAGACAACTGTGCTTAATTTACAGTCACGTTTCAAGCCTCTTGTGAGTTCAACGCAGATGAGTTCAGCCAGTTCAAGCAGTAGTTCCAGTACAGACAGCCCGACTGATGGCGATGCGGGTAGGCCGACCAAAGGCCTTGGCGAGATTAGCGATTCCCGCGAGGCGAACATTGAGGCAGAACAATGACAGAACCATTTATTGTAGTTTTTACTGATGAAGCCCGCGATGCACTAATTGATCAGGGTTTCAACTTGATATACGGCGACAAAAATTATTATCTTTTCGAAAATGATGTGTTGCTGGATATAGATTTACCATCAGACCAATATGCCATGACCAGTGTCATGTCATTTGTTAGTCTGAATTCATAAGGAATACGGAGGTGCACACATGCCAAATGTAATGAACCTTACGTTCGATTCCGATGTTTCAAAACTGACTGAAGTGAATAAATCTTTTGACGCTGGTGTAATCCGCATTGCATACACTGGCGCGAACAGAAATAAATCTTTCATTTCAAAGGCCAGCTTTGAAAAGGCATTGCCGTCCATTTATAACTGCCCTATCGTATGCAACTACGATATAAGCACAGACGAGCTAGGCGGTCACGACATTGAGATCGTGAAAGATTCAGACGGTGCCCTACGGGTTATCAACACTACAGATCCGATCGGTGTTATTCCCGAAAGCGCAAAGGTGTGGTTCGAGAACTACACTGGCGCAGACGGTATCGAGCGTGAGTATCTGTACGCCGAAGCTCTTTTCTGGAAAAGACAGGCTGCGTACCAGAAGATAAAAAAGGACGGCATTACCAACCAGTCCATGGAAATCTCTGTTAATGATATGGAAAAGAAAGATGGACTGTATTACATTAACGACTTCGAATTCACAGCATTTACTGCTATCGGAGTCGAACCATGCTTCGAGGATTCGGCAATTGAAGTATTCTCGCAGAAGGCATATAAAGAGCAGCTCTCAGAGATGATGAATGATCTGAGGGCATCTTTTAATTTGGTCACATCATCCGATGAGGATGTTGATGATATACACCCACACTATTTTACGAAAGGAGACGTAGAGACATTGAAAGACAAAATTGAGCTCGCCGAAAAATACGGCATCGATGTCGAAGCTCTGGACTTCTCTATCGAAGAACTTTCTATCGAAGAACTGACAGAGGAGTTTGAAGCTATGCAGACGTCCGAAAGTGTCAACGACTCCGACGCGGAAAGCGCACCTCAGGAAGAGACATTTGCTGAGGCAGAAGCTGAGGCAGAACCCGCCGCAGAAGAAGCAGAATCTGAAGCCGAACAGGCCGAGGAAGAAGCTCCTGCAGAAGAGTTCGCTCTCACAGGGAACATGAGAGAAGAGTTCCAGCGTGAACTCGCAGCCCATCCGGTTATGGATCGTTGGGGCGAACAGCGCCCTTACTGGTTTGAAGACTTTGATGCGGATAAGTCCGAAGTCTATATCCAAGATCCTGTAGACTATCTCCACTACGCCCTTTCATACAGATTCGACAACGATAAGTGCATTATCGATTTCAACTCTAAGAAGCGTGTACTTATTTCTTTTGTTGATTTTGTTGAAGGCGCAGAGCAGTCTGTCGATCCCGCAATGGTTTCCATGTTCGAGGCGCTTGACGAAAAGTTTGCCGCAAACGAAAGTGCAGAATCTGCTTACGCGGAACTGAACGAAAAGTACAACGCACTCGAAGCTACATGCAAAGAGTTGCGCGAATTCAAGGCAAGCGTAGAGTCTGCCGCTGCGGAGCAGGAAAGAAATGAACTCTTCGCGAAGTTTGAAGACCTCGCCGACGTTGACGCATTTAAAGAACTCCAGGCTAATGCAGATCAGTATGATCTCGATACTCTGGAAGAAAAGTGCTTCGCAATCCGAGGCAGACAGGGTGTTGGTTTGAATTTCTCCCTTAGCGAGAATTCAGCTTCCCCGAAAATCAAACTGGACAAAAAACTTAATAGTACTCCCAAGCCTTATGGCGGCGTAGTTGAACACTACCTCGGGGAAGTTGACTAATCCACTTATATAAGGAGGAAAACACTTAATGGCTAAACATGCAGTAGTGCGTACTGATAAGCTGCTCGGTACGCAGGGTTTCCCGCAGATTGCTTCTTTTAGATTCTTCGCTACAGTCGATAACAAGGAAGCGCCGGCGGAAATTGAAAATGGTAACGTTGTTGACATCAGCGCTGGTCTGCTGACAGACGGTGCAAATGTACCGACAATTATTAACCGTGAAGAATATAAGGCAGTTGCTCCGACAGCTTCCACAAAGCTGAAGGACGTTCTGCTCGTTGCGAATCCTGAACTGGATCGCACAGTTAAATACAACGCTCTGGATGAATATATCAACAAAGCAGATATGCCTGTTCGCGGATATCATCTGCACGAAAACGATATCTTCTCCGTTACAGATGAAGCTCTTGATGGCACACCTGCAGTTGGTTCCATCGTTGAGCTCCAGGCTGGCACAAAACTGAAGGTTGTTGCTTCTGCCACAAACGGTTCAACAACCATCGGTAAGATTATTCAGATTGAAACAGTTGGCTCTAAGAAGTTCAACGTTATCAAGGTTGCTTAATAGGAGGTACACGAAATGACAGATGTTAAAGAACTCGTGAAGCTCGCTGTGGATGGCCACAGAGGCTCCGTTGAAAAGTATTCCGTTAAGCAGTCTCAGGACGCTCTCAGAGAAGCACTCATCGAACTGAACGGCGGAAGCACCGTTCTGGATTATAGAGCTATTCGCGATGGCAAGTGCAACGGACTCTTCACACTTGTTGAAGAACTGCTCGAAGCTACAGTATCCGAAGGACTTGCTGCGAATGACTTCTTCACAAACTTCGTTGACTACAGAAATGTTGCTGAAGGCGACGAAGCAGAATTCGACGTTGAAGACAGCACACTGTTCTTCGTCGACGAAATTGCTGACGGTACTCAGGGTATCCGCAGACAGAGACTTGGTGAACTGACAAAGGTCACCATCCCGACAACAATGAAGGCTGTTAAGATCTATGAAGAACTGAACAGAATTCTTGCTGGTCGTGTTGATTTCAACCACATGATCGACAAGGTTGCAGAATCCTTCGAGCAGAAGATTCTCAACGATGTCTTCACACTGTATTCCGGTCTGACTTCTGATCAGCTCGGCGGTGTCGCTTACTTCCCGACTCTGGCAAATGCTTACGATGAAGAAGATGTCCTCGATGTCATCGCTCACGTTGAAGCAGCTGCTGGTGGAAAGACAGCTACAATCGTCGGCACAAAGAAAGCTCTCCGCAAGCTGATCCCGTCCATCCAGGGTGATGGATATAAGGATGACAACTACAACATGGGCTATGCTGGCAAGTTCTATGGTTCCCCTGTTCTTGCTCTGCCGCAGCGTCACAAGGTTGGTACAACTACATTCGCATTCCCGGATGATGTTATCACAATCGTTGCTGGCGATGAGAAGCCGATCAAGGTTGTCAGACGTGGTGAACCGCTCGTTATCATGGGCGATCCGCTGCAGAACGCTGATCTGACTCAGACATATTTCTACGGTGAAGCATACGGTGTTGGTCTGGTTACAGCCGCTAACTCCGGTATTGGCCGTTACGAAATCCCTCAGAACTAATCAGCGACTGATCTGATTTCACGGGGCGTCAGCAATGGCGCCCCTTATCTATTTGAGTTAAAGGAGGACACATTACGTGGCAACAAGAAGTACAACACGTAAAACAACTACTGCCGACACAGAAGATGTTGAAGAAGTAGTTGCCGATAAAAAGTCGACCGTTAAGGAAGATAAACCTATCGTTCCTAAAGAGGTTGACCTTAGTGAACTGATTACCGTCAAGAATGGTTATAACGGCAAGCTCGTTTACGTAAGCGCCAGAACACATGAGCGTTTTGTATTCGACGGCTTCGGTGACGAACAGGAAATTGAACTGCGCGAACTCCGCAATGCTAAGTCTGCCGCCAAATCATTCTTTGTAAATAACTACTTTATGTTCGGCCCCGAGTTCGAATGGGTTCCCGCTTACCTCGGTATGGCGAGGTATTATAAGAATTCAATCAAACCGGATGAATTTGAAGACCTGTTTGACATGCCTGCAGAAGAGCTGAGGGATAGGATTTCAAAGCTTAATGATGGTCAGAAAAAGGCCATCAATTATATGGCACGAGAGAAGATCGCAAATGGCGACATTGACTCCCGCAGGACTATCTCAATGCTGGAAGAGGCGCTTGGTGTTCAGCTCATCGAAAAATAACAAAGAGGTATTTGAAACATGAGCTTAAGCTTTGATGTATTCACTGCAGCATTCTTGTCCAAGATTTCAGAGTACGACTTTCTGGAGTTTGATGACGCTGAACGTGATGCAACTGTAGATGAATATCTTCAACGCGCAGTTGCTCAGTTTAAGCATGTCTGCAAATACGATTTAAGTGCGAATATGGACAAGGCTGAGAGGGTGTTCAATATCGAGGTCGACGAATTTGATCAAGATGAAATCGTTGACATTATCTCAGAAGGCATGGTGATGCAGTGGCTTAAGATTTATCTTAACAAGCAGGAGCTGCTTGAGATGGGTCTTAACACAAGAGACTTCACCGCCTATTCCCCTGCCGAACTTCTTCGTCGTGTTGGGGACGCATATGATCGCGTGAAAAAGGAATATATCCAAGCTGTTCGGGAGTACAGCTACAACCACGGCGATCTCACGAGGTTACACATCAACTAATGGTTGAAACTCGTATGAACACCACGGTTAACAATGAGCTCGTCCATTCTTACTTTAAATCACTCGTTAACAGTATTTTTAAAGTACTCCCGATGTTCGAGAACGGCGAAAGCTCATTGCCAACTTATCTTGACAGCCTTCAGTCTGAATTGCTTGGGTGCGGTTCTTTCATCCCTGAATTAGAATCAGAGCCTCAGTTCCTGAGTCTCATTGCGATTCTCCAGTATATGATTGACCACCCCGAAGAGCCGGTTAAGAAAGTGCGCCGCGAAGTATTCAAGGCCATTTCTATCTGCAATCGACTGAAGACAAAGTATATGGAGGTTACCACCGATGAGCGCGTGGTCGGCTTATGAAGCCAGAGCTGACGTTCACGGCAGAACTCGCAGGCAGACGGCTCTCCGCCGCGAGATCCACGACCTTAACAAGAGGGTGCCGGACACACTCTCCTACCATCAGGTAGAAATGTTTGACTGCTTCCATGGTTACAACATTGATGACAGACAGGTGCAGTCCAAATACATGTTCGAACAGGACGTGGCTATTATTAACTCAGATAACTTAAACGAGAAGTACATTTTCTCATTACCCGGTGATGATATTCAGAACGGCTCGCTGGTTCATTGGATGGATCAGTATTGGCTTGTTACTGAACGCGACGCCAATACAACGGTATACACCAGAGCAAAGCTTTTACAGTGCAACTATCTGTTGAAGTGGGTGACAGCAGATAAGAACATTATTGAGCAGTGGTGTGTTGTAGAAGACGGAACCAAATATCTGACTGGCGAATATGAAGCTCGCGACTTCTCTACAACTCGTGGTGACTCACGTATTGCAATTACTATTGCAAAGAATGATGAGACATCACGTCTCGGTCGTATGACGAGATTCTTGATCGACGACCCGTTATCTCCAGTTAAGTTAGCATATACATTATCGAAGCCGCTTAAATTCAACGGCATTTATGCCGGTGAAGGTGCATTTAAGTGGGTTCTTCAGGAAGTCCAGACGACGCCTGAAGACAATCAGGATCTTATGATCGCTGACTATTATAAGTACTTCCCGAAAGATACTCCGGTTACACCGGCGGAAGGAGTGTGGTTATAATGGCACAGCTTGCAGATTACTTCGATTATAAGAACAGGCTTATGCGTGACCTGCTCACAGATAGTGAGATCGTTAAGTTGCTTAATGACTCTGTGCCTGTTGAGGATGGAAAGTCACTTATGTATACGCAGGTCTTCCCTTATGAATATATTCCAGAAACAACGGAGCGCGGATTGACTTACATCTGTGCGGACGTAGATATCTACGCCGCAGACAGCAAGACATTCTTGACTCCTGTTTTGTATATTTGGGTATTCGCGCATAGGTCGCAGATGCGTCTCCCCGAGGGTGGTGTCCGGGTAGATGCTTTATGCAACAAGATTTGCGAGAAGATCAATGGCAGTAGGTTCTACGGCCTTGGCCCGCTCGAAATCTATGGTTGCAAACGGTTCGCACCGCAGACCGATCACATCGGAAAAATTTTGATCTTCCACACGAATGAAGTAAACAAGTTCCGTGATCCTAAGCGGAAGATTCCGACCAACAGAAAAGAGTCAGTATATGCCGACTCGTAATATACTATACGCCAGACAGTTGCCAGTCAATGACAAGATCAGTGTGGTCATTCCGACAGTCCGTGAAATCCTAAGCGACGAGGATAGTTATTACGGACTGATCTCCATGTTAACGGCTATGCCGATTGACTACATGGTGCTCTTGGATGATATGGGGTTAGACTTTTCAGAAATGAATGCCTACGATTTATTTCTTCTCCTCTTCCCTGTCATCCAGAGTCAGGATGTTTCCATGGTCTTTGGAAATTTGAGTCTCGAGCATTTTACTCGGATGGTCAATGAGCAGAACGGTTTAACCGTTCTTGTCGACCCTGTCAACGACATCGTTATCGACCGTGCTGTACATGGTCAGATTCAAGCGGCGTTACGTAAAATACACCACCTAGAAAAAAATATTAAGCGGCCAGGCAATGATGCCGCAAAGGAATATATGCTTGAAAGAGCCCGCGTTAAACAGAAACGTCGGCGTAACAAGCAGCAAGACTCGGCACTCGAGTCAATGATTATTGCAATGGTGAACACTGAACAATTCAAATACGATTACGGCAGTGTCTTAGATCTGTCGATTTATCAGTTTAACGAAAGTGTTCGTCAAGTTATTCGCAAAATTGATTTCGACAACCGCATGATCGGCGTCTACGCTGGTACGGTTGACGCATCAAAAGTCGATCCAGATGATCTCAAATGGATCGGCCCAAGTGACAAACAAAAATAGGAGGATGAAACTTAATGAAAGATCTCATCATTACCTCTCTCGAGACAATCACAGCATTTGATCCTGCATCCGGAGCATATCTTTTTACTCTCGACGAACTTCAGAATGCGTCCATCGCAAACACTGAAGAAAAAGTCGACATTACTGGTAAGCAGGGTCGTAAGCTGAGCTCCCTGAAGAGAAACAAGGGCGTTACAATCAGTGGCGCTAACGGTCTGCTGTCCGGCGGCCTGATGGAACTCCAGTCTGGTGGTACATTCGAGAACAAGGCTACTAACGTTATGTGGGCAGACTATCTGTCCGTTTCTGGAAACAAGGCTACAACTTCCTTTAAGGCAGTTGGAACAGCTGGCGCAGAAATTAAAGGCCTGTACGTCAGAAATGCTGATGGTACACTGGGCGATGAACTGACTCAGGCAGACACAGCAGCTGCTGGCAAGTTCGCATACGCTCCGGCGACCAAAACTCTGACATTCAACAGTCTGGCAGACGGAACAGAAATCGTAGCTTACTACGAAAGAAAGATCACTGCTGACGTTCTGGTTAACGAATCCGATAAGTATTCCAAGAAGGCTATGCTCTACATCGATGCAATCGGTGAAGACAGATGCGCTAACGTCTACAGAATTCAGTTCTTCGTTCCGAAGGCTGACTTCAACGGCGAATACTCTATCGACCTCGGTGATGACCAGGTTGTTCAGAACTTCGAAGCAGAAGCTCTCGCAGGCGCTTGTGGTGTTGCAGGCGTCCTGTGGACATACACTGTATTCGGTGAAAACGCTGAAGACGCTGAATAAGCGTTGTGGCAAAAGTAATTAAAATCTGCAAGGTCTGTGGTAAGGAGTATGAATACTGCCATACCAACAGACCTGCAGGTTTGTTTCGCTGGCAGGACGTCGCCTGCTCCCCGGAGTGTGGCAACGAATACTTTAGAAGGATTGCTATTTCAAGAGGCGAGCTCGTAGAAGAGCAGCCCAAGGCTGAATCCACTGAGGTACAGCCTGTCACGGATGTGGAAGCACCGAAAAAGAGAACAGCAAAACAGCGTAAAAGGAAAACCGAAGACTAACTTCGAGCGTGTCAATGATGGCACGCTCTTTTTTATTACCTAGAAATATTTGATTAATTAGGAGGAATACAAATGCGAATTTTAATTTCAAAGAGAGACGGTGCTAAGCGGACGTTTGACAAAACGAAAATCGTCAATGCTGTCTTAGCCGCATTCGAAGACGTTGACGGCGAGGTGACAGAGTACGCTCGGACGAAAGCGGAAAACATCGCCAACTACATCGAAGAGGCTGTACAGAAAGCCGATCACGAATTCAACGTTGAGGAGATTCAGGATCTTGTTGAACATGGTCTGATGTCCTGCAAGCGTAAGGATGTGGCGAAGGCGTACATTAAGTATCGCTACGAACGTACACGTGTGCGTGAGTATAATACTGCGTTTATGCGTGAGGTTGCTCGTAAGCTTGACGCAAGCGATGTACAGAACCAGAACGCTAATGTCGACGAACATTCGTTTGGTGGCCGTATGGGTGAGGCGAATCGTGCTCTCACCAAGAAATTCGCACTTGACAACTGCATGTCAGAAATGGCACGCAACAACCATATCAATAATTACATTTACATTCACGACTTAGATAGCTATGCCGTCGGAATGCATAATTGTCTGACGATTCCGTTTGACAAATTATTGGCTAATGGTTTTAACACACGACAGACGGACGTCCGTCCGGCAAACTCTGTCAACACTGCATTCCAGCTTGTGGCTGTAATCTTCCAGTTACAGTCCCTGCAGCAGTTCGGTGGAGTCTCTGCAAGTCATCTGGACTGGACAATGGTTCCGTATGTACGGAAGAGTTTCTATAAGCACTACAAAGATGGTGTGAAATATTTTACTGACGGGCAGGAATTTGTACTCGATGACGATCCTGCGAACGTATCAATAGAGGACGCCGTGTACTTTAAATATCCGAAGGCTTATCAGTACGCGATGGATCAGACACGCAAGGAGATCCATCAGGGTGTAGAGGGAATGTACCACAATCTGAATACGCTCCAATCGCGATCCGGTAATCAGCTGCCCTTCACATCTATCAACTATGGAACATGTACGCTGGCAGAGGGACGCATGGTAACCGAGGAAATCCTTAACGTCTCCATTGAAGGTCTCGGAAGACTTCATAAGACATCTATCTTCCCCTGCGGTATCTTCCAGTGCATGAAGGGTGTCAACCGCAAGCCGGGCGATCCGAACTACGATCTGTTCCAGCTTGCTCTCAAATCTACTGCGCAGCGTCTTTATCCGAACTATGCAAACGTAGACTGGTCTGGCAACGCCGGATATGATCCAAAAGATCCGTCGACTTACTTCAGCACCATGGGATGCCGTACAGCAAACGGTTATGATATCAACCACGAACCGGGTGTCAACCCGCAAACAAAAGATGGCCGCGGTAATATCGCCCCTGTCACAATTCTCCTCCCCTTCCTTGCTATGGATGCAAAGGAGAGAGCCGAAGAGAACGGAACAGATATCGTCGAAGAGTTCATGAAGATCCTCGACCAGAAATTATTTGAAGCACGCGATATGTTGATCGAGCGCTTCAATTGGATCGCTGGCCAGTCTCCTGACTCTGCGAAGTTTATGTACGAGAACGGCACAATGATGGGCTATCATCCTGAAGAAGGAATCCGTAGTGCGCTTAAGCATGGCACGCTTGCTGTTGGGCAGCTCGGTCTTGCTGAGACACTTCAGATTCTGATCGGATGCGATCATACAACTGAAAGAGGTATGGAACTTGCTAAGCGTATCGAACAGCTTTACAAGGATCGCTGTGCGCAGTTCAAGCAGGAAGAGAAGCTCAACTTCGGCGTCTACTACACACCCGCCGAGAATCTTTGCTTTACAGCAATGCAGAAATTTAAGAAGAAGTACGGTGTCATCCCGAACGTTTCCGAGAATGAATTCTTCACAAATAGTATTCACGTCCCGGTTTGGATTGACATGAGTCCATTCGAAAAGATTGACATCGAATCTCAGCTTACAGGATATTCTTCAGCTGGATGTATCACTTATGTTGAATTAGAGTCAAGCGCAAAGAATAATCTCAAGGCTCTGGAAGCAATTGTCAACTATGCGATGGATAAGGACATCCCCTACTTCGCAATTAACGTACCGAATGATACGTGCCTCGACTGTGGATACACAGACGATATGAATGATGAATGTCCTATGTGCCATAGCAAACGAATTCAGCGTTTACGCAGAGTAACAGGCTATCTCACAGGAGACTACACAACCGCCTTCAATAAAGGAAAACAGCAGGAAGTTGAAATGCGGTTCAAGCACTCCAAGGATATTTACGATTGGCACAGATGATGAACTACGCACATATTAAATTGTTTGATATGGCGGATGGTGTCGGCTGTCGAACCGCCCTATTTGTTTCAGGGTGCACGCATCACTGCAAGGGTTGTTTCAACAAAGAGGCTTGGTCTTTTGATTACGGTCTTCCCTTTACGACTGAGATACAGGACACGTTGATCAATAAATCAAACAAGTCTTTTATTGACGGCATCACCATCCTCGGCGGCGAGCCGATGGAGCCACGCAATCAGGAGGCGCTCCTCCCCTTCTTGGAAAAGTTCCGTAAGAGATTGCCGGATAAGACAATCTGGATTTATTCCGGCTATACATGGGAGCAGCTTCACGACGTTTACTCGGTCGGACTTTACTCGGACACAACCGAGCAAATTCTGAACCTGATTGACGTGCTGGTCGACGGCGAGTTCATTCTGGAGAAAAAGGATATCACACTGCGGTTCCGTGGATCTTCGAATCAGCGGATCATTGACGTCCCCGCCTCTATCAAGAGCGGCGAGGCCGTTATCAGCGACTATCAGAAGAACGAGCGCCGTAGGGGCGCTGTAGTGTAATGCCTTTTAAATTTTATAATGCAAATCCTGACAATCGTCTGGTCATTGATTGTACAGTCAGGGGTATCAGTAAAGTGACCGGACAAAGCTGGGAGACGACTTATATCGGATTGGCAAGCAAGGGATTCGACATGCATGACATGCCGAACTCAAATGCGGTCTGGGGCGCGTACATGCGCGAACTCGGATATACACGCCAGCCGATCCCTAACACGTGCCCAGATTGTTATTCAGTTTACGAGTTCTGCGAGGATCATCCTCGCGGGACTTTTTTATTGGCAACCGGAGATCATGTCGTCGCTGTAGTCGATGGCTACTACTATGACACATTCGATTCCGGTGACGCCATACCTATTTATTATTGGTATAAAAATGACAAATAAAAGATAGAGGAGGACTATGAAAGTTACTACACGCGAAGTTAAGTTTCGCGACCCTAACGGGCGGATGGTGAGCTCGCTCGTTATTGGCAATGGATCACTCCATGACGAAGTCGCTGACTACCTGGATAATAATCCAGAGCCAGTAGCCACAGCGACAGGAGAATGGCTCACCGAAAATATTACACAGCCCACTACGCCTGTGGTGGACACATCATTAAAAATATCTGGCGCCGCTGCAGATTCTAAAACAGTCGGGGATGAGTTAGATGAGTTGAAGAGCGAAATAAGTTCTAAAACAGGACTGTCAGAAGATTTTAAAGTTGCGCTTGATGCGTTCATGACAGCGATGCTATCACTCGCTGATAATGTTGCTTATGACGACAATATAAATGGTGATGTAATTTACACTCAAATCGAAACTGCAAAAAATGATGTCCATAGCGCAATGTATCCACCTGCCAGTCTGACAAGGATCACAGCAGATTATAGACAAAGCGGAGATGTTTATGATACTGCAACGCTTAATAGTCTGAAGTCTGATCTTGTTGTTATAGCGATTTACGATAGCGGAACACGCGAGACGGTTACTAACTATGCACTTAGCGGAACGCTGACAGAAGGAACTAGCACAATTACTGTTTCGTATGGTGGCAAAACAACCACATTTAATGTCATTGTTTCTGCATCTCCTTTAGAGCCTGTTGCAGGTGCATATGCTATTTGGGACGCAAGAGATTACACAGTAGGGCAGACATGGTCTGACAGAATTGGTAGTATCGCATTGACTCCTACAGGAAGTCCGGTAAAAGCCAACGGAGCGGTACAGTTCGATGGCACTGCTAAATACTTTAGCTTTGGGTCATTATCTGTGCCGACAGCGAGTGGTGTTGTCTGCATTCAAGCATCTTTTAAACTGACTGATCTCACAAAGACATCGTTTATTGTTTGCGATGATGTTGCCGAAAATGCAAAGATTAACATCGCTCTCCGACCACAGGATGGAGTAATTAGAATACAGTTCTTTGGCGGCAATAGGGCACAAACAATTAACTACAGTTACACATTTGATAGTGACTGGCATTTCTTAACCGCAAAATTAGGTGAAGGAACTAAGATTGTGTATGTTGACAATACAATGATTGAGAGCAAAACCGATTCTACAAACACTAGCATTGCACAAATGCTGAATTCTGCGACTGCATTAAAATCTGGGGCATATACGGTTTACAATGGATATTCAAATATGTACCTTAGATCGCTTTATATCTATACAAAGTCATTAAGTGATGCGGACATAGCAAATAACTATAGCGTAGAAAGTACACTATGGGGTTAATCTGATGGCTATTTACGATAAAAGCGGAAACACATTAAATGCCGTATATGACAGAGGTGGAAACGAACTCACTACTGCATATGACAGACCCGGAAATTTGATATACACAAAAGGAAGCGGCAGAGAACTCTTGTTTGAAGACGATTTCAACGACTTCGATTCGACAATGTGGATGCATGAAATCGGTAATGTCAGAAATTACGATTCGGAATTACAGTGTTACCGTGCCGAAAATGTCAGTATTGAAAATTCCTGTCTTGTATTAACCGCAAAGCGTGAATCATATGGTGGAAAGGCATGGACGAGCGGATCGATTAGCGGACAGACATTGCAAGCATTTAAATACGGAAGATTTGAGGCGAAAATCAAGTTCCCTAATGTAGTCGGTGCATTCGGTGCGTTTTGGATGGCAGGTTCAAACTTTTGGAAGGAATATGTCGATGGTGGCAGACCTACAAACATGGGTGTTATATGGCCAGAATGCGGCGAAATTGATATAACAGAAACAATGCCCGGCAATGCTACAGTAGCGCAAGCGAACATGTGGACTTACACAGGATCGTCAATGGGCGGTGGAAGAAGCACAAGCATAGTATCTTCTGACTGGCATATATATGCGTGTGAGTGGACAAGCGAGTACGTTGCTATATTGCTTGACGGTACAGAGTACAAGCGGTGGACATTCTCGGATTATGATGCTTCAGCTGTGCAAGCGTATCATCTGCCGTTCTATATGATTCTTAACTTGGCGGTTGGGGCAAGTGGGGGAACTCCTGCAAGTACAACAAACGAAATGAAGATGTATGTTGATTGGGTCAGAGTGTATGCGCCGTTAACTAACTAAAAGGAAACTCTAAATCCAAAATAAAAGCCATCAGTTAACGGGTGGTAGTTGACCACTATCACCCTTTATTTCCTTCTCATTCTCTTTTGAATGTATACACAAATGTGCTATAATGTGTATATGAAAGAAAAACAGATACATATTAGAGCAGATGATGAGTTTATGCGGAAACTTGAGTATCTGATGAGGATCAACAAATTTAAGTCCTTGTCAGAGACCATCCGCAGAATCATCGAAAAGGAGTACAGGAAGGAGAAAGACGATGGTTGAATTTATTGAGAAGGAAGTGTTGCTTGAAAAGATTCAGAAGTTACTAGATCAGCCAACTTTTATGCATGACAACGATGATTGGGAGAGCGGTGTTACTGCGGTGGAAACATTGATAGAATCCGCCACATCGTATAACTTTGATGAGGCGGGAAAGTTTCTGCGTTGTACAGTGTATGAAGACGAAAACAAGAAATCTGAATCAGTTCCGGTTGACTTCATGCGTGAATACATTCAGCGAGACTGCATGAGTATTCATGACATATCTGTCATCAGTCAGATGTATGAAGCCTATAAACATAAGTTTCAATGAGGGAAAAGAATGGATGATTTCGAATTTATTGCAAGGTACGATATTGCGGAAACAAAAAAGCAGAAGTTCATGTGTTGGCTCGCAAAAATTCTTGGAGCGCATTATGTCACAGCTATCGGCAGAATCATGCTACTGCCAGATGACTATCACATGCTTGCTGATGTTTATGGGGTTTCAATCCCATGGTGATCGGAGGAGAAAATCATGAAGTGGATTTATTTAGAAGACGCAGAGCCGCAGAAACGTGAAAAGTATCTCTGCTGTTATCAAAGTGGATACGTTTGCACGGGCAACTATCTCGGAAATGGACTTTGGAAAATGAACGGCAAGTATTCCAAAAAGCCGTATGCTTGGATGGAACTGCCGAAACCTGCGGAAGCCAGACCGATTGATTTGAGGAAGTTCGCAGAATGAAATTCAACGAGCTATCAACAATTCAGAAATTCGGATATGCAAGACATAACTTACTATGGTACATTCACGATGCATTCCCAACTAGGCACTTCAAACATGGCAAGCACAAGAGGCTGAGGAAGGCACGTTAACTGCTGTAAAGGGGTACGAAATGAGCATACTAATCGGCATTTGCATCGTAGCGATTGGTTTCGTAACAACAGTCGCCGGTGTAATAATTGGAGAATACTTTCTAACTTATAAATGAAACAATGAATAACATTAGCATGACACATATGGTGACATTATGATAATGCCGATGATAATTACAACGATCCTTTTCTCGCTTTGCATTGTTGGGGAGTCGTGGCTACTCCGCTATCCACCATCGCTAGAAAACTTTAAATCACAGATTCACAGGGGAATCTCCCCTACTACATTTTAAAATAATCATTTTCTGCACCAAAATCGACGGCGAAAGCTGTCGTTTTTAATTTTGTTAAGGAGGTTTATAAATGCCTAATTATAACTACCCTTACGGCATGTACCAGCCTGTGCCACAGCAGCCGCAGGCATATACAGGTACAACGCCATATTATCAGACGCAGCCTTATGGCGCATCCCAGCAGTACAGTCAGTATCAGCAGCCGATGCAGAATTATGCAAACGCTGTTAATAACAAGAACATTATCTGGGTTGCCGGACAGGCTGGAGCTGAAGCATATCAAATGGAACCGGGATCGAGAGCTGTTCTTCTTGATTCCAAAGATCAGGTTTTCTACATCAAGGTCGTCGGCCCGGATGGAAGACCTGAGCCGTTGATGGCATTTAAGTACGAGCCGCTCAATCTCAATATGCAGAGCGAATCTTCACAGGCCGCTCCGCAGATTGACACAAGCAACTTTGCCACCAAGGATGACCTTAACGAGATTATGAATTATATCAAGCAGATGTCTAACCGTAATGGCCAGGCATCCTCTCCGAAAGGAGCAAACAAAAATGTCTAATCCCCTTTTTGAAAAATTAGGGGGTAGTATGCAGAACCCTCAAATGAATAACGCCGGGATGTACAACAACATCTTGGAGCGTGCACAGCAAATGGCTAAGATTTTACCACCTAATTTCAACCCCCAGAGCATTGTTCAGTCAATGCTCCAGTCGTCCCAGATTACTCAGGAACAGCTGAATCAGGCGATGCAGATTGCTAACAGCCTGACGGGACGGCGCCCTTTTTAATTTTACGAAATAACTAGCTATTTATAGCTTGGAGGTAAATTCTCAATGAGCCTTTCTTATGACAACAATGGCGGCATGATTATGCCTGTATCACCTATGTATGGAAACTCCGGTTTTGGTTTTGGCGGCGATGGTGCTTGGTGGCTTATCGTCCTTCTCCTTATCGGCTGGGGTGGAAATGGATTCGGCGCTGGCTTCGGCGGCTGTGCTGGATCAGTTCAGAATGACGTTCAGCGCGGATTTGACCAGTCTGCCGTCATGAATGGTATTACAGGCGTTTCTTCCGCCATTGCTAATCTGGGAACAGCAGTTAACGCTGGGTTCTCAAATGCAGAAGTAGCTGACAATGCTCGTCAGATGGCAAGCATGCAGCAGGCTTTTGCAACACAGACAGCTATCACAGGTGGCATCAGTGACCTTGCCGCTCAGCTTGCACAGTGCTGCTGTAATAATCAGTTAGCCACCGCTAACCTGAGCTCCACAATCCTTGCAGAGAATTGTGCAGACCGTGCGGCTGTTTCTGATGCACTGCGCGATGTTTTGGCGAACCAGAATGCTGGCGTCCAGAGAATTCTGGATCAGATGTGCAATGACAAGATTGATGCCAAGAACGAAAAGATCGCTGAACTGCAGAGCCAGCTCGCAGCGGCAAATCTCGAAGCTGCTAACAACAACCGCATGGCACAGATCCTTGCCGACAATGCAGCTCAGACAGCGGCACTTGAGCATTATCTGAACCCGTCACCTATCCCCGCCTACATGGTTCAGAACCCGAATTGCTGTGCTAACAATATGTGCGGATACGGCTGTGGTTGCGGCGCCTAACAGGAGGTGCTGACATGGCTGAATTCAGTAACGATGCTAGACAGATTATCAATCCGGGCGCATCTGCTGTGTTCAATGTAACTGTTGAGCCATGCAGATACGGTCTTGTAAGGCATAGAGAAGGAGCAGGCAACTTCCTGCTCAGTGGATATGTCTCCCCTTCTCCGTGTGGATGCAGAAGATCGGCAAAGTATACAATCAAATTCGGTGCCAACATTGCGGTGCCGGAAGGAGAGACCGTCGGCCCGATCTCTGTGTCTATTTCGTTGGACGGTGCGAACGTTCCGGCAACAGAGATGATTGTTACACCTGCCGCCGTTGAGGAATTCTTCAACGTAGGCCGTGCAGCAAGCATTGGTGTTTGGAACGGTTGCTGTGAGACTGTGACAATCACAAATACAAGTACTATCCCTATCGCTATGGCGAATGCGAATATCGTCATCAAGCGGGATGTGAGGTGAGCTATGGAGATCGAAAAAGTTTTAGAGAATCTCGAAGATTCAATCAGTACCGAACTCGAGAAGATGGTCAAAAAGGGAGACCTTACTCCTACGGAAGTACAGAACGCAACAGACGCTGTCTGTTTACTTGAAAAAATTCGTAAATTTAACGGCGAATTCGACGATGAAGAAGATGAATATTCTGAACGCAGTGATTCGCCCGCGAGCTACCGTCGTGGTAGCTATGCGAGAGGCAGAGGCCGCAGATATGCAAACAGATACGAACATTATGAACATGGCGAAAGTCGTCATAGCATTAATGATCGTATCATTGACCGGCTTGAGAGGATGATGGATGATGCCGGCTCAGAATATGAGCGTGGTATTCTCGCCGGTTGGATCGCTAAAGTGGCGGCCGAGTAACTTTCGCAATAAGTGGTAATTATTAGCTGTACGCTATGACCGCCAGGATAACCTGGCGTTTTATATTTGAGGGTGTACGAAGGCACCTCCACGCGGGGTGCCTTCTTTTCTTTTAAAGCTGAATAGCTAAGTGAGGGATATTTTGGAGAGCAAAGAAACACCTGACGAGATTACATTGGTGATCGATAATCCGTTGTTGGATAAATACGCAGAGGCGTATTTCAAACAGCATCCAAAGGCGCGAGTCCGCCCTATCAAACAACCATTCCACGAATCGATTAACCAATGGATGATTATGAAGCGGCCGATGATGAATGGCCTCAAACAAAAATGGAAGGACTTTATTTGCTGGTTCGTTGAGGAACAAGGTTATTCTAACCTGCGCATTAAACGATGTGAGATTTCACAAAAAATATATTACGAGACGAACCGCAGGCACGATCTTGATAACGGTGTGCCCAAGTTTATTTTAGATGGGCTCGTACAGAGCGGCATGATTGATGATGACGACTCGACACACATTGCAAAGATTACGTTGGAATGTGCGACGGATCACGATAACCCGAGAACGGTCTTGAGGATCATCGTGCATGAATACGCGGCCGCGGACGAACCGTTACCGTTATGGAAAACAAAAGAGATAAAGGAGAATGAAAATGACAAAAGCGATGAAAATTGTTGAACCAACAACAGAAGAAAAGACAATGGCCAGCAAGGTAATTATCGACACATCATTTGTTAATAATGAAGTTATTAAATTTAAATGGCATAACATCGACATCGATGTAAAACGTTCCCTTCCTATGGAAGATGCAATGGGTTACATCAACGATGTCGTTGCTGGTTGTCTCGATGAGAATGGATCATATTATCCAGAAGCAATTGATTTCATGCGTCGACGTGAATTCATTCGTCGTTATACGAATATTGAATTGCCGAACAACACGAGCGATGAGTATAGGATTTTATACGGCACAGACTTGTATGACAGCATCCTTGATGTTGTTGACGGCGATCAGGCGGATTCTCTTTGGTGGGCGATTAGTGATCGCATAAATATGATCAAAAATGATCGACGCGATGCAGTCGAAAAAGAAATGGCAGAGCTGTATTCAGTGATTAAGAACTTAACTGATGTTTTACAAGCCACCGTTGGTGATGTTAATAGCGAGCAGATTTCAGATTTTTTAAAGATTGTGGCAAAAAACGACATTGACGAGAAATCAATCGTGTCGGCTTTGCTAGATGAAAAAAACAAAAGAGCTGCTGCTGAAGAGTAATTGCGAGTTTATTAGATGAAGGAGGAGGGTGCTACATTAATGCACCGTTGATATTATGGGACAAATTAAAAAACTATCTGCGGGCGAGGTAATACGCGTAACAGGCATTTCTGGGAAGCAGGCAAAAAAAGTAGTGTGGCACTCGGCAGATTTGACAATCCGGCAACTGTTGCCGGTCGATGAATATGTTAGTTTGGTGCAGAAAATAATTACCGATTGTGTTAATGGTGATGGCGAGTTGATGGTTGAGATGGTTGATTTCTCTATAAGGAAAAACATCGTTGAATCGTATGCATACGTCGATCTCCCTTCCAATCCATCTGACCAATACTATGTTTTATACATGTCTGACATTTATGACTGCGTGTGCAGAAATGCTTGTCGTAGTCAAATTGAAGCCATATGGGAGAGCGTTGCTCTTTACACGAGGTGACGGATGGCGAGATTGTCGGTACGTCAGGCGATTAACAACGCCGCAGCGAAGATTAATGAAGCGCAATCGGAAGCTGACGCAAAAACACTTAGGGCGATATACAAACGATACCTGCCAATAGAAAAACGTGTGTATACGCGCATATTTAATGATATCATTACAACATTCTATAATTCATACGACCCAACCAGGTATAGCCGACAAGGTAATGTAGGTTCAAAAAAAGGTGGATTATATAACGTACTCGATATTGAGCGGGCACGGCGCAAGCAATCGGACTCTTTTGGAACATATACTATCGGTGTTGACGATGATGACGGGTACAGCATGATCAACCCGGAAGAAATGACGATTCAAAAATACGGCGCGGGTAAATATAATGCTCCGGAAGAAATTTTCCATACTGTTTTTGAAATGGGGTTTCATGGCGGGGCAAGAAAAATATCAGCACAAAAGGCTAAAAAATGGGGGCAACACCCTCAGCCAGGAGTTCCATTTTACAGGCGTCGTGGTTTCGTTACTGCAGACAATGGAAAAAAAATCAACCACAGGTGGGGTCGGTGGTTCCCAGCAACCAGCCCGGCCAAGTCTAGTCTCTCTCCAAAGAGTCAATTTATTAAGGAGACAGAAGACCTAGGCGATGTTGGTGGGGAACTGTACGAGAAATTAAGCACAATCGCGCATGAAGAAAATGCGAAAACGCAGAAAATATTAGTGCCAAAGCTCAGGGAAATTTTCATTAGAGAAACCGTCCAAGCACTCAAGAAGGGAGGTGATTGACATTCATGCCTGATATTGTCATTCAAAATAATAACAATTTTAGCATCGACAATGAGGCTGAAATTGCAAGATTGGAAAAGGATTTAGCAGCATCTGACGCTGAGATGACGAAGTTGCGAGCGCATGCCGAAGAGTTAGAGCGGAATTGGGAAAGAGTTAATGGCGAACTGGAAACCACTAATGATTTGCTTGAAAGCGCACGGCAGAGAGTGTCTATGCTTTCGCGTTCGGGTGATTTTACAAAAACGTTTCAGCGTGGTATTAGGGAACTACAAGGCTATCTCAAAAGCGTCAATTTCAATGATATTGAAGGCCGTGAGCATAAGGATGTCAAAGGATGGATCGAAGAGGTCGGCAAAGGCGCTATCACAGCCGGAGAGGCAATTGAAAAATTCAAAACACAATATAAAGAATATATTCTTTCTGCCGTTTCAGATTCCGGTGATCAGGGTAAATTTTTTACAGATTTGGCCGTTTCCCTCGACAACCTAGCAGAAACTGCAAAAAAAGTTTTAGACATAGTTACAGACTTAAAGACAAATGGCGTCCAAACGGTGCAGGAAGTTAAGAGCGGTGTGGACGGTGCCAATAGCACTATCTCTAAAACAACAGACACAATGACTGGCCTGACGGCAGTGTCCAAGGAGACTGCTGAGGGCATGCAGGGCATCGTGACGTCTTTGAAGGATTTTGCGGAGGTTGGGGCCGGAACAAACATTGCGAACGTGACGGCATCGCTAAATGCATTAGCCGGAGTTGGGCGAGGAACTTTTGGCGATAAGTCTGTAAAGAATATTGTTTACCTTGTCCAACAGCTACAAGCATTATCGGCTCAGGGACAAAATATTCAGCCGATTAAATTTGATGTAACTGGTGTAGCGGCTTTGAAGAGCATCGACTCTAAATCTGCAGATAACATAATAAAAGTTGTTGATGCTCTATCGAAGATGACCCCAGCCATCGAGTCTATTGCCAGCATCGGCTCATCGGCTGACGGGATTAAAAGTCTTATTGAGCTGTTTAAGACAGATCCATCTGGGGGGATCAATAATTTAAAAGTTAGTAAGGCTTCGTTGTCGAATTTAAAAGAGTATCTCCCTCAGATCGCAGGGGTCAATACAAAGAAGCTTCAAGAGATCTTTGGTATCAACACAGCAGGCATTAACAGTCTCAAGGTCAGTAAGGCTTCTGTTACAAATGTTGTTAATTTGGCACGGGCAGCAGAAATATTACGAACCAATGGTATCGACTTATCCCTTAAGGGCGATGCGATTGATGAGTTAAACAAGCTGACTCAGGAAGCCGTGGATGCGACTGATGCAACCGAGCAACTTGATCGCAGCCTCGATAATGTTTCTGAGGCATCTAGTCTTAATAAGACGTTAACAGAAACAGGAAGCCTTCTTGACGGTGTGACTCTGAAAATAGAAAAATTCACCGATGGTTCGTTCAAGAACATGCAGGATCAGCTGAAGGAAAAGTTCCCGTCTATCGATGAATCATCGCGGAATCAAATATTATCCGTTTTGCAGGACGTCGAAGGAAAGATCACATCGGTACAGGCAAAATGGGCAGAATTCCAACACACTGGCGCTAAGCAGGTTTCGCAGCTCTTAATAAACGGCGTCGACGAGCTTGGCAGATCCTTTCAAAAGGTTATTAACTGGCAAGAGATTTTGGCCGATAGAGAGAGTCAGACATATAAAATTGTTCCATTTGCCGAAGAGACTGTTAAATTCACGGCGCAAGAAGAGAAACTAATTGAAATTGACGGTCGCTTAGCAGATGTTATCGTCGCCAAGCGCAAGGCTCAAGAAGATTATAATGCCGCTTTGGAGGCTGGTGTCGCAAGCAAAGAACTTGGTCAAATGAAGAACCTCATCGGTTCGTATGAGATGCTTGAAGACGCCATTAAGAGAGGCGGCGTGGCGCAAAACGACTACACCCTCTTTATGAGTAATGCAGCTTCGAAGAGTAGGCTGTTAACAAGCGTTCTCAGAGAACAGACCACCGCTCTAAAAGAGCAAGAGACGGAGATGGTCGATACCACGGCTGCAAGGCTGGAACTGCAAAACGCACAGTTAAAAGTCCAAGGTGTCATCGATAAGGCGCTCAGCAATGGCGTCACAGAAGACAACGAGGCGCTCCGCGGCTTAATTGATATGCGAGATTGGTTTAGCCTTCTCGAGGAAGAAATAAGCCGTGTTGGCGTGTCACAGGAAAACTATGATTATGCATTAAAGAATTCTTCCGCTGAAATTCAGTTATACTCTAAACAACTGGGATTCGCTATCGATTTAAACAAACAGGAGGCTGCCGCTGCCAGAGAGGCGGCAAAAGCAGAAGCGGCCCGTGTTAATCAGACTCAGGCTCGTGGCGCAATCACAACGGAGCGTGGGCGAGTTTCTGGCATTATCAACAGTGCTACTGGTTTGGGGTTGTCAGACCAGGACGCAAACTTACAAAGTTTGGTTACCTACACCAATCTTCTTGATATTCTCGAAAATGAGTTAGAAAGTGCCAATCTCACACAAAAAGAATTCAATACGATTATGGGTAATCTGAAGTCAATCTTCAAAGAACCCGAAATCACAGTTAAAAATTTAACAAAAGCATTAAAAGAGCAACAGGCTCATATTGCCAAGTCTGCAAGCGTGTATAAAGATATTGAAAAAGCTTGTCAAGACTATGCAAAGGCGGCCGAAAGCACAGATGCAAACGTGCGCGGCGCTTATGACGGTATCAAGAAACTTAGTTTTAATCTGGATGAGGCAGGAGAGAAACTGCGAGCTGGAAAAATATCGGCCGAACAATACGACGAAGAGTTAAGAAATACTACAGCGTCGTTAAAAGAGTACGGCAAAACACTCGATGATGCGGGTTACGGAACGGATAAAGTTTCTAATAAGTTCGCCGAGTTAGCGCAGCAACTCACCCGTTTCATCACCCCTCTTTATCTTGCACGTAAGGCGTGGCAGACCATTAAGGATATGGCTAACGTCGTCATTGAACTCGAAGATGCGTTTGCTCAGTTGCAGATCGTAACAGGCGCGACCGATAAAGAACTCGAAGAGTTCTATGATACGGCAGCGAACATCGCGACGACACTTGGAAAGAGCATTACCGATATCGCGGCTTCAATTGAAGTTTTCTCTCGACTCGGTTATGCGTTACCAGACGCAACGACGCTCGCGCAGTACGCAACGATCTTATCGAACGTTGCGAGTGTCTCAACAGATGAGGCGACGACTGGTTTAACCTCTATCATTAAAGGTTACAACATGCATGTCGAACAAGCAGAACATGTTTCCGATGTGCTTGTAGATATTGGCCAGAAGTACGCAGTATCTGCTGGCGAAATGATGTCGGCATATGAAAGAGCTGGTGCTGCACTGGCGGCAACTAATACATCATTTGATAAATCCGCCGCTATTATTGCTGCAGCCAACGCAGCTATCCAAAATGCGAACACAGTCGGAACTGCCTTGAAGACCATTTCTGCACGTATCCGTGGTTCTAAATCCGATCTTGAAGAACTTGGCGAAGATACCACCCTTCTCGCCGATGGCTTCTCTAAATATGCAAAGGAGCTGAAGGCGATCACTGGCGTCAACATCATGGTCGAAGGGACAACCAATCAGTTCAAAGACCTTTACGATATCATGGACGGCATTGCTGGTGTTTGGGATCAGCTCACCGACACTCAGCAGGCACGTGCCGCTGAAATCCTTGGTGGTACCAGACAGCTTCAGGTTATCGCCTCTATCATTAGTAACTGGGGTGATGCGGAAAAAGCATTAGTCACAGCACAGGAATCGGCTGGCGCTGCCGCACGTGCGAACACTATTTATATGGACACGACGACTGCCCATATGAACCAGTTCAAAGCAGCATTTCAAGACCTTTCTCATACGCTTATTGAAAGCGATCTGTTAAAGGGGGTCGTTGATCTTGGCACTAATCTCTTAAAGATGGCCGATGCGGCAATCGAGCTCACAAGGTCGTTAGGTGGATTGAAACCTATACTCGGTGCGATTGTCGGACTCGTGTTAATGCTTCGCGGAGATGCGGTAATCGGTCTTGTCAGCAAGCTTGGCGGTGTCTTTAGTAAGGTTATTACTGGTTTGATCAGTGGCCTACAAGCTGTTACAACGGCTGGTACTGGAACTATCACTGTACTTGACCTTGTTAATGGAACAGCAAATACAGCGGCTGCCAGCATGACCACTTTCCTCTCTGTTGCTGGCATGGCTGTTATCGCCATTTCTGCTTTAGCAGCAGCGATTAAGTCTGCACGCGAAGAACGCAGAGCTGAAGCCGAGGCTTCGATCAAAGCTGGGCAGGCTTATGCCGATGAAGAAAAAGAACTGTTGGAACTCGTCAATAAATATGAGGATCTCGAAAGAAGCGGTGCCGCGCATGAGGACATCATGGCCGCCAGAGACGCAGTTATCGATAAACTGCGCGAGGAAGGACAAGAAGTTGAAGAGCTAAGTGATCGTTACCGCGATTACACACAGGAAGTCCGCAATTCTGTTATCGAGAAATTAAAAGCTGACAGTTATAACCGAGGCAATTCCATTGAATCGGCAAGGGAACAGTTGGATACTGAGAATTATGGTGGCTATCGCGATGTACGTACCATTGAATGGGATAGAAGCGATAGACAGAAAAATACAGAAGCTCTTAAATCGATTCGTGAATATCTGCAGTTATCCAAAACTGGTAACAAGGGTGATCGCGCCGAGATCCAGTTAGATGTCGAGACGGGTAATGCGATGGATGCATTCAACAAAGTTGAAGCAGCCATGAAGAAACTGCAGGAAGAAGGCAACACAACTAACGCAGTATACCGTGAGTTGTCAAGAATGTATGACGAACTCTCAGCTGGGGTTGACACGTATAATGGTTTGCTTACCGATCAGTTAAACACAACAGCGGCTATCCAGATGTTGTCTACCGAAACTCCTAAGTCGATTGATGACTATGTCAGGATGAGGGAAAGCATCATCGGAATGATTTCCGGCCAGGAAGAGTTCAAGAATACAACAATCGATGTTGCGGCAGCCGTTGACAACTTCCTCGCAAAACAAACAGATTTTGAATCATTTAACGCAGCGCTGAAGAATGTTAGCGAAGACGCTAAAGCCGAATATGATTCGTTACTAAAAGAAGTTTCCGATAAGAATATCGATATAACAAAGACCGTCTACGGCAATATCGATATGAATCATCGTCAGGCCATTGAGTGGACGAATGAGATGATCTCCAAATATATCCACGAACTTGAATCGTGGGGAGAGGATATTAATTCGATTCGCGACACTCTCGGCGGCACCGTTTCTACTGTATACGGCGGATCCGAAGAATTCGATGGAATTGAAATTGCTTTCTCGCCTATTCTGCAAACAGAGAACGGCCCCGTTCTCCTATCTTCTGACTCCGTGTATTCTTATATCGAAGCACTGCTTGATAAGGTTCGCGCATCTGGTGAGTCATGGACGACAGAAGATCTCTTAAAACTTGACTCAGAAGGTCTTGTGATTGAAGGCCAGCGCATCCAGAATATTATCGCGGACGTCGGCGAAACAGCAATAAAAACTGGCGAAGCGATGCATTACGTCGGTGATAGCGGTGCATTGGCTATGGCCCGTGAGGAACTCTACAAACTTGCATATCAGGCATATGCCGCTGCAGATAGTGCGAATGCGCTCGAACAGGCTTATGCCGGGTTTAGTGATGTAAAGTCGGCGTTTGACGGTGTGACAACATCGTTGAAAGCTATCACAGATATGCAAGACCTTGTCGCCGAGGGATTTGATGTTGATGTCGAGAAAGCAATGGCGCTTGCCGAAACATATCCGCAAATTCTCGACAATGCTACAGTCACAGCTGACGGGCAGTTACTATTAAATGAGGCAACAGTCAACTCTTTCCTCGAAAGCAAACAGGCTGAAATCGGTGCATCGATTGATGCTAAGATTGCAGACCTCGAAGCAGATAAAGCGACACTTGAAGCCAAGCGCGACTTTGCTATCGCCCAGCTTGAGATGGCACAACAAGTCGCAAATGGTGAAAATGAACTAACTGTTGAGCAGTTACAGAACAGACTCAATAATCAGAACCAGGTTGTACAGGCGTTGATTGGTATGGGCTTCGATGAGAGCGAAGCTTATAAAGCTGTCCTGCAAGCCATGTCTGATAACACTGAAACGTTCGATGGCAATGTAGCCGATACGGCAGAAAATATTGCAGCCAATATGGCATCATCATCGTCTAGTATGGCGACTGGGTTTAATGCCAATGTGCGTGCCATGAATACTGGTATGCAGATTCTGGTTGGTAACGCGCATCAGGTTGCTGCCGCTATCGATGCAATGGGCAGAGGTGAGGTGTCTGGCGCGATCGGTTATACAGATGGCGGTGGCGACGGGCAGACGATTAATACATTTGGCAAACAACTTTCGAAGAAATCTTTGGTGAGCGCCAATGTAAAATATCGGTCTCGCAACACGCAACTGAATAATATCATTAAGCAAATTAAGACCGATATAAGTGGGTACACTTCTGCTATCAATGCGATCAATGGTCAGATTTCAGCATTAAATGCTATTAGAAATAAGGCAATCAGCGATATTGCCAATTACACACCTAAGACGTCCTCCGGCTCGGGCCGTGGCGGCGGCGGTGGAGGTGGAGGCGGCGGCGGCGGTTCCGGCTCTTCGTCCAACGAAGAGACTTGGTTCCAGAAGCAGTACAAGCTCCACCAGCACTACGTCAACATGGACAAGGAGACGCAGGCCGACTTCTTGAAGTGGCTCGACAAGGCTTATAAGCAGGCATATAAAGAAGGCATCATTACTCTGGATGAATTCTACAAATACGAAGAAGAAGTATACAAAGGATTCAACCAGATCAAAGAGAATGCGAAGTCTACTTTTGATGCATTGGTCGACTACCGTCTCAAGATGCTCCAGAAGGAACGCGAGAATCAGAAAGAAGAACTTCAGAATCAGCTTAGCGATTTGAAAGACTTCTATGATAAACAGCGTGACATGCTTCAGAAGTCTCAAGATGAGCAGAAGTACATCAATGAACAGGCCGAGAAGCGTCAGAGTGTCACAGACCTCAAGACCGAAATTGCACGCCTTCAGTTCGACACTTCAGCTTGGGCAACTAAGCGCAGAATCGAACTGCAACAGCAGCTCTCGGACGCAGAGAAAGACCTGCAGGATTTCGAAGATGAACATGCTTTAGCTGAAGCTTTAGATGCTTTGGATGCGGCATACAATGCCGAAGAAGAACGCATCAATAAAGAGATGGAGGCTATCGATGATGTTCTTAATGACCCGGATGCTCTGTACAATCAGGCACTGAAGGACATTAAAGGTAATACCGAAGACCTCTTCAAAGCTTTCCTTCTCTTTAATAAGAAGTACGGCGACGGCAAAGATGACACAGTCAAGTCGATGTGGGAAGAGGCGTTCAAGAACAGCGAAGCGTATAAGAAGATTTTTGGTTCTTACTACGAAGGAACAAAGATCGGTAACTATACTGGCTATAAAGCTCCGACTACTAAATCATCTTCATCATCGACAAAGAGCAGCAGTTCTGGATCGAGTTCAAGCAAGAGCAGCAGCTCTTCATCGAGCAGCAAATCCTCTGGCACCCCTTCTAACGGTCAGACGGTTCAGGTTAAAACATCCGCTACAAACTTCAGCCCGAAGAGTGGCAGTGTCCGTATGGCGTCATTCGTTCCGGGCAGTCAGTATACTGTCTACCAGACGAGCGGCGATGAAGTTCTGATCGGACGTAACGGTGTCTATACTGGCTGGGTCTATAAGAAGGATCTTGTCGGTTATAAGAAAGGCACCAAGAACGCCAAACCGGGTCTGCACAAAGTCAACGAGGAAGGCGCAGAAGCGATCTTCACTTCTGGCGATGGAAATAAGTATCGTATGTTCTCTGGTGGTGAGAAAGTTCTCAACGCCAAAGCAACAAGCTTCTTATATGAATTCGCCACAGCTGGCGCAGAGATCCTCGACAAGATGAAGGGCTCCGTATCTGATTCGTTCAGTCATATTGGAACATTCAATCAGCCGATCAATATTTCGATGGGCGACATTGTTATTGAGGGCGATACTAACCAGCAGACCGTTTCCGAGATCAGGCGTGCACAGCGCGAACAGATCAACGACGTACTCAAATCATTCAAATCATATCAGATCACGTTATATCGTGGTGTTAAATACTAATAATTCGGTTGGGTGGCAATCGTAAATTCGGTTGCCTCCCGACCATCCATAATGCTTATTCAAAGATTGGTTTTATAAAGAAAAGGAGGCCGAGCGCTATGGCAGATATATATGGGTCGCATTTCGAATATGGCGGCATAGACTCTTCTACATACGGTCTGATTATTGCCAACGTAGAGAGCACACGATTTAATCAAGTTGCCGGAACGATCACACCTGTGACGCTTTTTAGCAAACGCGGCAAAAAGAATTATCTGATTGACGATGACTATTCAGGGTCTCCGCTTTCATTCGAGGTGGATATCGTCACTGACGATGAGCACACACTCAGTCAGTCAGATCGGCGTGCCATTGAACGGTGGCTGTTCAATCGCCACAGCTATCGCAAGCTGTATTTAAATCGAACAGAGAATCCAGATACTGTCGAGACTGTAGATGGAAGCGAGAAACGTCTGTATATGAACTGCAGATTTATCAACGCTTTCTATCTGGAGTATCAATGCGGTATCGTTGGTTACCGTGTGACTCTTGCGACAGACTGCGGTTATTGGTGGCAGGACGCAGTGACCAAGACATTTAATCTTGGCCACACTTCCGAGAATGCTTCAACAGTTATTCATGTCGATGTTGATGCGGACGTTGACGACTACACTTATCCAAAAGTGACTGTTATTATGAACAGTTCGGGCGGCGATTTATATATCACTAACAACACCGACAGCGATACACGCATGACTGCTTTCACCACCCTTCCGGCTGGCGCTACGGTCACAATCGATAGTAACTACAACTTTATCAGCGGGCAATATTATGATCATTTCTACAGGCAGTACTTCCCCCGCCTTCTCACTGGAAATAATACAATCACAGTTAGGGGGAACGTGCAGTCTATTGCGTTTGAATACAGCAATAGGAGGAACTTGTAGTGATTGTTAAATATGATTCTCTCGATCGATTCGAGAAGCCGAAGCTGACATTGTGTAATCCGGGTGCCAGATATACAGATGGTCACCTGACCAAAGTCCTCGGGGTCTTGAGCGATTATGATTCAGAAGAAATCGTATTTAACTTTAACTCCACATCGGAGTTAAATTTCAGAATCTATCGTGTCAAACACGACGACCCCGATGAAGACAGCCACGCGGCATTTCTGTATAACTCTATTAAACACAGACGCCTTATCTTCGTAGAAGATGTAGGCTTTTTTGTTATCTCCGATACACATGAGGGTTATGAGGGTCTGGAGAATTTCATTGATGTTACGGCAAAATCGGCAGATGCCGAAATTGAACAAAAGAAAGTCCCCTACATTGAAGATAATACCTACCCCTTCAGAACTCAATCGGAGGATGAAGTCGGCCTTCTCGACATGCTTGTCCAGTACCTGCCCTTATGGACTATTGGTACTGTTGACAACGCTGTCGCAGAACGCTGGCGCACATTTGAAGATGTATCAGTCGATGAGAACGTTCTGTCATTCATGCTCCAAGAGATGCAGGACGCATACGAATGCATCTTCGTATTTGACATCATCAATCGAGTGATCGATGTCTACGACCAGAATAATTATGTCCGGTCAACTAACATTCATTTAACCGAAGACGATCTGATCAACACCATGGGTGTTGACTCCAGTTCGGCTGATGTATATACAGCCATCAGTGTAGTTGGTGGCGAGAACGTTACCATCGGCGCAATCAACCCGATCGGTACGAATACAATCTATGACTTCTCATACTACATCGACTGGATGTCTGACGAGCTTGGCGCGAAGGTTCGTGCTTGGCAGTTGGCGGTCGAGAATAATAAGGAGCATTACAAAGAACTGAACCTTCAGTATTACACCCTTCTCAACTCTTGCTATACATCCAACTATGAACTGCAGCGACTCAACACGCAGCTGACGATCTACAAGCGTATGCGCGAGAACATCGTCGCTGGGTCGAGCGGTGCGGCTCTTAATGAGTATAACAAGGTAATCACAGAGAATGGCGGCACAGCAATCCCTATTACTGAAAGTATCAGCGCAATGCTGCTTGCTGTTGATGCACGCATTCTGGATGTTAAGGACGCTATCCTGCATGCAGAAGATAGTCTGAATGACTATAACAGTGAGCTTGACTACTTGGAAAAGGACATCAAAGAAATTGTTGATAGTCTTTCATTTACAACTTACTTCACCGAAGAAGAATATAACGAACTTTACTATTACATCTTTGAAGGAAGTTATAACGATGAATTTGTTCTCCTGACAAGTGAGATGACACCGCTTGAGCAATTCGAGCAGATGCAGACACTGTATGATCGTGCACAGCTCCAGCTGAAGCGTGTGTCCCGCCCTACTGAACAGTTCAATATTGACGTTGAGAATTTCGTCTTCGCTAAAGAATTTGAGCGTTGGTCAGAACAATTGGAGACAGGTTGCTTAATTAATGTAGAGCTGCCGAACGGCGAAGTCGCCGCTCTTTTCTTAAGCAACATCACAATCAACTACGATGACCATAGCCTGACTATGACGTTCGGTAACAGGTTCAATAAGTTTGACCCGAAGACATTATTCGAAAATGTTCTTGGCGGCATCAATCGATCTGCCAACTCAATCAACTATTTAAAGGATACTGTCTATCCGTTCAAGAACGGTGAGTTCAACGCAATGCGTGAACAGATTCAGGCATCACGTGATCTCACAATGGACGCAGCATTGGCTTCTGAGAACGAAGAAGTCACCATCGATGGCTCCGGTTACACAGGCCGTGAGATCAGAGAAGACGGATCATACGATCCGAGGCAGGTAAAGATTACAGGTAAGAGCATCGTGTTTACAGATGATGCATGGGAGACCTGTAAGACTGCTATTGGTGAAATTCTTTTAGGCGATGGTACATCTACATATGGTATCAATGCCGAGACCATCATCGGCGATCTGATCATTGGTAACCAACTTGTTATTAAGGATAATGATGGTAACGACCTTTTCACTATCATTGATAACAGAGTCACCTCTGGCGTTAGCAGTATCGATGCACGTGTCAGCAAAACAATCAAAGATACAGACTTCACATACTGTTTGCGAGAGGTCGGCACCTCACCAGCAGCAACTGATACAGACTGGACTACTGTCTTTCCGACAGAACGCGACGGTAAGCGCATCTGGCGCAAGACTGTGCTGACGCTTGAGGATGGCACACGGGTCATCAAAGCTATTGAAGACATTACTGGCGCAGACGGCACAAGTGGTGATGATGGCTTATCTGTCAAATCTATTGCATATGAATATTGTTTGAGCGGATCAGACAAAGTCATCACGTGGCCTGTCTATCCAAGCACCGAGACAATTGTTGACACCGTCTACCCTTCTGTCGCAGAGTGGGCACCGGAATGGAGTGAAAACATCCCGCCATATATCGCCGGATACTATTACTGGAAACGTGTAATCACTACTTACACAGACGACACGCAGGTCATTGGAGAGCCGTTTGTCGACTATCTGCTTAGCACTATGTACACTTCGATTACGACCAATTCGACACGTATCGATCAGACTGATCGTGAAATTTCTTTGGTCGCCAATCGCACGACAACGGTAGCACAGGGAATCGCAGACCTTGATTCTAAGATTGATAACTCAATTAAGAAGGTTACAGAAAACATTGCTTCGCTGAATATTACAGCGGATCAGATTACTGCCGAAGTAGCTCAGACAGTACGCGAAGGCATTGACCGTGATTACAAGTACGCCAGAACTTGGCTCAACCAGGATGGACTGAATATAGCAACCAGCGCGTCAACAACAGAGAGCTTGATTGATGGTACTGGTCTTGAGGTTCGCGAAGTAATCAGAGAGGCCGATGGAACTATTGCCAAAGACGAAAACGGCAATGAAAAGATCACAACAATTATGAAGGCTAAGGGCGGCGAAGTAGAGGCCGCTCGTTTTAAAGCTACAGAAACATTTACATACGACTCAGGCAAAGGATATACCACTACGATGAAGGTCTACTACTCGTCAGTCGATCAAGAGTCCGGCATCGGATGGTATTGGAGAGAATTGCCCCAAGAAGAGGAAGGAACGGAGGTGGGTAACTAATGGCAAATATCACCGCAAGTAAATCGGTTAATACATACGCTCCGGCATATCCATCATCGTACCCGTATGAATTATATATATCTGTCGAAGAGACCGGAACAAGTACTGCGGCTAATACATCATCGCTAAAATTCGAGGCGTGGATATGGTCGCATGGAGCTTCATTTAGTTCTAACTACTCAAACTCGATGAGTATTTGGTGGTACGACGACAATAACTATAAAAACGGAAAGTGTATTGTACGCAATACATCAATCTCATCGCTCGCACAGAATTCGTGGATTACAATTACAGGCACTGCAGAGGTCTCACATAACAACAGTGGTAAGCTCAAGGGCTGGGCTGGTGTTTATTGGACAAAGAGCGACAACAACTCTTATACACCAGCGACCGCTCAGGCAGAGACGGCATGGTTCGATCTGTCGACGATTAAACGCGCATCGGTTATTTCTCTCGACAAGGATTCTGTCGTGTGTGACGGGCGCAACTCGGTTGTTATTAGCCTCTCGCGCCCCACTTCCAGCTTCACTGACACTATCACTTACTCTTTTGGCAGAGCGACTGGAACAATTGCCACAAAGACAACAAGTACTTCTATTACGTGGGTTGTCCCAACAACGCTTCTCGATCAGATCCCGAACGACAAAGAAGGAACTGTTGAGCTAAAGTGCCAATCTTATAACGGGAACACTGCATACGGTTCGAGCACGGCTTCATTAAGAATCACAACAACCGAGGCTTTCCACGGCCCGAAAATAGTTGTCAAGCTGGAGTACGACGGGAACGGCAACGTTGCATACGGTAATCGTACGCTTAGTGACATCACTGGTGCGAACAAATACATTTCTGGTAAATCAAAAATCTGCTTTGAATTAGAATGTACGGCGTATTATGGCGCGTCACGTGCTCGTACCGAAACAACGCTCAACGGGATGATGTCGGGCGGTACGCTAACACCATCATTCGAAGGTGATTTCGGCGACGGGAAGGTTGTCATTACAACCAGAGACACACGTGGTTATGTTGCTAAAAAGGAAATCACTTTAGATGTTGTCAATTACTTCGAGCCAACAATCACAAGTGCTGTTGCCGACAGAGACACTACTAACGTTCAAAAGGTAATAGGTTCCCTGTCTGGTAAGTGGTTCAACGGTAGCCTTGGTGCCGAGGATAATGCATTAACAATTTCTGTTTCTTACAACAATCCTGATACGGGCCCGACCACAGTGACGGCAACCAGTGTTGGTAACACATGGTCTTATACGGGGGAACTGTTCACTGGCTTGGCTGAGGCGCAGAGCAGTAACGTACAGTTCGTCATCAGCGATGTATTCTCAAGCGTTACCTCAAACATCATTCCGATTTATGAATACATACCTGTGTTTGCCATGTTCCAGAACCACTTCGATGTCTTTGGAACTTTACACATTCATGACCGAGAAGATCCATCAAAGTTTACGGTCATCGGGTATGATTATTGGAATTATCATGCGGGTGATGTGGTTACCTTCGAACCACTGACGGCGTCATTCAGCGGATTTATGACGTCAGATTCGGGCGTAATCGTATTCACAATTCCGCTCGTTAAGAACGTTCCAGATGGCGTTACAACAACGGTCATCGGTGATATCATTGTCCGCCATGCAGACGGAAGCTATATCGGCGGTCAGAATGGCGATCTTATTACAAACATCGGTGTTCCCGAAATTACGACAGACAATAACTACGTGCGCATCAAAATCACGTTGCCGAGCAAATCGTCATTGACGAACAACTCGGTTCTGTGTGTAACACCGGGAACAACGGGTTTAACAGTTGCTTTTGCAGAAGCACAACAAGGAGGATGATTGAATGCCATACAACAAAACAACCTGGGTCGATAATACGACAGCGATCACGGCGGAACGGCTCAATAACATGGAAAATGGCATTGAGTCCGCAAACGGGATCGTGCCAACCACTGAGGGTGAAGCTGGTCAGGTATTAACTAAAACAGAAAACGGAGTGACGTGGGCGGAGTCCGCAACATCCCCTAACGTTGTCGGGGAGGTTCTTGAATTATGACAGCAAGGATCAGCGGCAAGAACATTTCACTGACTCGCGGCGACACATTCAAAGCGGTTGTCGAAATTCTAAATGAAGATGGAACACCGTACACACCGTTGCCCGGCGACTCCGTTCGTTTCAAAATGAAAGCGAACTATAACGCGTCAGAGGTCAAGATCGAGAAAGAGATTCCTCTGGATACATTATTATTGGAGATCGACCCTGAAGATACTAAAGGACTAAAGATGCCGTCTGAGTATGTTTATGATATTCAGATCACACATATCAATGGCGACGTCGATACATTCATAGACAGGGGTAAATTTAAGATTACCGAGGAGACAGATAAATGACAGAGAAATTAAGTGGCACCCTCTCTCAGACGGGTAAATTAAGCGGCACATTAACTTCAAAAAATCGCTTATCTGGAAGTCTATCTATGGCGGTCGATACAATTTTCAATGATGACTATAACAAATTAAAAGAGGAGACGCTTCCTCAGATCAACAGCGTGACTTTAAAGGGAAATAAACTTTCGTCTGAACTGCATGTTCAGCATGAGATGAATGCAATTTCATATCAGGATATTGATGAATTGCTTTTTGGTTAAATAGGAGGTTATACACATGTCCGATAGTTTTCTGAACTTAACTGGCCTCAGGTATTATCACGAGAAGTTGAAGAGTTTATTCGCAAAAAAGTCAGATGTCGACACAGCGCTTGCCGATAAAGTCGACAAAGAAACCGGTAAAGGATTATCGACAAATGACTATACAACAACCGAGAAGAATAAGTTGAGGGATATCGCTACCGGTGCTCAGGTAAACGTAATCGAGTCTGTTAAGGTCAACGGAAATGCTTTAAGCATTACGGCTAAGGCAGTTGACGTGACTGTGCCGACGGCAGTTTCTCAGCTTACAAATGATAGCAACTATATCACGCTCGCGGATGTTCCAGAAGGAGCGGCGGCGTCAACAGTGACTCCGAAAATGGACGGAACAGCCGCTCGCGGTACAGATAGTGGTTTTGCCAGAGGCGACCACATCCACCCAACCGATACATCGAGAGCAGCTGCATCTGATCTGACCGCACTTGCAGGCAGAGTCACGACCGCAGAGACAAAGCTTAGCGGAATCGCAGAGGGGGCTCAGGTCAATGCCATTGAAAGCGTCAAAGTAAACGGAACTGCGCTTTCCATTAAGAGTAAGGCCGTTGACGTGACTGTCCCAACAAAACTTAGCGACCTTTCCAATGACGGAAATTTCGTAACTGACGCATCTTACGTCCACACAGACAACAACTATACAACCGCCGAGAAGAATAAGCTTGCGGCAATCGAAGCCAGCGCAGATGCTAACGTTATTGAATCCGTTAAGCGCAACGGCGTAGCGTTAACTGTAACAAACAAGGCTGTCGATATCTCAGTACCGACTGCTTTATCAGAGCTTACTAACGATGGCGACTTTGTAACAGATGCAAGCTACGTCCATACAGACAACAACTTCACTGACACATTGTTATCAAAGCTTAATGGTATTGCAGCTGGTGCAACAAAAACCACAATCGATTCAGAGCTGAATTCCACCAGCACCAATCCCGTACAAAACAAAGTAATCAACACAGCTCTTGGTGCAAAGGCTCCGCTCGCAACCCCTACGTTCACAGGAACGCCTAAGGCTCCGACTGCTGCCGCCGGAACAAATACAACTCAGATCGCAACCACCGAATTCGTCACGACGGCAGTTGCAAATGCGATTGCTGGCGTTACATCTATCAGCTATCAAGTCGTTACAAGTCTGCCAGCGACAGGTGAAAACGGTGTCATTTATCTGGTTGCTCACTCGCACGGAGCCGGAGATGCATATGATGAATATGTCTGGACTGGTACATCGTTTGAAAAACTTGGCAATACAGACATTGACCTGTCTGGCTATATGCTGAAGACAGACATGATTGCAATCACCACGGCTGAGATCGATACATTATTTGCGTAAGGCGGTGACGCTCTATGGCAAATAAGTATTTGGATACCATCGGTTTAGGACATTTAGTTGATAAAATCAAGAGTAAGTTTGTTCCAAAAAGAGAGGGCGGACACGCATATAACAACGTTGCTTCGGCATATTCCAAAGATGCCCCAGGCTACTGGCGAATAACGCTGCCAACGGTGACGGCATATGAAATGCTTCAGATTGAAATCGGCGTTCGACAGCACTATTACGTTCCATACTATGGAAAAATCATACTGCATGCATATCATAATAATACATCGCCATACGATTGGCGCCAGTTCAAAGCCACTTTAATAGGCGAGTTTAACGAAAACTTACAAATCTACGGAAGTGAAGGGAAATACTTTTACATTGCGGGATGCGCTGAATACTCGGCTATAAGTGTGGATAAGATCCTTGTTGGCGACAGTGCCATTTATTCTGATCTTTCAAATGTTGTGATAGACCACGTGTCCGCATTACCGAGTACTAAACAACAGGCAACCCTAACACGTATGGTGACTGGTGTAAAAGGTAATAACGAATCTACATATAGTACCGGCAATGTAAATCTTACGGCGGATAAAATAGGTGCTTTTGAAAAACAGCCATACGCTGAAGGTACTCTTGAGGCTGGGATCAGACCGTACGTCGATTTCGCAAGGGCTAATAGGCTTGCGTTTTTACCGGCAGACCAAATTATTATTGAGCAGACAACTGATGGTGGAGAAACATGGACTTCTGCTGAAATAACAGATGCCACAAAAGAATCATTATTCTCTGAATTTAGTACGCCGGTCAACATACCTTTGTTAAATAACCAGAAATCAACGTCTTGTGGATTGAGAATTACTATTACTGGCATGAAATATAATGTTCCATCGGGAACTGCGGAGACGGAAAAGTACAACTATTGGAATAGCGAGTATTTCAAAAGTACCGAAAGATATTTTAACGTCAGAGAATGGTGGTTTTGGTTATCTTCGACTGGCGACCGTATTAGACCACAGATATTTTATGCAACGGGGAATAAGCCGAACGACTGGAAAACCTGTTTTGATAAAGATTTCAGAATGAATGGATGGTCTGGATCAGACTGGATCAGAGCTGGAAGCGGCATGGCTTTTGGTGGTTATACCGGTCAATTCGATCAACCGTGGAATTGGAGACTAATATTTTGGAGTGCCACAAAAGAAAATCGAGATACATTCATCAGTGCGTCAGTACAGAACATTCAACAGATAAGATGTTACGGCGACAGTGTTTGGACGGCCGCAAACTGGTTAATGCGTCATGATCATTTATACACATGGGATTCGCAACAAAATGTTGCATTCCCAGCAAATGTTAGAGCCACTCAATTTACAGGTGCTCTTAACGGAACCGCGACAAATGCGTCAAAAGTCAATAACCACACAGTCAACTCAGACGTTCCTGCAAATGCCGTTTTCACCGACACGGTCACCACAGCTTCTACAACTGGAACTGGTAATGCGGTAACGGCTATCACGGCTTCCAACGGAGCATTAACTGTGACTAAGGGCACAACGTTCTTGACATCACATCAAGATATTTCCGGCAAGGCTGATAAGTCGGCCACCGTTTCCACCGTCGCGTGGGATTCGGCAAATAAAAAACTGACGAAAACAATTAACGGCACAACAACAGATGTTGTAGCAGGCTCGGCAATTCTTAGCGGGTTAACCAAATCGCAGGTAACGACAGCGCTTGGATATACACCGCCTGAAACAGACACAGTTGCCACTGTGACAACAACTGGTTCGGGAAATGCAATTACAGCATTGACGGCCACAAATGGCGCCATCACAGCAACACTTGGGGCTACATTCCTTACAGAGCATCAGGATATCTCAGGCAAGATGAATGTGCCAGTTGGCGGTAATGCAGGACAGGTGCTTACGAAAACAGCCACTGGTTATGAGTGGCGAGATCCCATTTCGCTTGAGGCATATGTCGCAGGCGAGGTAGTAACATTCGAAGATGGTGTCGTTGATACAGCGACTGGAGGCGGTGGCGGTGTCACAGTAGAACAGGTTCAACAAATGATCAACGATGCAATTTCAGATATAACAGACGGAGATGAGGTGAGTTATTAATGGCTAAGGTTTTAGTCACAGAATCATATCTTACAGCTATTGCCAATGCCATTAGAAACAAGCTTGGCGGTAGCGCAGCGTATAAGCCATCACAGATGGCAGATGCGATTTCAAGTATTCCGACAGGCGGCAGTGGTAAGCCCGAACAGACAAAGAACGCCACTCCATCCGAAACCGCCCAGACGATCAAGCCTGACAGTGGTTATACACTTTCCAGTGTCACTGTAGGTGCGATTTCGTCAACGTATGTCGGCAGCGGCGTCGCCAGAAAATCATCTAGCAATCTGACGGCTTCAGGTGCAACAGTGACAGTACCCGCCGGGTATTATTCTTCACAAGCGTCAAAGGCTGTTGCAGCGGCAACACAGGCAACACCAAGTATTAGTGTAAGTAGTGCCGGATTAATAACGGCCAGCGCTACACAAACCGCAGGATACGTTACTGCCGGAACTAAATCTGCAACAAAACAGTTAAGCACTGATAGCGGTTCAACAGTAACACCGACAAAGTCATCGCAGACGGTGTCTGTCAGTGGCAAATATATGACCGGGAATGTCGTTGTTAATGCGATTCCTGCAGCATATATCACTACCACTGACGCCACCGCCGGTGCGGGAGATATTTTATCCGGCGAGACTGCATACGTGAACGGCTCAAAGGTCACTGGAACTCTGCAAGTCCATAATTATTACACAGGTACGGGCGACCCATCCTCTGCCACTGGAAACAATGGTGATCTATATTTAAAGGTGAATAGCTAATGCCTACAGCAAGATTAATTCCAAGTGATTACTACCTGAGTAGTTCTTCATACTTGTCCGTATCCAACGAGGATAATATGTATGCCAATACCGATAGCACAACATATGCAAGTGTTTATAATTCTCGGGCGAGCACCACGTCATATTACATCTACCTGCGTGGATTTAATTTTGGTTCGGTTCCAAGTGCTGCGGTCGTGAATTCGTTTACGGTTAAGCTTAAGGCAAGTGAAAGCGGTGTGAGCACATCTACATCTTATAAACCATATTTGGCCAATGGTACATCTGCCATCAACGGAACGTGTGATCCTATAACAGCATCAGTTCAGACACTTGAGTTTGATGGATTGACGGCGGATTGGGAAACAATTGTTGGATACGGAAGTGACTTCGGGATTCGCATCAACTGTCGAAGAGCATCAAGAAACACCGCTGCTTATATGTATATCTATGGCGCAGAGATAGAAGTCAATTACACCGTTCCCAACCCGGCGACGGTGACATCAACTCTGGTTGGTAACGGTACAATTTCACCAAATGGTGCATATTCAACATCCGAAGGCGCAACATATGAGTTAACGATTACGCCCGATGATGTCTCGGAGGAAGTGACAATTACAAAGGACGGCGTTGATGTAACCGCCGACTTGGTTGTGCATGCGCCCGGGCAGACGACCAATTTCGTCCCCGCCGATGTTACCACATCCTATATACAAAGCGGTTCTTCATATGCAGAGTATGCAGTCGGGCATAGCGCGGAAGATCCGTCCAGTTCTGGAACGTCATCGAACATGTATGCTTCAGATACAGGTTATGCGGATTACACATTTAATTTCAGTTCCATTCCGAGCAACGCCGTGATCGATGAGTTCTCTGTCAGGTGCTATGGGCACAGAGAGAATGCAACCATTGACTCAAGCCACATCTCGAGTGTAGCAATAGTTGTGAATGATACCGCCGTCAGTGAAGAGGTTGACTTCCCATCGACAAGTAATACAACAATTACTGTTGAGCCGACGGGTAATATCACGAGAGCAGATCTCAATAATTTAGCCATTCGTCATACGGTTGGTTATTACGGTGGACTGGTTCTAGGTATCACTATAACAATTACATATTCAACCGGTTCCGGTACGATTGATCATTATACATACACTTACACTGTAAGTGGAGATGCGGCGATCATCGTTACTATTGGATCGCAGGAGAAGATGTACCTTAAAGTCAATGGATCGTGGAAGGTCGTTGATAAAGTTTATAAGAAAGTTAATGGCGCCTGGGTTGAGCAGACAGATTTGGCGTCGCTTTTCAATACAGCCTATGCCTATGTGCATAGAGAATAAGGAGGTAGGACTATGTCAGAAGTGTCGCAGATTAGAGTCAAAGGCACTTTATATGATATCAAGGACGCGGTCGCGAGACTTGCGACTGGTGCCCCTGCTGTGGCATCAACCGCTGCGGGCATGACCGACACGTCCAAGATTTACGTATATACGGGTACTGAAAGTGGCTACACTAAAGGCCACTGGTACTACCACGACGGAACATCGTGGGTGAGCGGCGGCGTATACCAAAGCTCAGGAATCGAAACAGATTCTAGCCTGTCCGTAAGCGGCGCCGCGGCAGATGCTAAAGTTACAGGCGACGCAATTAACAATGTTGTTTACGTCGGAACCGAGGCAACAGATAGTCATACACAGGTCTTAGTATCGCCGACAAATACCGAGTTGGATATTGTTACGCAGGCCGATTTCGATGCGGAGATCAGTGATTTGAGGATCGCAATAAGTTCTTCACAGGGCATGAGCGCAGAGTTCAAAGTGGCACTGGAAAATTTAGTATCGCATGTTGCCTTCATTGGCGATGATCCTACTGGACGGGCATATATTGATGCACTGCATACGGCTATGTATCCTCCTGCTAATCTGACAAGGATTTCAGCGGTATATACGCAGAGCGGGACAGTTTATGCTACGGATTCTATTGATTCGTTGAAAGATGATTTGACAGTTACTGCATCGTATAGCAACGGAACAATATCAACGGTTGCAAAGACTGATTACACATTAAGCGGAACACTTACTGAGGGCACAAGTACTATCACAGTTTCGTATGGTGGTAAGACAACCTCGTTCAATGTCACTGTTTCATCCGTTCCGGAGTATGGCACGTTTACTCCGCAGAATATCGTAAACGGAAAATACATTTCTGATACTGGTGTTATTTCAGATTCTACATATGGATCATATAGTGAAGACTATTTACGAGTAATGTCCCATGTATATTTTATTAAATTCGATAACCTGAAAGGATCGAACCCTAACTATAGAATTTGCGAGTATGATTCTACAAAGAATTACTTGAGGCAGAACCATGTTTCAAACACTGGAGCGAATTATGGCTTGACGGGTTCATCGAATACTTTTGCTTTCCCTGACGATACCAGCTATGTAAGATTGTCTTGGTATGGTGAAGATCAGCTCCGCACGCCTTCGGTCACTATAAACACAGTGTCCTATACTGACTTACCTATGGAAATAGGTGATATAGATAGTGCTACTGGCGAGAATAAAGTGGAATCCAAGCGTTGCAGAACGCAAACATTTATTCCTGTTACAGGTTCCACTATTACCGTTTCCAACTGTCCTTTCTTTGCAAACTGGCATGCAACGGCGGTCAGCAAAGAGGGCACTGATGGTTGGGGCAACGGTGCAGGATATTTCTTTAGGTGTTATGACTCATCGCATAATATCGTAGGAACGTTATCTTATTACAACAACAACATTACAGATGTCGCTTTACCGAGCGGCACTGCATACGTCCGAATGATCTTCCAAAAGAACAGCAATGATTTTCCAACGGATTTTGATAAGTTGGTGATACAGCCGATTGTGATTAATGGTGTCAATTACAGAATTGTGAAGGCTTAAGTATGGCAGTATATGATGTGAATGGTGTTGCTCTTAATGCCATATATAATGCTGATGGAAGTGAATTGAACAAGGCTTATAATGCCGACGGAAACATTGTTTATCAGAAGCAATCAATCGTAATTCCGACGGGTGATTATTCAACACAGATTGGTTATCTGTCGGATTGGTTGATTAATCTTGCGACATACACAGCGAACGGTGAGACATATGTCAAAGAGCGTTACCGCATGGACACATGGGCATGGTCAAGCGGTGCAACGGCAATGGCTTGTGCTCAAACTGCATGGATGTATCTGAACTTGTGGCAGTACACGGGTAATAGCAATTATTTGACTACCGCTCGGAACCTTGTCACGAGTCTGGAAAAAGGTAGAGCGTCAAACGGTGGATTCCCCATGTTCATCTATAACGCAGGCGATCATTATATGGATACCAACATTTATACAGGCGGTAATTCAGAAGTCCCGATCAGTCTGTTCAGATGTGCGGAGATTGATGCCGAAAATGCACAGACATATATCACGAACGGTCTGCGGTCATGCGAATATCTGCTTTCGATTCAGAACAGTAATGGCTCATGGAGAACGGTAACGAATGACACTTCTCAGACGGCTATGTTCACTGCACAAGCAATAAGCGCATTGGCTATGGGGTATCAGCACGCTTCAAATAAAAGCGTTTATCAGACGGCTATAGAAAAAGGTATTGCTTTTATTCAGACACAGTTACTGTCAGACAATCGCATTAAGACTTGCCGTGAAGTAAGTCCGAACACTGAATACTGGCGACCGCCTACATCAGACCAGTCTATCGTTATAAGAGGGCTTGCCTTAGCAGAATACTATTTGCCGAATAACTCCAATGTTTCCAGTTGGAGAACATTACGGCGGACACTTTTGTCATATCTGAATCAGTGCATCGGTTCTGAGGGTGCTGTCAGAAATGGCCTTGAAACAACAAATCTTCCGAATGATTTCTATGGATTGACTGACCATGTATACACAACATCGTGGGCGATTGAAGCATATCATTTCTGCGGACTTGTTGATAACGATCAGACTGAAATGAACATATCCAAGGGAATCGTTGATTTCTGTAAAGGAAACCTGTATTTCAACACAGGCAACGAAAACACGAACGGAACGCTCAGAGGTGCGTACAACATTCAAGACGGCAACTGGGATACATCAGCGTTGACACAGGATAGCGGTAACGAAGGCGGTGCTGAGATGATTTATGTCGGATGGGTAATGTCTCCGATTTGTACATGGATGATGAAGTACCAAGAGAACTAAAGGAAATTTTAACACTAAACGAATACGTTACACAGGTGCGCGGTTAGCGAATAATTGCGCACCTTTTTAAATTCTTTACAACAACAAGCGAATAAGGCGGGAAAGACTCCCGCCCTTTTTATTTTCGCGACAAAGGCGATGAAAGGAGAAAGCCTATGGCTACAAAATCTTATCAGGACTTTAAAGAAAAGTATCTCGGCAAACGCGTCGACATCGACGGGTTCCCCGCCAACCAGCCCTATCAGTGCTGGGACTATGTCAGTGGACTTTACTTCCCTTATATCGGGGGCAAAGTCATCCATTGTGGACAGAGCGGCTATGTAAAAGATATTGCCAATCAGCGCAATAGCAATGGCATTCTTGACTTTTGTGTAGATGTAGGGCTGAAAGCAACATTGCAGCCCGGCGACATCTGCATTTGGACAAACTGCCCCGCCTGCCCCTACTCTCACATTGCTATCTACGACCACGACGACGGTCAGGAGGCAGTGTTCTTCATCGGTCAGAACCAGTCTGCCACATACGTCAACATTATCAAGATTCCTGTAGCAGGAATCATTGGCGTATTCAGACCGAAAATTTTCGTCGGCAAGAAAGAGGCTTCCGAAGTTAAACAGGCAAAGAAGAAAAAGAAGCCTGATCAGATTCTGACCAAAGGCTCCAAGGTTATTTCTGAAGGATTCTACATCCAGAAGATTAACTACCAGAAAGACTGGGGCTACAACAGCTGGGTTGGCGGATGGTTCCCGCTCAAGGACGTTAACGAGGTTGACGCTCTTGACGGCAGAAAGGATCAGATCGTTCACATCGGTTCCGGCTGTGCGTTTAACAAGGGCGTTATGACTGTCATTGACATCAACGTCAAGAATGATACAGCGCTGTGTAAAGAACTTGGCTACTGGGTCAAGTCCAGATGCCTGCGCGAAGTGGAGGACTAAATTATGAGTATTGATTGGAAAAGAAAATTATCGTCAAGGAAACTCTGGCTTGCTATTGCAGGTCTCGTATCGGGTATTATGATTTTTCTCGGAAGACCTGAGAGCGAAGCCACACAGGTATCGGCACTGATTATGTCGGCCGCATCTGTAGTTAGCTACGTTGTGGCTGAAGGTCTCATCGATTCCGCCAACGCACCCTATGTAGGCGCCGTGGAGGATGAGGCCGATGAATCCAACTGAGTTAGAAGTAGTCTGGTCATTTGTCGGTAAATTGGCCGCAGTTGTTGGTGTTCTCGTAGCTCTGGTCAAAGGCTATCAGTTTTTGAGATCGCTGACCCCGATCTCCAAACTCGAATTACGAGTTGGCGAGGCGGAACAGAAATTAAGGAACGATTACGATCATTTAAAAAAGATCGATGAACAAATCGAGCATTTGGAGAAGACGTCCGATGATACGCAACTCCAGATTAAAGAAGTTAATGAGGGCATTCAGCGGATAGGAAAGTCACAGATTTCGCTCTTGCGTCATTTTGTGACTGGGAACGGCCAGAAAGAAATGGCAGATGAAGCGGACGATCTAACTGAGTGGTTCATCGATAGATAGATGTATCTCGGGGTCGCGCAAGCGGCCCTTTTTAGGAGGCTAAATAAATGAAAAATTTAACACCTGTAACAAGATTAGAGAAGTATCTTCATGCAATTGCGACCGGAGAGTCGATCAACCTAACTCCGACGAACGACGAAGAGAAGCTGCTCGACGCGATCATGCGTGGAAATGGAGAGTCGATCCACATCAACCCGAAGACGCGTGATAGTTATTTCCTCGCAAAGATTGCTGGCGCACACATTGTCGGAGAAGACACTGGAAACTTCGATTAAAAGGATCAAGTGTGAGGAGGCATGAATAGTTATGAAGAATTTAACACCCGTAACCCGCGAAGAAAAGTTCATGGACGCAATCGCAAAGCACGAAGTCATCAATCTTACACCTACAAACGATACGGAAAGATTACTTGATTCTATTATGCGCGATAGTCCAATCGCAATTAACCCCAAAACACGCACTGATTACTTCATCGCAAAGAACGCATCTGCGACAATCCTCGGAGAACCGAAGACTGATGATGTTACAGTGTCCGATGAACAGTAAAATTAACTAGACCAGCCCAGCGCAAGCTGGGCTTTTATCCCCCTGTGGCCTAATGGTAAGGCAAGCGACTTTGACTCGCTACATATGGGTTCGACCCCCATCAGGGGTGCCATTTCTACATAGCTAAATACGGCTAATAAAATACCAGTTTGAGAGGGCGTAACTGCCCTCTTTTTTTTGTTTTGACGATGAATGTATATGAAATTGTCGTGCGCAGATATGGCGGTTCACTAAAATAAAAAATAGGCAGATTGACTTAATTGTCAGTCTGCCTTCTTTTTCACAATCGTTCAACTATAGCTTGTATGAATACTATAACCCAAACCATTACCATGGCGAACATGGCAGCCTCTGCTAATGTACCCCCAATGTACATCCCTGTCAGCAGCAGGATTATTTGGAGTATTACGTAGTCAATCATCCCCATCATATGCTTCAATGAGATTCATCCACGCTGTTACCTTGGTGTGGTCATCCTCGATTTCACGGTACATGTAATCGTCCTCGTCGAGGCCGAACCATCCTGCGTGATCTTCAGTCGGAAAGTCCTCCGGGCAGAACTCATGCAGGTTTGTTGAATAACACGCCTTCTGTACGTTTCTGTACTCGGCGAAGGTGCCAAGTCTACCGTGGATGGTTACGAGATACGTTTCACCGTCTTGGCCGTCAGGCAGCCGTTCACTCACTGGAATCCATTCGTTCATCTTGTTTTTCTCCTTTTCCGATAAATCTCTTTACTATAATAGCGATCGTAAGGCCTGTCATTTCGAACGCCATGCTTATCTCAATCACCAGCACAGTCGCCACTATCGAGATCAGCACACAGGCAAGCGCAACTCCCATCGCTGTATGCATATCCATCAGTTAGTTGCCCTCACCGTCTATTGGTATCTGTACCGTGCAGAGGATATGTGTATCTGTACCGTACAGAGGAATCGTTCTGCCGTACTCATCTGTTGGTTGATACACCACACCACCGATTTCACATCCAGCTTCGCGCTCAACTTCTTCCCTGACCGAAGCAAAGTAATTTGCGATTTCTTCGTGCGATCTCTCGGTGCTGCCGATGATCTCAATTTTGAAATAATTCATTCGCCCTCCTGTCGTTTATCTTTAATACATCGTCATAGATGATTCTTACGTCCCTGAATTTTCTGTCCATATGGTAATGACCCGCATACCACTTTTCATAGCTGACGTTGCCGAGTAATTCTTCCAAGAAGTAGTTAAGCTCGTTTGGCTTGTATAATCCGTGGCTAAGTTCGTAGAGTGTGTTCGCGGGTATGTCGTGCGTGAATATGTAGTCTACGGTGTTGTCGTTTGCGCGAAGATTCTTCTTTGCCTCTGCGTATTCGAATGAGGACGGCATCTCTTCATCCCACCAGTTGACTCCCCTGTCTGCATACTCCGTCTTTGTATACACGCCGCGATCAACCGATCTCGCCCCGCCCATTGCGAAAATCTTCTTTCCGTCGATGTTGAATACCTGACCGCGCATTAGGTGGATGACCGAATCGCGTAGGAACTGCACCCTGCCGCCTTTCCACTCTTCGAATTTAAATCTGTTATAAAGCGCTGTGAAGTTCTCGTGATTTCCATCAACGAACAGCGTCGTCCATGGAAAGTTATTTATATAATCGAGCCAGTATCTTTCCACCTCGTCCTCGCGGTTCTCCCACACAAATCCGAAATCACCGCAGATAACAACGTAATCATCTTTAGTCAGTTCTTTGCCTTTGCCCGCCTCAAAGCGAAGCAACTTTTTAATATCGTATGTCCCGTGGGTGTCGCCAGTTACATAAAACATAATTCTTATCACCTTCCCTGAGTCCCATACAGCCATTCTGAGGCGCACGGCAGAACCATGATCGAGTGTTCAAAGTTGCCAGAGAATCGCTCGGCAGAGGCTCTGTGTGGCTGTGTGTGGCTGTTATGCCTAATCATCTTCTGTTTCCATATCTTCGCCGTATTCGCAGTATACCGAGTCGTCGAAGTCGGCGATGTCGACACGTGCGACACCATACATACGCCGATCCAAGTTCGATCCGTAACTCGTCAATCCAAGCGTATAGAGCTTGTAATATGCGTGTGCGATGTTTGTTTGCAGGTCGATCAGGATCTCCTTAGCCATGTTTGCATTGTGCTCGTCTAGGAACGTGCCAATTACTCGGTCGAAATCCTCGCCTGATTCATGAAGCAGATAAATGTACGGTTCTGTTATTCTCATGTGACCTCCTGTTTTTATCGAGGAATTACTTGGGGAATTAATTGGGGAATTAGTTGGGGAATTAATTGCTATTGATTCCTGAAGTAATGCTTCGATTGATGAGCAAACTACATATCATAGCGGCCCGCCCGTCATTCAAAAGTGGTAAATAGGTGGTACAAACTGAGTTGAAAATAAAAGAAACGCCCGATTTATAGGCGTTTCTGAGCTCTGTTAGCACTGTCAATATCAAAGTGCTAAGTTCTTCTCAGATCGTCTCAAATCGTTTTAAATCGCCATTTCTGGCTATTCCTATTTAATATATCGTCTCAAATCGTCTTTATTCGTTGCTGTCAAAAGTGGTACAAAGAGTGGTACAACCATGCATGCGTGTCATAACACCTTACCATTTAACTTTTTAAAGCTCTCCTTTTTGGCGTCCTTGGTCGCCTCGTTGTAAACGTCCATCGTAACCGTGATGGATGAGTGTCCCATCACTTCTTGGATAACTTTCAGGTTTGATTCATTCTCGCACAGCCTTGTGCAGAATGTATGGCGCAATACGTGAACGCTGAATTTCGGCAAGTATACACACTTTTTGCCGATATTCCAATTCGCTTCAACCTGTTCGTTGTAATCTCTCTGGATCGCATACAGCGCCGCGTTTACGGTGCCGGGGATCGGCAATGACCCAAACTTTGTGCGCCAGACGAACCCCGTCATCCCGTCAATGCACAGATCGGCAACACCCTCATCGGTCTGCCGTCTTTTCTCGTTCTCCAATATTGTCCGCACTGTATCCAACATTGGAATAATTCTCACACCAGCTTCCGTCTTCGTCCTGTTAATACTCAACCCGTACTCATCTGATTCCCCCAACTTATAATACTTAACCGTATGGTTGATACTGATCAAACCTTCTTCGAAGTCACAGTCGTTCCACGTCAACCCAAGGGCTTCGCCGACACGGCATCCGGTACCCAGTATAAATGCGAATAATGGGTACCAGTGCGCATGTCTTGCAGAGCGTTTTGTAAAGCTTAGAAAAGCCTCCTGCTCTTGAATGGTTAAACAGTGGACACGTTCGTTATCGTTTCTGAGATCCGCCTTCATACTTTTCAACAGTCCTTTGCATGGATTGTAGTTGATGGCGTGATTGCTGATTGCGATATCGAACATCTGGCTAAGCATTGAATCCAGATGCCTGATAGTCGACACGGTGGTTCCGTCGTTGAGTAGGTTTAGATAGTGCCGTCTTAACATCGGCTGTGTCAGGGCAGCTATCTTTGTATTGCCAAGCTGCCTGCTGACACGAGTTTGATACAGGTTTTCGTAGATGTCTCTGCTTTTCCGGTTTAGACGTGATTTTGTTTCCATGAACTGCTTGAAGCAATCCTCAACGGTTTCTATATTCGCCGCATGTGCGTCAATTCCGTTAAGGACGTTCTTCTGGATTTCTGCCTCGAGCTCTCGGAGCGATTTATCACACCGTTTGCCGGATGGTGTTCTGTCGGTCGAAACGAGTTTCCAACTGTACACGCTATGCTTGCGCCCGCTACTATCACTGTAGCGATACTCATACATGCCGTTTGCCCGCTGTCGCTCGTTAGGTTGTAGTAATCTGCCCTTCCTGTCTCTACGCTTTTCAGACATAGGGTTTCTCCTTTCTTGGAAGGGTCGCTATGATATGTATCGGAATTCTATCACGAAACATACAGGATTACATTCCATGAGTTACTTTGGAGATGTCTTCCTTTGCGCCATCAACTGTCGTGCGGAGAATGTCGATAGCGTCTTTGATATCAAGATCTTTATCTTTTAATGCATCTCTGACCGCGTATGTCACATACTGGTTCAGGGCATCGGCGAGCGTCCTGTGATAGGTTGTATTGGTATACGACTCACGTTCCTCGCCATTCTTATCTGTATACTTGCCAGCATATCGTGTCAGGTTATATGACCACTCGTCGACATCAATATACCAGTCGCCTTTAATATGAATCATTATTCACACCGCCAATCAGAATTCATTAACAGCAGCGATGAAGTCTTCGAGTGCCGCATATCTGATTCCGTCATTCAGTTTTGTATAACTGTCTTTAATTGCCTGCATCGTTACGCCGTGCGGAATACAGCGATTCTCGAATTTTTTATACGCGTCAAGGTACCATTCGTCTTTGTCACCGTTGTAGGTTGCCTCGTAATACATACCATCGGGAAGTGTTGTCGAGATCAAAAACTTCCAATTCTGAAGTGCTTTGCATTTCCACACCGTGTATACATCGAATACCGCTTCGCCCTCTGGTTTATCAAGGTGCGAGTAGGTGTACCACCTGACAAGTTCTAATGCCATTTCTTCCATTGTTCATTACCTTCTTTCATGAGAGAATTTCTTCGTCGTTACTGCGCCACCAATCCACAAGCTGCCTAAGACTGGTGCTAAAATCTGGGTCAGCATTATAATCGGCCAGACGTTCGATCAGTTCAACTGGGATAGCGTCCTTGGGGTGCTGCCAGAACTGCAATGATACGTTGCCGTTATATTCAGAGATCGATCCTTCATACCCGGCGTCCATAATAATCTTTAAGTATTTCTCAACGTCCATATCCTTCTCCTTCTAACCTGAGATGTTTTTATATTGGCGCTGTCCACGCCATGATGATGAGGAGGACTAAGAACCCGATGCATACAATGACGGCAAATGACGTCATAATGCACATAGAGATCGAGAAACACACACTCCAGAACTCATAAGTGTAATCGGCGCGTTCCATGGCGATGTACGAGATAAACGAAACTGGGATTGATAGTATTGCTATTGTTAATGCTACTCTTAATGCTGTTTCCATATTTACATTGTCCAAATTGTTAAAATTAATTTCACGATGAGTAGGACGACCACAACAGTGCACACCCCCGCCATGATAAATGTAGACACCTCAAAACACGCATTCCAGAACTTATAATAAGTCGGTTTTGACTGATCCATGGCAATGGTCGAGATGAGGCAGGTGGGGATTGATAGTGTTGCTGCTATTAATACCACTTTTAATGCAACTCTTAATACTATTTCCACTTTTATACCTCTGTTGCCGCTTCCAAGAATTTTTCAAACGCTTTTCTATTGATGAGCGCACGATTCCCGGAGAGGACATACAGTCTCGAGTCGCGGTGATCCGCTAATATATTGCGTAGTTTGCCTTCGCCAATGTTGAAGTACTTTGAGGCTTCGTTAACCGTAAGTAAGAACTTGTCGCCCGGTTTAAGATCTGTCTTGTTCATGATTCTCTCCATCTAACCTGACGGGTTCTCCGGTTTCAATCGGGCAATAGTATGTAATCGACGCCCCGCAGTTTGCGCAGTGGCATTCATGTATGATTCCAATACCGTCAAGCCCGTAGTCTTCGAAATCGAAATCAGCATCCCAGACCACCGAACGGCTCAAGCAGTTGAAGCACTCATACATCTTTTGGCTCCTCTCCTGTGAGCTCGTTCATAACCTTGTCGTACATATCGAGGATGATTTTTGCGAATGTCTTACTCTTCGGGTTGATATTGATCGTCGGGTTTCTGCGCACATGTTTGTACCAAGAGATCCTGACACCGTCACAGCTGAAGTTACACGGTAAGAAATCGTCCTCATCCCAGTTGTATGCATGTACTTCGAAGCACTTACCAATGTATTCGTTACCTGTGTTTGCGAACGCTGAGTCCCAGACCTTTTGGTTTTCGTTCCAGTATTTTCTGCTAATTTCGTTGTTGATGTCAGCGAGCAGGGCGACCACCCAACGCGGGCAGTCGTAGATCTGATTGTCGTTGCTGTTATTCCACAGCATGTTGCCTAATTCAAGTTCTGCCATTATAGACCCCCTATCTGAACTCTCTATCCGAAAAGCGATAGCCATCAACATTCCGGCAGTTTATGAACATTTCATCACTCTCTAAGCTCTGCTTCCTCTGGATGAAATCCTCAAAGTCGCGGAGGCTGAAAACCTCGTCATATTCATCAATGATTACGTATTTCGGATCGTCAACAGTATATTTTTTCAACCACCCAATGACATCATCATATGATTTCCAAGTGATCGGTGGATCGTGCCATGTTTCGTCATGCGATTGGAAGAGAAATCTCCAGCCTATGGATGACTTCCCGATGTGTATTGGGCTTTCACATGTTGGTCTTGTCCGTACTGCGTAATAATTCGTTCCCATCTTTACGCTCCTTTAGCTTGAAGTTGTGACACTTCGCGTTGGCGATAAATCTGAAGATTGGTATATAGTCGTTGTATCTAGCACAGAATGGTTCCTCACCAAGCAACCGATAATAGCGGCAATTGGTGCACATACTTTCCATCAGAACCCATCTCCATTTTTGATCTGGAAGAACTCATATATAATGAGCAGTGTCATTGCGGCGACCGCATAGTATACAGCCATCGGCATCAGCGTTCACCAGTACTTCCGAAACCGTTTGCGCCACGCTCTGTATCGTCAAGTGAATAGACCTCGCACGGCCTGATGTCCATATACGGCATCACGACAAGCTGTGCTATGCGGGTGTTCTCCTCGATGCTCACCATTTCATCTGTATCATTGTGCAGTGCGACAATAATTTCGCCGCGGTAGTCAGAATCAACAACACCTACGCAGTTTGCCGGGCGCAGTCCCTTCTTTAAGGCCAGGCCAGATCTTGCGAAGATAGCTCCGAATGTTCCTTTCGGAAGAGCTATGGCAAGTCCGGTGCCAACAGGAACTGTTGAATGCGGTGCTATATCGCAAGCCGCAGTTGAGAACAAGTCCCAGCCCGCCGCTTCCGTGGAGCCCCTTCTTGGGCAGACGGCTTTGTCTGTGAGTCTTTTGTATTCGACTTTGAACGGCTTCGTCCATTTGAGTTGTGTGAACATGTCTTCTCCTTTGTTTCTTTTTTACTTCTAGTACGCTTCTTTTTTGCGTCTGGATCGGTACGTGTAATCGTTGATGTGTCTTCTGTCTTTTTGAACACACATAGGTCGCTATCGGCGGTTACCACCCATGTTAGGAAGCAGGTTCCATTGATGTGATAGCCGCATGTTTTACATGTTGGTCTGCTGCCCATATCTGTCCTCTCATAACTTTTTTATAAAAGATTTGCAAGGCGGGGATTTTCACCCCGCATGATCCACATTACGTGCGCCAGAGTCTGAGGTCGTCCGAAGCGCTATCACAGTCCGCTCCTAAAGCGATTGGATCTTACACATCATAAGCGTCTACATATTCCGCCACTTGCACTAGAACCGCCGTACCTGCCATGTAATTGGTTGCGGATCACGAACTAAATCTGATCCAGTTATCTACTAACAACCTGCATGGCAGGCCAGCAGTCGAGGTGGGAATTCGTGGCCACGGAACTCCTAGCTCTAGCAGGAGCCAAACCCTTATAACCTCCCTGCCCGTAGGTTCCGACGTTTCCCTGATCGGCTTTATGATTGGAGACATCACCCGAGCACTTGCTTGCCCTTGGAAACGGTTTTGCCAGTCAACCAATGGATTTATCTTTTTCTTTAGATCTGATCAGCCCAGTCGCTGATCCAGCTTCTATGATTGATCGACAGCGTACAGACTGCCGCCCGATCGTGTCCACGGAAGTGTTCAATGTATCTCTGAAAACCACTCTGTGAGATATCGTCCAGATCACATTGCCCGTCATGTCCGATCACGATGACCTTCGCGTGTTTGCCGACACGGGTCAGCGTTTTCTGTAGCTGTGGCACGGTGTAGTTCTGTGCTTCGTCGATAATGATGACGGCATCATCCAGATTCGAACCCCTCAGGTAGGTATCTGTGATACATGTGATGTAGCCGCCACTCTTACTATCGCCCTCCGACAGCGAGGTGTCTCTCATGGCCGTATTGAGATTTACGTGACACCTTACTAACGCTTGGTAGAACGCTTCGAAGTACACTGAGCTTTTTTCGGTAATAGTACCGGGCAACCAGCCCTGTTTCTTTTCGCCGTAGGGTGCCATGATGTAGATCAGGTCTTTATAAAAACCTGATTTTATTAACAGATTTGCAGCTCCTGTGGCTATGGTTGTCTTGCCCGTTCCAGCTTTTGCGTTTACGAATACAATGTCGATGTCGGGGTTGATGATTGTGTCTGCGAGAATGATCTGCTCTTCATCCAGTTCCAAGCCGTAGAACGGTTCGTCTCTGAATGTGTGAGGGAGTTCGCTCCCCGAGCTTTTCTTTCTAGGCATTCTCTTCAAAGAACCTCATCGAGATCGCAGTCGACTCCAATCAGGTAATCAACGAACCCGAGTTCCTTTGCCTCATCTGCAAGCATGTACCATTCGACTCTCGACTTTTTGTCATACATCTCTTCTGTCATGTTGGTGTGGGCGATTACGATTTCCTTCAGTCTCGCATCAAGCTTTTTGAAGAAATCCATCTGATCCTGCACCTTATTGCCAGAGTTATAGACAAAGTTCGAACCGTCGTGCAGCAGAACAGAAGAGTTGGGTGTGGCATAACGCTTGTGTCCTGTGAGACCGATCATAAGTGCCATGCTGTACCAGTATCCGAGATTGATTGTGTATACCGGTGTTTTACTTGTCATAATGACATCCATAAGCCCAAGGCCAGACTGAACGTCACCACCTTCTGATGTGATGTACAGGCGAATAGGTGTTCTTTCTTCGACCGGAATATCTTTATCATCTGCGTTGTACTGCAGGATCTTGTGTATAAGGTCTGTTGTGTTCAGCGTGTTAACCTCGCCTGTGAGATAAAGCTTTCTTTCCTCGAGATCCTTATATTCAAGGATGTCCTCGAGACCAATATTCTGTAAGAGAGCCTCTATGTCGAGATCATCGTACACAATGTCAATGCCACGAAACCTTTTATTTGTCATTCCTTTGTAATCCTCCGTAAGAATTCTATTGTTGATTCCCGAAGATCTTTCAATGTGCCAGCATTTTCGATCTTGAAGTCGGGGATGTGGTAACCAGGATAATCGAGAGCTGTTTCTGACGGATGCTGTCTCTGCTCTGCCGTAAGTGGAGATTCAAAATTAGTACGCTCTACCCTGACGTGCCAACAATTGTCGGTCAAGCTTCTCGGCCTCCACACTTCATTTGGAAACCGTGTATCGGGTACGATAACGTAGTCCCATTCGTTCCAAAACATTGCGATCAGGCTCGTCAGTCGGTCGACCCAGAAGTCTGGATCTTGTTTGCGCACGACATCTGTGCCTATGTATTGCAGGATGTGCCGCCCTGCGTCATCCTTGTTACCATCCCATCCGAAGTATTGCTTACAGATGAATTTGAGTTCGTCAGCATAGTGCATTATCTGCACCTTACATCCTCGTGCCTCGAGGTATTCACGCATGAAGTTTGCACATGTGTCCTTGCCGTTCTGTGCATGTCCGGAAATGAGAATGATTCCTTTCACAATTACACCTCGCCGTGTTCACATGTGATCAAATACCCGTATGGGAGAGTGGCGATCCATTTACAGAATTCTCTCCACTCTGGGAGACGGTGGTTCAGACGCTGTTTATAAATGGTTTTGAGCTGTCTGTAGTTCGTGGTCATGCCAGCTGTAAGCATGAATCCGGCTGGATTACTGTATAGAATTTCCAGATATTTATGCGTTCTGATCTCCGGGTCTTCCGTGAGGTTGTACTCGTTGATTTTTTCCCGCATGATTGCGATGATGCGCGGGTCTACATATTCGTTGTAGGTCGTGTTGATGTCAAACTTTGCAATTCGATGCATCGTGCTCTGCGAACTTACGAAGTCGAGGAAGTGATAACGCTCGGCTTCAACCCACACCTTATTGCTGAATGTGAGATCGAACTGGACAATGACGCCTGTCAGCCACTGGTCGTGACCGCTTCCGGGTTCCGACTGGGCGATCGCCTCAATGCCCTTGGTGAGCTCCGTGTTTACCGCATCTGTGTCAACATTCATTGGAAATTTGGCTCTGCGTATGCTATTGCGCAGGCCATACACTTTTGCGTTTGACACACAGCTGCATCCCTGAACGTCGATCTCGTCTGTCGAGTATGTCTGATCTGCCATAATCCTCCTATCTATGCCGTTTGTGCGTGTTGCACGGAAGGTTCTCGGGAGTGTATCTGAAGACACATACTGGGTAATACCCGGAGATATCTTCCGTTCCAATCACGAGAACCTCTTTCCCATTCGTCGTTTCTACAAGCCTCATCATCCGATGATTTTCGTCGGCATCGAATGAAATGAGGACTTCTGTGTCGGGAATATTGGCAGGAATTTTCTTAGGAGCGTATTCGACACCCTCAACCCACGACCGATAGCCGTCGGATGGGTTCTCTGTAGCTCGATAGGTTTTCCCGTCCAGAATGAAGTCGACGCACTCGGCATCATTCATGGTGTAGTCCATACTGACGCCGGAGAGGATGTGCTTACCGCACAACTTCTTAGGTTTAATCTTGTTCATAAGCCTCCGTCATTCACATTTTCATTAGTTGAAAACGTATTTTTTGTCGCCCATCGGCGACGCCCAATTATCTTAACTGGTATGCTTATATTATATACGATTCCAATGAATATGTGAACATATTTCGGCTCATTTAGATCATCTTTTCGTACCGTTCCAGCGTGAAGTATATGCCGTCTCTGTTGTATGACTTACATACAATGATATCGCCCTCTTTAACCGGCTCCTGTTTATAAACTCTATCCCAACAAGTGAACCGGCTCTCCTTGCCGCTGCCGATTGATTTGGTAAATAGCGATCTACCTATAATTTTCCCTGTTTTACGGCTTCTAATAGGCCTAACCTCGGTGATGTAAAGTTTTCTACGATCTTCTTCACTGCCAGTAACGTAGCCCATATACCCCATTGCCTCGACATAATTCTTCACCTTTACCGGTTCGCTCATGTCTTCAAGGTTCTGGTTTTTAATGATACATTCGCACTCGTTCATTGCTGATTGTACATCAAGCAAGGTATAACTCTTTGCCTCACCGCCCGATTTTGTCACCCCAACAGCGTATCGGCGGATCGCTTCCTCATACAGCGTACCATCGACCTGACTTCGCTTAATCTGTTTCGCATCTCCGTCTTTAAACATGTTACGGAAAATGGATGTGATGTAAGCGAGTTCTCTTTGATTGCCAAAATCCCTGAAGAAATCAATTCCGATCAGGATATCAACCTGTTTCGCATTAACATTTGTTTCGTGTCGAATGTCGTACAGCACCTGCATGAAGCGAGTATATTGTTTACCGGTGTGTGCCAGGTTATAGAGTGCGTTAGCAACGTTCTTATTCATGAATTTGATTGATGTAACGCCCTTAGCGATAATTTTTCTTTGCCAGTCACACACGTAGTCGTTCTTGGAAATGCCCCATCTCGGGGTCGACACCTCAATTCCAACCTTTTTGCCGTACGCAATAATCTTTCCGGTCTTTTCAAGGTCATCTCCAAAGGCGTTTAACGACGCTGTAAGGAATTCGAGGGGATGATAGTACCTTAAATACCCGCAAATATAGCCAATCATTGAGTATGCATCGGAATGATTCCAAGAAAACCCGTATTCTGACGCATCGAGGATAATTTGAATGAACGGCTTGATGATGGAATTGCACCTTTCGACAGACATATCGTATTTTTCGGTGCAAAATTCGATAAATCTGCGCTCAATTTCTGGTAACAGGGTCTCCGTCCCCTTCTTTTTTGCAATCGCACGGCGAACGGTATCCGATTCAGCCGCTGAGTAACCGCAAAATTTGACAAGAAACTGCATAATTGTCTCCTGCATGGCGATTCTGCCCGCTTCTGGAGCTAAAAATTCATTCAATGCATCGAAACCGTTGTCATAAAACTGCCCGGCGGCCACGCTGTCGCGGAAACTGGCACACGCAGGCCGTAAAAGCCCGTTGCCAAACGACATCCACTTCAACATGGAGAAGTTTGGGATCTTCGATCTGGCTATGGACAGTGTTTTATCGGACATAAACTTGCGAATGAACTGCTGAGCGCTGTTTGATTCCCATTGGAAGATCATTGTGGTGTCATCGCGGATACTTTTCCACACATTTTCGTCTTCAAGGTCGACAGTGTCCGGTGTTAATGGCTCTATACCAAGTAATTTGCATGTGTCATTGATGATTTTGACATTGTCCAAACCCAAGCAATCGAGTTTTACCATCATCAGTGAGTCAAGTTCTTTCATATTGAGCATTGATACAGGATAATCTGTCGTTGCCAGCGAACAAAGGCCAATTTCTGCCTCGATATCTCTGTCACTGACGAGTACGCCGCTCGGGTGTGTTCCAACCGATACGATTGTACCGATTACGATGTCAACATATCGGAAAACAGGCTTATATTTCTCTCTGGCGGCGTCAATATCGGTCTCTGCAAGCTCGGCTATCTCATCTGCCTTGGCCATGTAACCAGATGGGCCGACATCTGTGGCCATCAGGGCTCTACAAACATCTCTAATCGCCCCTCGGAGCTTAATTGTGTTGAATGTAATAATTTCAGCCGTCTGAATCTGCGGCAAATCCATCTTATCTCTCAATAAGAACTGTTTAACACGGTCTCTGTCCTCGCCGCCGTAGTCTGTATCAATATCAGCGAGTGAAACACGGTCGGGATTGGAGAATCTGAAGAAATTTAGGTTAAATTTGAGGCTATCCATCTGCGTAATGCCTAACAGGTAAGCCACCATGCTGCCAGACACCGATCCACGGCCCGGCCCGCAGTTAATTCCGTTCTTTTTCTCCCATTCCCGCAGGTAAGTCTGCAAAAGCATGAAGTCAATGGACTTTGTCTTCTCGAAAACGCTGATTTCCTGCTCGACGGCGGCCGTCAGCTCCTCTCTGGTATGATTTTTAAGTGCAAACGGGTGAGTGTCGATCGCGTCGTACACTTTTTTCCTGAAAGTCTGCACAGGATGCTCGTAAATGTGCGGATACTTCGGTGAACGGTCAATTTCGAACGGCTCCACCATGTCAGCGAGCACATTTGTGTTCTCAATCGCCTTCAGATAGACCTTTTCCGGCAACGTACCCTGCATCTGATATGCTTCAACCAGTTGGTCGTATGTTTTAAACCTCAAGTCCCAGTTATCTTCACCATCGAAGTGAATTTTCTTACTCCTCTGGAGAATTTTACGTCCTTCGACATGCGCATTGTTCAGAGCGTGCGTATCCGTGCCTGCTATCAGTGGAATTCCCGTTTGACCGCTCAACAAAACGAGCTTTTCATTGTACGCTTTCTGTTTGTCGTCGATGTGGTGCCCTATTTCCAAAAATGTACGGTGTTTGTTCTCGGTCATGAATCTCATGAACCGCTCAACCACGAATGGATTGTCAGCGCCTTTGCCAAGTACTCCGCCAACGCATGCGGAAGTGACAATAATGTTGTCAGATGTTGCAAACAGCTCATCAAAGCTGATTCTTGGGGCGTAATAGAAATGATTGTCCCGCCTGTTAAAGCTTCTGGAAATTAAACGGTTTAGTTCAAGAACTCCATCATAATTCTTTGCGATCAGCACGCAATGGTAGTTGTCACGCACCTTGCAGTCGAGCGATGCTGTGAGATATGCTTCAACAGCATGCACATACTTCATCCCGGCCGCTTCGATTGTTTCTTTTTTATGTAACCACTCCATTACAGACCCGTGTTCTGAAAACCCGAACGTCTTCATGCCACACTGCTGTGCGGCTTTTACATAATCTTCGAATTTTGTAACACTATCTATGTTCGTGACAGCATTACTCAGATCCGAATGGATATGATAGCAGAAGTAGTTATCAGTCATCGCAAATCTTTATCGAGCTTTCTTACCTCGGAGATATGATCCCATACATAGTCAGCAAAGATATCGAAGTTCAGCGATAACTGATCGAAAACGTCGATCTTGATGGATTCTTTATCGAACGCTTCCTGATTGGCAATCCACGGGCCAATGATGACCTCCCATTCAGCCTTAGACCAGTAGCAATACATCATCCAGCTTCTGAGCTCTTTTACGAATTCTTCTTTTGTAATTGAATGCCGCTTGCCATCTGTTCCCTTTTTTCGTTGCCTGGCAATTTTGGCTAACTGCTTGCATAATGTGCCATGATTGAAGACGTTGTACGTCGTGATACGCCTGCCATTAAAATCATGGTAATAAACGTTCCATTCAAGCTTTGATTCTCTATCAGCCATGGAATCCCTCCTATTCTATTTGTTCTGGATTGAATAATTCTGTTAATTTACATGCCGGACGTAGCTCGGTGCTGTCATCGTCGTTGCCATTCGGAACTATATACAGCATCCCGGGACGCATGTTCTCAGCCACATCCGTACTTGTGCCACCCAGCTCCACGGCTCTGTATAACGTGCCGCCATCAAGCCAAAATACACAAGATTCGCTGTTAATGTCTAAATCGATCATCTGAGCTTATCCCCTTTGAAAATAATTCTTCGAGTGTAATTGATGACTCCAGCGACTCCACAACCACACATACACCGTTATTACACCCGTGGCGTTCGTAGACCATTGCCCACATTGCTTCTTGAAGTGCTGACTCATATGCGTCGTTAAAGTAACGCATATAGTCGATCTCGTCGTCTCTCATTCGAGTGATGAACGGCTCGCTATCAGGAGACCAAGGGCGCGATTCGGTCGGCGTGCGCGGGTGTATTGGCTGTGGGCAAGGAGCCCAGTCTGGCTGATTAAACGCAGCTATGTGCGGGTGTGTGTCGAATCCTGCGGTTGAGACCCATATTTGATTTCGCCATCTTTCGATATTACCTCGCTCCATCTGCACCACCCTCAAACAGCTCGGTCAATGACATTTGTGACTGATAACCCTCATTTAAATCTTTTAAAATGACTCTGATATCATCAACAATGTGACATACGTCCGACGCACGAACATCAATATTGAATCGAACACAGACACCAGACTCCAAGTAGTACTCCTCCCCGTGGCCACCGTACTCGATATCCTGTTTAAATCTTGGACATGCAATACACCGATGGCTTCCAAGAAATGTATCATGTAGTTTACTCTCTGCCTCTGTCATCATCCACCTCCTTAAGAATCTCACGGGCCAATTCGGCTATGTCCCAAAGAAGATCGCTGATTATCAGAAGGAAGAGAGCAATCCCATATTCGGCCTGGCCGACCATGAACGCAAATGCGGCAAAGAATATGCAGACAATCCTAAACCATTTCATTATGCACATCTCCTGAATCATCCAAGCTTTCACAAAGCATTCTAATCGCCTCGTCCCTCAAAGCCCCTTCAAAGACCTTCATGTCGTCATGCTCCATAACATATCTCATGAGTCTGCCATATACTTTACGGCGTTCCCCAGATTTATATGTATCAATGAGGGCTTCGAAATTGTCGTCGACATCAGCGAGAGGGCACCAGCTTGGACGCTGGAGCTTCTCGTCTTTGTCATGTACTTCCAATCCTGTGAATTTCCGGTTGTCTTTTGCAAGGCACTCTCCCCACGGTTCCCACTCGTCCATGAGATCTGAGAGCGGGCAGACCCCGCAATCACTCGGAAGTTCCATATCTTTAATCAGTATCGCCATATGTATCTGTCACCGCAGTCCGTTTCTCTCAAGCTCCACCTCTGCATCGTCGAGGCAAACAGCCAAGTACTCAATGCATTCCATGGCTTTGAAGAGGGTATTCTTACTGCCCTCATTCCGTGCACGTTTAAGCATAGTGTTCAGATCCTCAATGATACCCGCACATTTATCAAAATTTTCACCAAGCATTTTCGTTCCTCCTCCACTCCTCGATGATTCTTTGTACTAATTCATTATCTTTGTACGTCTCTGTCAGCCACTGAATCGGGATGGCGTCAACATATGGTTGTTCTGGATCAATATTCCAGTTTTGGTACTCGCCGTACTCGCCGATGTAGCAGTGATTATCGTCTTCCAAATCAACGAGCCGCATCATTCTTCCCCTCGAACCTATAGCAGTAACCCGTGCGAGGAGTGTTGGAGAACCACACCGTGCAAGTGTTTGTCATATTCGAATGATACTTGCAATCCATGCACTGCCTTGCCTTTACGTATAACGTCGTGCCAACGAACACACTGTTTTCGCCAACCACGATCTCTGTTCTTGCTGAATCAAGGAAGTCTCTGACTGCCTGCTTACTAATGTAATTCATCTTCTTTACCCCTCATCTTGTATTCAACATATTTAGAAAGCACATTTGAGGCGTCCTTTAAGCCGTCAAAGTAGCCGTCGTTATAATGCTTCTTGTGCCCGAAAATTTCATATGCCGCGACCGTTAATATGGTGCCGACAATCAGACCGCCAAGGTAGTCAATCATCGCCCTTACCTTCGCTAGACACGACATCAATTAATCCGTGCTCAAGCATTTCTTTTGCCGGGAAGAAGCTGATGTTGTATGCATATGGCGTCACACTTGCGGGCTCTGTCTGAATAACCGTATAGGTGACATCATTTCCGAGATGTGCATAGAAGAGCTTAAATTCGTCCGCGCCAGTCTGAATCGTCACATTCAAATCCCCATCAGAATCGACATCGACCGAGATATACCCTTCGACTGCAAACAGCGTTTCGTTGAGTCTTGTGTTAATGGCGACGACACGTCTGTAGATATTGAAGTTGTTGGCTTCTCTTCTTATGTTGTAGTTAACCCGGTCGGACTTTTCACAGCCCGCCATCGTCAGCAGCAACATGATCGCCAGAAATACTTTTTTCATTCTTTTTTCCTCTTTCCCTCAGAACAGTACGCAACTGGGCAATATATGTTAGATCCGTTCCCAAGGTTCCGCACCATCGTGTGCGTACAGCTGTGGTCATATTCACACTCACTGCACGGAACCAGTTCGAAGCTGTAACACATCTCTCTTTTGAATCTAGGAACCTGGTCTTCTGAAACTTTAACTGCGAAGTAGTGTAGATCACTCATTCTTCTTTCCTCTCTGCCCTATAGACTGTGTCTGTTGATGATGTAGCGTATGTCGGTATAAGCCTTGGGCATTTATCGCACTCCCCATCGCAGTACACATAGTCATTGCCACAAACTCTTACTTCACTCATTCTTCTTTCCTCTCTGACCAGTCGATTTTCTGACCGCAATGTGGACAATAATCATGCTGTTCACCTTCGATTTCATACGTCGCTCCGCATGATGGACATTCCCATGTATCGTAGACCAGAGACCCGTCTGCATAGCCATCTCCCCATACGTCCGGTATAATCGGAACTTGCTTTTTAAGGGCTTTGACCGCCTCATAAAGTGCTTCAGACGTATTGCCGAAGTGAGTACCACCGTCAGCCATTACTATTTCAATCGCTTCTTTTGGTGTCATCTCTCTCTCCTTTTTGCGTTTCCGCAATACCAATTATCTGAAGGCATCCAGCTATAAAACGGGTCATCGCACTGACACGGGCATACACCATCCGGGAATCGAAGGTTGAGCCTCCCTATCTCGTTTTCATATATTATGGCTGGTCTGTGCTCGCAATCTTTGCATCGGATCAGTTCCCGCAGATATCCCTGTGATTCCGCAGACACCTTTGTTTCGTTATCAAGGAAATCGTCGTTAATAATGTATTCAACCCTTGTCATTCTTCTTTCCTCTCAGCCCACCAAATAAGCAATTCGTTGATTGCATCTTCCACTTCCTCGTAATAACGGATGCGCTCTTCGCTATTACTCTTGTCTTCAATTACCTTGTGTCGCTCATTTAACACAGCTTTAATCCAGTTGATAGGGATCGCATCGGCTTTCAATGCTCCGATAGCCACATCTAAGGCTTCCAGATATGCTTTGCTGTATTGATATATTGAATCGTCTAAGATTTTGACCTCTTCAAGAATTTCGATAGCTTCGGACTTGTTCATTCTTCTTTCCACATTTTCTGAATCGGGTACTAGCTCCTTAATTTGCGTCTGCATATCTGCTAGTTTTTTCAAATAATTTTCGTCTGTCATTCTTCTCTCCGCTCCGCTTTGGCAGATGTCGATGATGCTGTCAAGCAATGCATTTGACGGCTCCCAATTCATGTACTTGCGATGACAGTCATCACATCCAATGGGGCCGTACTCATCTCTTGGGGCATCCGGTTCATTGTGTTTGCAGTTATAGCAGTAGATTCCGCACAGCTCCCACTGTAGTTTCTTTTTAATTTCTTCTCTGTCCATTATCGTTTACCATCCATTTTTGACCCGCACCATGGACAATATGGCGTGACATTACCCCACGAATGTCCGCATTCGGAGCACTTCCGCATCATGTAGACAAACTCAGGAAACCCGACCTGCGAATGAGGATCTTTCAACCATCTTCCGTGTCTGACAGGCTCCGCGTCAACAACGGGTTGATCGAGAGCAATGTTGAGCGCCTGATCGATTGTGTATAATTCAGCGAGCCTATGGTCATCGTCGACCGTCTCTCGATATTCTTTTAGATCCGCTAAGAACAGGTCTTGGTCAATTAAGTTTTTCATTCTGGTTCACCGTCCATCTTCGATCCGCACCAAGGGCAGTAGTCAGTTAGAAACTCATTTCCTTCTGCTTCCAGCGCATCAGCGCCACAAACTGAGCACTTCATGGCGATCACATAAGAAGGCTTACCGGCGAGCGTTCCCATTCTCGGAACCCATTTACCGTGTCTGACAGGCCCCGCATCAACTGTCGGCGCGTTTTTAAACCCGTCCAAACTTGTTCCATCCAGTTCTGACACAACCTGTTCAAGTACTTCTGCTACTGTGATATGTTCACCAAGTTCTAAATCCCTGTACTTGTGCTCGCTTATTGCATTTTTGATAAATGTGGCAAACGCATCTGCATTAATCAATCTGGTCATCTTCATCAGCCTTATAGGGCTTTGGACACTTTGCCCACGCTGTAGCGATGCCGCCCCACAAATCACCATCATCGTTCCACAAATGTTCATAAGCGTTCCACCTCAGCACGCACACTTCCGATTCATTCTCTGCCCATTTAATTGTCACGAGATAACGGTCGCTTTTCTCTGGCAAGTTTTTCTTGCATGGAATCCATTCAACATTATTCATTTGCATTACTCCTTCTCGATCACGAATATAGCTATTAAGATGACCGCAACGGTGACCACGACGTCGACCATAGTTGGAAGTAAGACAAGCCACCACGACCAGTCAATGACATTACAGAGCTTCAGGCCGATAAGCAGAACCTGTAAAGCCCCACAAAATCCAATACCCGTTGAGGTATATGAAACTTTTTCTTTCTTCATCTCACCCTTCTCCTTCCCTTATAAAGTTCTCGGAAAACATCAAGACCTTTATCGACCGGGGCATCTTTAGCACCCAACAGATCACCAGTGTCATAGATATAACTGACATTTACGTATTGTTTGAGCTGGTAGATCCGGTCAATCGTCCATGGTTGTACGTCTTTATCGAGGGCGAACACAACATTGGCTCCAGCTCTTGCAAGGATCTTCATTTGATTTTCTGAGAAGTGTGATGTGAGTATCGCGCCAGTGTTGTGAATTCCCCATGTATCTGCCATTAACACACTTTTACATCCCTCGAAGAGGATAACTTCATGCTTTTCATTTATTTTCGGCAGATTCTCATACATGCCGTAAATCGTGTTAATCTGTCCCCATGGATAGAAGTACGTATACTTACGAAGCCCCTTCTCCTTGAAGTGCGGATCAAGCGTCCTGCCGCCAATGTTTACAATCTTTCCCTGCATATTACGTATCGGATAAACCAAGCGATTGGAGAAGGGATCATATCTAACTTGGAATTTATTAAGGGACTCCATGCTGATTCCCTCTCTCTCCCAGACAGCCAGTTTATCTTCGCGAATCTCATACTTATCCATGCAGTCCTCTCCGAGTATTACCCCGGCTGATGCTTTTCCCTCGTGCTTTTTTGGCTTAAACTTTTTTAAGATAGATGTTGTTGCGAGTTTCTTGCCGCCGATCACAACCGTGCCGGAGTATCCGGCATATTCCTTGATGATGTTTACGGCCTCTGTATTTGAACAGTTGAAGTAACGTTTTACGAAATGGAAGATGTTCCCACCTTGTCCAGATGAGAAGTCATACCACTGGTTAATCTCGCGCCTTACCGAGAATGAAGGGGTTTTCTCGTCCTTAAACGGAGAAAGCCCCCAGTATTCGTCATTCTTCGGAAAGAGCTCAACGTACTGGCCGATAAACTCGACGATGTCGATTTGCTGAATCAGTTCTTCCAGTTCCATATCGCTCTTCCTTTATTAATATGGTGTCACCGGTATGTGTTGCTTTGCTTCTGTCAACATGCAAGTGTTTCCCTCAAACTCGATATCGATCCACTCCCCGGAAACATGCTGCATACCGTTTCTGTTGTGTGAGACAATGAGTTTTTTGTTGCCACATTCGATACCATCTGCCTCGATCTCTTCATCGGTTTTATCAGTTAGCAACAAGATGGAGCTTGCGTTTCTATATATCTTTGCGCTATCCGCAAGTTTCCCGTAATTGTTTAACTGCGCTGCGGCGAGTGCGGCGATACCCATCGCACCGGCAATGTCATTTTTTACCATGTCAGTCAGCTTTCCCAACTCTGCATAGGTAGCAAACGCATCCGAGTCACCGCTCGACTTAAGGTAGTCGACAATGAGGATGTCGAGACCGTCGAACTTATGTGAAATCTTTTGAACGGCCGTATAGATCGCATCCTGACTGAATAGTGGCATGTACAGGTGTACAAATTTCTGCTCTTTAACCCAGTTCAATGCAGACTGAATGCGCTCGTTTTCCTCTGCTGTGTAGTTACCACTTCTCACCCTTCTGAATTCAATCCCTGTAAGATGTGAGACGAGTCTGCACAGGAACAACCTACTGGACAGTTCGCTGTCGATGTACATCACCGACTTACCCCTCTTCATAAGGTCGACAGCTTCGTTCAACATGAACATTGACTTCGCGCCCTTTGCCGGTGCACCGAGAACCACAAGCTCCCCGGGTTCGATGGTCACATACTCGTTCAATGTCGGGAACTTGAAAGGCGTACCTGCAAATTTACCATCCTGATGAGCTTCAATTTCCAGCCATAAGTCGTCGATAACTTCTCCGAAAACGGGGGTGTCATCGATTACCGAGTAAGCCGTCATAGTCTCATCGATGATGCTATAAATCTTCTGTTGCACCCCTTCGACACTTCTGTCGTAGCAGAGCCCCTGACACTCCTGAAGCTTTCTGAAAACCTCCTGGCGGAACGCCGCATCAAGTACGTTGGAAACCAATAGCTTGTATTCTTCTACCGTATTTCTGCACAGGACATCGCTCATGTCGAATAATTCCTGTAGCTTTTCTACGGAAAGCCCATCCGCAAGCTTCCTTGTCGCCTCCGAAGAATTCAGATCCTCGATGATGTTGTACGGGTCAATGTGTTTGATGTCCCGCTTTACCAGATCGCAGATGGCAGTGTAGATGAGCCGATTTTCCTTATTCGTGAAATGGTTCGGCAGTAAGAATTCAGAATAATAGATCAGCTCAGGATTATGTATAAGCGATGCTATAATACCTGCTTCGCTCTCAATGCTGTTAATATCATCAGCCCTCATCATCATCGCCCCTACCTACATAGCAACATTCGTCTTGGTATTCGCAGAGGTACCTGCAGAAGAAGTAGTCAAGGCTCGGATAATACTCATTCGCCAGAACGATCTTCTCAATGGTCTTATGAGCCCACTCCATCGCTTCATCGAAGCGCTCCTTCTTGAACGGCTCTTCGATGAACACCCCCGTCTTGAAGCAGTTGAAGCACAGTGCCTTCGGGTATTTCCCATATTCTTCGAATACCGCCGCAGAGTACAGGTACAACTGTCTCAGCATCTCATCAAGCTCGACATCTTTCTGTGTTGGCTTCTTGCGTTTGCTTCTCGGTTTCAGATCACGGGACTTATTGTCGACGACGTATAACTCTCCGTCTTTTTCTCCGAGCAGGTCGATAAACCCTACAAATTGACGCTCACCGATCTTGAAGCTGACTTTCTTCTCCACCCCCAGAATGTTGAATGGCAGCGGTTCGAACGATTTGAAGTAATCGTAGCCAGCTTGAATGTATTTCTGGGCAATTCCGCCCGGTGGGCGTTCGCCACGCACCATATCCCCGAACTGAGCCAGGAACAGCGACGGAAGTTCCTCTTTGGAATAAATTCCCTTATAGAACCCCTCGAGCAGTGCATGCACGAACGACCCGTAAGAGCTGCAGAACATAGGCTTCGAGTTCACACCGAGCGGATCGTCAATATATCGCAGGAACCATTTGTATCTACAGGTGTTAAAGCAATCAACTCTCGAATAGCTCCATATCATTTTCTCAATCAGAGACCTGTACTTATTTTCTGACATGTAGCTACCCTCTTATCAGAACGGAAGATTAGAATCGTCGATTTCCAGATCCGGTTCGTTCTTCGTCTCTACGCTTGTTTCACTCTTGTTTTCGGACTTGCCGCCATTGAACTCGTCCTCTGTTTCGAAGGAGAAGATCTTGAAGTTCGTGTACAGAACCTTCTTTTCCTTGTCATATTTTGTTGACACATCAACATCTCCAAGCTTGATGCGGTCTTTGTCTGTCAGTCTTGCCGCCTTCGATGCCGCTGACGTGCCGATGAATGCTACGAATGAACTGAACTCCTGTTCGTACTCTCCGTCTCTGTTCTTGCGGCTGATCGAAAGCTGTGCCTTTGTCAGTGTCGGTGAAATCGACTCCACCTTCCATACAGATCCATATGCTCCATGTCTAAAGCCCATGATTATTTGCCCTCCTGTTTGACTTCTTCTGCTTTTTTAGGTTCCTCTGTTTCCTCTTTCGCTTTCGCTAAGAATGTCTCGTTGAATTCTTTGAGGAGTTTGCCCGCTGTATTCGAGTCTTTAATTTTCTTGTAGTTGGAACCCTTGACATACCTTCCAATGAAGTCCTTGACGATATCTCCACTGTCCGGATTGTTCTCGAGATAGCCCCTCACTGCTGTGTCGATTTCCCCAATCATAGTTTCAACAAGCGCCTTCTCTTCCTGCTCTTCAGCTTCCTTCTGCTTACTGCGGTAAGCATCGACGTCGTTGTCCGGTGTTGCAATCTGGAAGTATTCAATTAAGAAATACCTCGTGCAGTATGTAAGTGCGGAACCCATTGCCTGTGATGGATCGGACTGCGATCCTACAAGATGCCACGGCACAACGATGGACTCATCGAGATTTTCATCGTTAATCCATTTGAATAGCATCTGCGCATTGACCATCGTTTCGGTCGAGACCTCGGTGAACGGTGTACCGTCTTTAGCCTTTTTAGTTTTCTCATTCCTCACCGTCTCTACAACGAATGTCCCAGGGACGATCTCAGGAATCAGACTGACACGATACTTCTTCATTCCGGCTGTGACTTTTGCCAAGATCTCAGTGATATCTGCATACTTGTAACCGTAACCGCTTTTGGATCTGGCCACGGCGTCAGACATCTCACGGATCTTAGCGAGCTTTTGAACCAAGTTGAGCTTAACTTCTTCAATCTCTTCCATGATCTTTACTAACCTCCTATTCTCTGCTTGGTGGTGGAGAATGACAGAGTCGAACTGTCGTTTCCCTTTTCTCCATGTTCACGTTTTCATTGGTTGGTAATTAAAGTCTAGCAGTTATTTTTGGTATGTAAAGAAAAACCTGCGTTTCCGCAGGTAAGTTTAATCATTCACAAGATCGAATGCGATTTTCCATTTCCGGTAGTCGTTCCTCATGTTCAGCGACCACTTATAAACCCTATCTTTCTTAGATTTTTCACTAGAGGTTTGCCAATTTTTTGTTCTTTCTAAATCGCGTTTTGCCTGCACAACAAAGCGGGGTTCAATACCCGTCTCGGTCTCTTCCAAGTATGCCTCGTAAAAAATACCAGACATATGAACCTTCTTGTAGGACAATGGTATGACATCGGGGTTATGCTTGGCCGCTTCTGACAGCAGCATCGCGAAATTATTATAAAGTGATTTAAATGTTGGGTTGGCTTCACCTCGTAGTAGAAGATCCCCTTCGATTCTTGGGAGTTGTACTACAATTTTTCTGGGCGTCTTTTTAGCCGACATTTCTTTCATCGATAACAAATCCTTAAAATCTTGAATGGATAGATAATAAATAGGATACATGTCGTCACCGAAAACGATCATCCTGTGTTTTAGATCCACATTTTCATCTTTGATTTTTACGATATCCTCCTGAGACAAACCTGCATACATAAGCCAAGCAAAAACCCGTCTGATTTTATTCAGACCCATAAAGGTAGGAGGTGTATCGTTGAAGACGTCAACAGCATCGAGGATTTTTTTGAGATGTTGTGGATCTTTAATTAAACTTTTTGAAATATTGCCAGAGGCATCAACCTTGCTTTGACTTGTTCGAGGCATTAAAAAAAGCGATGTGTTTGGATGTAACTCATCATGGCCACTGTCATATACCCACCTAACATATCGCCTGTAGTTTGAAGCCTTAGTCTGGAGTGAGTGGGTTGAAGAACCACCCAACTCATTGACAACTTTTTGAAACTCTTCGGTGGTAAATTCACAGAGGTCTTTGTGGAACAGCTCTTCATAGGCAGACACACGTCCGAGTTCCCTTTCATATCCTTCGAGGGTTCTTCCGCTGGCATCTATCTCCTTTAAAAACTGCCTTTTAATTTCGTCATTATACATATTTCTTTACCTCATTTCTTAATATGTACAACGAAAATCAATTCGCGTCAAGCGACAAAGCCCTTTTCCTCAAATTTAACAATTGTTCCTCCGACAGTTTTGAGAGTGCTCCGGTTGCCAATAAGTACGCGGTTGATACCTCCGCCAGTTGCTGCGGTTGTAATGTTGTGATATATCTGGTAAACCTTTCTTTCGATACGCACACAGGATTTTCACATAAAACCATACTGTCGTACGCAAGACCAGAAGTTGACGCGTTAACGACAACGTGTGTTGGTTGATCCAGATGTTTGAGGGATGTGGTAAGCGGAAGAACGATAACATTTGGGCTATATCGATTGCCCTTGTTATTCGAAATAACCAAGCCAGGTCTTACACCCGATTGTTCTCTTCCAACACCATCGAACTTTAATAAGTAAATATCGCCAAGACGCGGTGATTGACTATGGTGATTAGCACACGTCTTTGGTCAGATCCTTACGGAACTGGCACCCAGATAATTTTTTCTTCATATTTTCCTCCTTGATAATCATCTTTACAGGTAATAGTAAAATGGACGGCACCATTTTCGCCGTCAACCTTTTGGATATGTATAACCCCGCTGAGCACAAGTGCTGCAACGGGGTTGGTAAATGCAATAGACCTGCTATTGCCACTAATGCGAACCTTGTTAAATTTTACTGATCCCTTTGATCGATATGCTCTGCACGGTCTATGATCGTGGACGCTTAAATCGCATATATACACGCCGTTTTTATGGTTTTGTACAAAAATATTAAGCTCTGCTAAATTCATTTATACTCCTTCAAGTTAGACGGTTATTGCACCGCCTCTTCAAGAGCATCTCTCGCATCCTCAATACTTGAAATTGCATCTTCAAGCTGTTCAACCGCATTTTCCATTTTCTCATAACGATCCGAACCTTCAAGGTTTTCCGGCATATTATTAAGGCACTCTTTCTCGTCGTCATATGAACACTCTACGATATTTAAAACCGTTTCCAAAATGGAAACGGCCCTTCTAAGTACAGTTCTTCTCCTATCGTTCATTATTCATCCTCGATATCATAAACACCATCAAACACCAGCGTTACCATTCCACCGCCACTGTTGCCGTCGCAATAGTCAACACAAAAACGCTTAGTGGCAGGTAAAACACATTCAAAAAATGGAGTGCCTGGCAGAAACTCAATATAATGATAACGAAATCTTATCGTTGTTTCATTGTTTTCGGCACAGTTTTTAATATTCAGTGATCTAATGTCGGTATTTTCATACATTTTTTTCAATATTTCGATAATTTCATTCATCAATTCTTACTCCGATCTCTAACCTTTTTTAACATATCAAAAAAGGTCAAGCTCACTTCCACGTTTCCGTCCAGATAAGTTTCCAATTCAAGACTGTCCGCGGATAGTACAGCATTTTTGAAAAGAAGATGGTTTTTTGGTTCAATATGCCTGCCTAAAATCGAAATTGTACCAATCAGCCCGCCCCTTCCGAGGCTTGATTTCACATTGCAATCGCATCCAGTAAACGCCTCTGAAACAATCTTAGTGGCATACTCAAACAACTCGTATCGTTTCTCGTCTTGTTCGTATTCACTGAGATCGATGTAACCAGAAGATTTATACAACTCGTATAATACCTTTATGAAGGCATTATCTTCTTCCTCTCTACGTCTCTCATCAATTTCTAGCAAATCAATCTTATACTCTTTACTCATGTTTTACATTCACCTCATTGCCGTAACCGTTGCCGCTATAATCCTAGCGGCTTCAACAATATCAGCCTGTGTATTATTGCTGGAGAAAGAAACCCTGATTGTGCTCATCGCATCCTCATCAGTAACCCCGATCGCCTTTAGCACCCTGCTCGGTCTGGTCGTATTGGCATGGCACGCGGAGCCGGCTGATACACAAACACCTTTGGCCGAAAGCGCCATAATTAACGTTTCTGCATCAACCCCTTTGAACGAAATGTTCACAATTTTTGGATTCGGTTCTCCATTAATTCTCATTATATCATATGCTTCGCCCCCGCAACGGGATTCCATCTCGTTATTTAAACATTCGACAAACGCATTTGTAACACCGTCGGAAACCGTCGTTGCTCCGTCGATTACATCGGCACATGCGGTACCAAATCCAACAATCCCAAGCACATTCTTTGTGCCAGGACGGAGACCGAACTCTTGTTCCTTAGCACCACTCAATATCGACGACAAACGTTCAGGCGATTTGACATACAGAGCACCAACCCCCTGCGGGCCGTGAACCTTGTGAGAAGATATTGACAAGGAATCAATCTCCGGATGCCTACTAACATCGATTGGAAACTGGCCGAACGCTTGGACATAGTCGATATGCAACCATGCATCAGATGGCTTCAGTTTAACAATTTTGGAAATGTTATTTACCGTGCCAATCTCGTTGTTGACGGCAGTAAACGCAAGCAGCGGGTTTGGAACCACGATCATATCAAGCTTGCTTGCAAGATCGTCATAGTCAATTTGCCCATACGAATTCAATTTCACAACACAGTGTAAGTCATAATCTAAAACAGACTGATAAACCGAATCATGTTCTCCCTCGGAACACATAGCGAACACTGCACTACACCCCTTTATTGCCAAATTGTTGGCCTCAGTCCCGCCAGACGTAAAAACTATCTGGTCGGGTCGCGCACCAATTGATTTGGCAACAACCTCTCTTGCCCCTTCCACCATTCTACTAGCTTCAAGCCCAATAGCATGCCGCGAATCCGGGTTGCCGTAATATCCGCCTTCCATATATGCCTTCATTGCATTGATAACCCTTGTAGACATTTGCGTTGACGCCGCATTATCAAGATAAATCACAAACTCACCCTCCTAGACTTAATTCATTCGTCTTTTCCTGTAATAATTTGAAACTCTATATCACCAGCAATAAACGCAGCTGTACTTAAACACTCACGATATTCCTTACCATGATTGCTATAAAACTCTGCTCTCAATACAATAAAGCGCGGGTAAACCTGTTCAATAATCGCCCTGTCTGGTACGTGAGCCGGAATTCCTGAGAGAGATTCATTAAATAAAAAGCCGCGTCTACAGATTAATCTGTCCCCCGGCTTAAGTCCAAGATCAATTTCGGCATCAATTGGTTTGCCCCTTCTTATATTTACTACTTTATTTTTCATCAATACCTCCTTAGCTATAGTTAGCTACAGCAGCGTGCTGTTCATTTGACTGTAACGCCTGCGGGAATGTAATAGCATATTCCTGCGGCTTATCTTTTGTAATTTCCATCTCGTCATCTTGTGCTCCGGATTCCATAATCATGCTGTCGACAAGATAATTTTCCGTAAGTGAACCAAGATTTAGTTTTTTATACGCTTCCTCGATTTCCTCGCCCGTGATACCAATATAATCAAGCGTCTGAGCCGGCGTCGAATGACCAAGCATTTTCTGAAGGAGTAAAAGCTTTCGGCTATCGTTATTGCTCATTACCATCTGGTGATAACAGAATGTCTTTCTCAATGAATGGCTCGACATTTTTATGTTAAGGTCAAGCTCATTTGCCAACCCGACAAGAATCCTGTTTATTGACTGTATAGTAAGTGGTTTCCCGAGATTCTTACCACGATTCGAAGTTGCCTTAAACATGTAATCACTCAGGCTAACACCTTCGGTGTGCTCGAGAAATAAAGTAACCGCATCGACCACAGCATTGTTCACTGTGATGTAACGGTTCTTTTTTCTCTTTCGCGTGTTCCTAGTCTTCTTCTCGAAAACCGGGAACGTATCTTTAAATGTCAGATTGTCGTTAATCAAATTTGAAAAACGCAAAACCCGAAGATCACTCGCTCGCAAACCAAAGTTAATGCCGACAATAAACAGCATGTTATCTCTGTATCGCCCATGGTCAATCAAATATTTTGAAATGCGATTGATGTCATGTAAATCCTTCACAGGTTCTGCGGCGTGATCAATTGCAAGTTCTTCATCAACGTTTTCCTTTGCCGGAGAAATCATTCCGTCAGCAAGTTTGCGCACCCTGTTCTCTTTGAGTGCACGAATATCAATTGTTCCGTTTGACATCGGCAATATCCTCCCACATGTAAGTTGGAGGGTTTAAAGCCCCGTGAAATTCAAGGTTTGAAACCCTCGCATAATAAGATGTGTTGTTTACTTTAGCAATTTCCATGCGAACGTCAAGCCCGTATTTTCTTAAATTGTCCTCGATGCATTTTACTGCCATTAGATTGTGTTCCGTCGGGCCGATTCCATCGAAGTTCAACAGCATGTTTGTATCACATTTCCCATTCCTTGCCAGATCAATTCTTGCCAACCACATATATAGATTACTATATTGCAAACCGATCTTTTCTCGGTGTGCCATACGATCCAGTTCGTCAGCCCAATCGTTACCAAAAAGTTGGTACATCTCGTGTCGATACTCGTTTATAATCTTCTTCGTTGCTACAAGCTTATGCATTTTTGTAAATGCATCAAGGTATTCAGACCGTGTGTATGCTAGCTGTTGTCGAAGGCGGTCAGCATCCGCTTCGTACTGTTGACGGCCTCTGTTATAAAGTGCGCCAGCGAATAAACGGAACAGAAACGCTAGGAGATATGCACAAAGACCAAAAACCAGAAATATAAAAGAGCAAATATATCCTAACGTCATACGACCATCTCCTTTAGTCGCCGACAGAACAGAATACAATGGCTAACAGAAAAACCGTCTGCCCGATAAATAATCCGCTCATGAAAATCAGGAACTCTTTAAGCGTTGGCATCTTCTGTATCGAATCCTACCTTATTTTTGGAGACGTAGTTCATATAATACGTTCTGATCTCCCGCTCATCACGTTCGACTTCGCGAATACCGGCCTCTGCCGCTTCCATACGGTCGATAATATGTTGCATGTCCTCGTTAAAGCAGCTAAATTCATCCTGAATTGTTTTGCTGTTCTTGTTCGAGACAGTGATGAGATTTGAAACTCTGTTTTCAATACCGGAGGCATGTCTTTCTACGTCAGTAATCCTTTTATCAATCTCCGAACGTTCCTGCCTGTCAGCGTTCATATACTTATATGTATTATACAGCCCGAAACCAGAAAGGATAAGATTAAAAACCAGTACTAAAATCACAACAGCATTCATTTTTTATTACCCCCTTTGTTCTTTACATACTCATGCCATGCGTCTACAAGCCTGAGCACATCGCAGCGTGCCCAAAAATTCTCTTCAAGATAATCCATAATCCACGAAACCGGAATCGCATCTACGGATGGCTCGTTGTAAATTAAATCCTGTGACATGATGAGCCCGTTTACCCAATCTTCCCCAGTGTGCTGGTATGCCGGTTCATTAATCATCGCATCAATCTTGCCAAGGATACTTTTTTCCTTTATCAATCTGTCCATACTACCTCCTATCGTTTAAAATGTCATAAACCCGAGATGAGCTAATACATAGTTCGCTTGCTATCTCAGTTGGCTGGTATCCACACCTATACATTTTCTTAACAGCCCGCGTTGTTTTCTTCTCATCCGATTCGACAGTTTTTCGTTTGATTCCTTTAGCCTTGATTGCCTGACGGCGACGCCGGTTCTCCTCAGTAACCTTGGCGTCGCAATCATAGCAAATCATACCGGCCGAAATTCCGTATCTGTATGTGCCGAACGGCCCCGTAATAACACGGCCGCATATCGCACATTTTCTACGGACGTCTTCATACCGGGGCTTAGTCATTAAAAGCCGCCCTGCTTAAGCATCATCTTAAACTCAGTAGCCTTCTGCTTGGCGCCAGCCTTAACGCCATCGTTGTAACTGTCATCAATGCGACGCTGGATTTCGGCGGCAAGCTGTTCAACCGTTGCCAGTTTCAAGCTTGCAGCAACCTCTGCGGCTTCAACCTTCACGGACTTACGGTCTTCGACCCATTCAAGAAGGTCAGATTCCGTGATCAGATATGTATGGCCACGAGTCTTTCCCGGGACAGTAGACGCACGAAGGGTACCCTTCAATACAGCATTACGAAGCGTCTGTTCGGAGACGCCAGCGGTCTGTGCCGCAATACTCAGTTTTAAATACTTTTCAGACATGTTTTTTAATTTTTCCTCCCTCATCTTTCCAAGTAAAAAACCCGACTTGTTTATTTGTAATCGGGCAGATCAACATCAATGTAGACATATTCCAGACTGATCGGCTTTTCTGCGCTCATGTTGACGTCTGGCGAAACCAGGTGCCCAGTATAAACCGCTTTTGCAATCGCCTCTGGCAAAGTAGATGGTTCAAGATAGAACTTTGACTTTAAAATCAGAGCCCTAGCTCGTTGCATTGCATCGTAAAGCGAGTCACCTTTCACGCTTCCCTTGAAGTCTGGTATGTAAAGTAAATAATCCGATCCATCTTTCGTTAAGATTGTTGGATAAACTGCGTGGATGATACCAATCACCTCCTACCTGCTAAAGTGTTATCTTATCGAGAAAAACCATCATACCCTCATAGCACACAACCTCGCCATCTTTGAATACGAACCGCCACCCAGCAGGCCAGCTTGCATCCTCATCAATTACATAAGCGTCCTCGCCGTCGCATACATACGGTACAAACTCATTCAATAAATGGTGAACATTGCGGAGACAAGACATCACATCGTTCGTTTCTACAAGCCCCATAATGTCATATGTGTTGCTTTCTGGATCATAACCCCATTCACTGAAGTAAGTCTCCCACGGTGCGTTGTCGAAATGCAGGTCGTCTGCAACAACCCCTTCGCGAACTTTCAGCGCGGCATCAATGCTTAATACATGAGACATAATTCATCAATCCTTTCCATTTCGAAAATACAATTTTCAAGATACTCAATCTGATAAGCGACGATTTCCAGTGGCAGGTGACTCGTTTTCAAATCACGAATCGCCTGCTTGTAGCTTTCAATCATGTCATCCATACCTCTTTCCTTTCCGTTGCCACATGGCAAACTCCGTTTCCCGTGTGCGTACCTGGCTTTTAAACGAGCATCGACGATTTAACACCCTTTTAAATCGTCGATGTGAGTTTTAAAGTCAAGTACAGGCACTGATCGAAGAACAGATACCTTCTCGTTACTATCGCTAACAGCGGTAGCTGCTGTGGTTAAAACGCCAAAGCTATATACCCATGTGTGTTAAACCCTGATCCGGCACTTAATTCCCTAAGTAGAAATTAAGTGTGATTTTAAAAATCCGATCGCCCGATTCGGAGGGCTGATCGGATGGGGCGAAGCCCCTTAAATTTCCGCAGAGCGGAAATTTAAGGCTCATCCTTTCCCCGACAATGCATTTCTATCGCTAACAGCGGTAGCCAAACCAACAATTATGTAGATGTAAGAGAGGGAGAAAACCAGCTTGTTGGAATGAATTGCATCAGGGCTATCAAATTTAGTTATATACTCGATGTGTTCAAATATGTTCTTTATTTTTGTTCACAGATTCCGCAGTCTGCGATCTATATTTTGTCAATGCTTCGATTGCCATCTTATGTGCTGTGGAAGATCGACATGTTTTGAGATCATAAACTCTTTCCGCGCCGTAGTACGGACATTTTGTACAGTGTTCCGCCGAATCCGCGTCGGGCAGATAAGACTTCATACAATAAATCGCCTCGTCGATTGTCATTTCATTCATAAAACCTCACTTTTATTATCCTCTGACAATACCTTTATGTAGACATTGCCGTCATTTCCATGCTCGTCGATTTCACGACAGGCCAGATAACCGACCTGCCCTTTAACTGTTCCCTCAATGCTGGTAACGACATCATCAAAAGATGTCTTACACATTTCCTCATATGAGAGAGGCGTTTCACACGCAATTTCGATTTTAAAATAGTTCATCATACCTCCTATTTATTAGCGGCTTTCGCCTTTGCCAGATCGACATAAATGTCGCAGTAAGTATCGTCGAAATAGTCATCGACCTTTTCAATAAACCACGGCTGTCTGGCAACGGTTTTGTATGCGTCATAGAAAATCCAATTCTTTCCGCCGATTCTTGCATGCACATACAAGATGTTGTCATTTCCAACATACTTATTAAAAGTGTCGATCTGCTTTTTGACAGCGCGGCGATGTTGTTTGATCAGGAACTTGGCACGCTTACGGTTCTTGCCATGGACACGAGCCCAATTAACATCAACTGCCATATCGTCCTTGTAAATCAGATACTTTTTCATAGCTGCTTTAGTTCTCAGACTGGACACATACCATCCATTACATGCCCATCTTGGATATGATCTGATCAAATCCTCAAGTAAAAAGCTGAAGCCCGAACCATCATCGTACTCAGCTTTCTGTTCCTGCCCCATGAGTCGATACCCACGAAGTCTTGGAATATTAAGGTGAATGTTATTTTCATGCAGATATTTACTGATGTCTTCAATCTGCGCATACGCTCCCAAATCCATATAAACCCTCCTTTATTACATGCTTCTGAATTTGTAATAATACAGTACGTTCTCCATCTGAACGCAGACTTCACCGGTAGTTTGTAGTGGCATATATTACCTCGCTTTCCTCATCCGTTTCGGTTTGCCATGCTTGAACAATGCGTGATGCCAATAACGATGGATGGTCAACACACCACCCTCACAGGTTGTATAGAATTCACAGTAGCGCCCCCTTCTGACCGGAACAGAAGGATCAATCTTCCACGCCCTACGGAATACTTCGAGATTAATCATTAGCATTTGCGTATCCGTTATAGCGGATGACGTCCCCATGTTCGTCTATCTGAGTGTAAGACGCAAACCCAACCTCACCTTTAATTATCTGTTCCGTGTAGTCAATAACTGACTCTAAAAACACATCACACATTTCATCGTATGTAAGCGGACTCTCACATACCATTTCGATTTTGAAATAATTCATATTACTTTGCCCTCCTCATTCTTTTCGGCTTGCGATGTTTATACAGCAGGTGATATGAATCGTTTGTGACCATAATCAATTCACCACAGTACCCGCTGAAGTAACAATTGTTGTGCCGCAAGAGTCGATAATCCGGGCCATCATCGCCCTGCCGTTCGTAAATCAGTTTGTAAAGTCTCAAGTTCATATGCTTCCATCCTTATATTTAAGAAGCGCGGATAAATCACCCGGCTCAATTCCATCCTCGACTAGCTCAAGTGCAAAATCAGGAAAGTACCAGTACCACTGCTCACCTTTTTCAAATTCGACTCGATATACACCGTGGAGAATTCCAATGCAGGCACTAGCGACCTCGCCGACTCTCCCTATATGATCATCATATGCCGGTATATATCCGACCCAATGCTTAATATTTGGAGTTACACGAACAATATCACCTTGTTGGAAAAAGACCATTCACAAGTTCACCCCACCAAAAAGCCCGGACAAATCGCCCGGCTCAATCTTGGTTTCGGCAAACTCAAGAACCCATTCTGGGAAATACCATAACGTTTCACCATCTTTAAAATCAATACGGCACAGATCCTTGCTAACTCCACCGCTGCTGGGGACAACTTCGCCAATCTCCCCGATATAGGCGTCAAGTTGGGGGACATACCCGCCCCATTCTCTTGAGCTCTTCATCACACGCACAAGATCACCCGCCATAAACTTGTTCATTATTTATACCCCCGTCCAAATTGCGAAACGAGATTCATAACAGACATCTCTGATGAGATTTCTTCAGCCGGTTCGTTTGCTACCAATCGCAAATATTCATCTTTATAAAACCATTTGCCATCAATTCCTTCAAAACCACCGACTATAGCGTAAATAGTATCATCTATATCATCTTCAAAGCCAACAACCTCGCCCGTGCAACCTACTGTTTTGTCCATACCGGGCACCCAGTACTCCCAATCGGAGCCATTGCGAACAACAGTTACCTTATCTCCAATCCAAAACATTGTCCTTGTCATCATAATTCACCTCCAACATTGCCGCTGAATAATTCTGTAAGATCACAGGTCGACTTAAAGCATGGCTCAAGGTTATCGTCGTAATAAGTCAATAATCGTTCGTCCCAGAACCACGGAGTCTCCCTGAGATGATACCCAAACGAACCGTTGGACGCCTGATCTCTATACTCTATTGTGTAAGTATTGCCGTCTCCGACATATTGGTTCATGTCACGATTCCAACCACCGGCGCATCTTTCCAGATCCTCTCCGCTGCCAACAATCTGTACCTTATCTCCACTGCGAAAAATCATTTGCCATCTCTCCTCACACTACGTTCCTGAGTCCATTGGAATAGATCGTTGATAGAAAATTCCGGTTCGACGCAATCATCAACAAGCTCAAGACATCTTTCATCCCATTTGTAAGGGAACGGTGTCAGATACCAAGACGCGTCATGAAAGCAGCTCTCATCCTCAAAGAGATACCCCGGCCTCCCATCTGACAAGAGTCCCTTGGCAATTACGTAGACAGCACCATCGTTGACAAACTTACCCATTTTAGGGTCATTCCAACCGAATGCGCAGTCATACAAATCCTTGCCCGATCTCGAGATCAAAACCTTGTCGCCCGGTTGAAACTTAAAAGCCCCAGCAGGCTCAAGTAATCTTTCATCCCAAACACAGTCAATTTCATCAAAGTAGTATCCAACCCGTCCGTCTTCGTTTCCGTAATCAATATCTGAATCAGCATAATCAATATCGTAATCAGCAATTGTGTAAATGTTCCCGTCATTCACATATACAGACATACCATCATCCCAACCGCCAAAACAATCTTCGAATTTGTCTCCACTGCGGGTAATACGAACCCTGTCTCCAATCTTAAATTTTGCCATGATCTCTCCTTTCATCTATGCAATTCAAACTCTCATATAGTTTTACGCCTGAGCCCGCGGCCGGCGCCTCCATCGGGAAACTCACGTTCTGGTTTTTGCATCAAAAATCCCTGTATCGATATTCTTATTGGAATAAAAATATTCCAATTATGAATAATTGCGCCACAAAGTCTTATGTTTTTGGGATTTTGTTTTTCATAAAACCTTGACCTCATTGCAGCTGTATGTTATGCATACACGCAGCAATTAACTCGTGGTTTTCGCTTCCGGCGACCTGCAGCGTGCCTCCTGCTCCCGGGTACTTTCATACCCCAGCAAGTTGTTACTTTCGCTAACAGCAAAAGCTCATCTGAAAAGATGAAATTGCAGTTTGAATTATTGATTAGTTACTTTTATTCATCATCAAAAACAAAGGATACCGTATTGTAAAGTGGTAAGACCCAGATGTGTTCATCATCATACCCTTCGGTATCGATATAGAATTCCGTAAACATATAGCGGTCATCATTGTAATGATCATCACCGAGAGCGTCTCTCGTAAGCGCAATGGAGTTCGGGAACGCGTATGTGTCTAACCCATACACATAATAGTGAGCGATATGCGGATTGTGTGCGTCAATTTCGCCCCTGCTATATATAAAGTCAAATGCGAATTTACGACCATCCTTAAATGTAATCTCGTATCCACCCGGCGATGTCTTCAACCCGCCAGGTTTTAACGGTTTGTCATGCCATATGTCAAATTTCATACCATACAGTCTTGCACTTTTTTCCACCTGATTACCTCCTAATCAAAGAACCCATCGTCTTCAAGTTTGTGCGCAAGCTTATCGATAAGCCGCCACACATCACCCAGGCCGACGGGGTTCCATTTACCCTCTTCTTTCTTCCAAAATTCGAGCGTGCTGCGTGGATCTAGCATTTCGAGGTAATGCAATACACCCCGCCATCCTTCATGAGGAAGTTTGATGGCGACCTCGGAGTCGATTTCAAAGTCGCGATCAATATAATTGTAGATATTGTTCTCTCTTAAGAAGTTATCGAACCCGTAGTCATTGCAGAATTCGGCAATGTCATAGATATCCTTTACATCAGCATAAAACTCACCTTTATTCATAAACGTCCCCTCTGCTTGTAAAACCCGAAGGAATCAATAGAACCATTGCAGACGAAGTTTACATCGCCATCCGCAGTATCAAATCTCAAATGGGTTTCCGATACGGCGATATAAACTATGTTAGTGAACCGTATAGCCCTGTCCTCACTCTTAAATTTAAGGTCAAGGCCGTATGGGCCGCCTTTAAATTCCTGAACCATATTCACCCCCTAGCACTGGCTTGCCGCCTTAATATCTGCACGAAGGCAAGCCTCAACATTGACATTGAACTTATCACTGAGCTTCTTAATAATCCCGTTGATAGTTTCTTTTTCAACCATCCGACAATAGGAAATATTTCCCTGCAAGACCTGAAGATCGCCGAGTTCCCAAGCAATTCCATGCTCTCTGTCTTTCACATATGACGTAATTGCAGCTTTCAGTTCACGTTTCCGTTTGCTACCGACCGTGATCTGATTGTCTTTATTGAGCATTACGCCGAGATTCCAATTCTGCCCGGCGCTTGAACCATACCTTGTCTTCTCTGCATTCAACCGATACGGGGCTTCAAATTCTGCAAGAACCTTATTGATCTCAGATTCCACTTCCCTGTAATCGAAACCATACTCAGAAGACACGAGGAAATCATCAGCATATCTCGTATAAACCAAACGCTGTTTCTTAAACTGATGGAGACGCTTGTTCAGTTCGTGATCGATCGGCATCATAACGATGTTCGTCAGTAACGGACTCAACTGTGTTCCCTGCGGCAGACCGCCGTCCAAAAACCCGAGCTCTATAGCTTTCATTAATGCCGGTCTTCCGGCGGTGTCTTCCATAATCATGTTGAATGGGTAGATGATACTTAACTGTTTAACGACAAACTCAAAAGTCGTATTGCCAAAGAAGTTTGACAAATCATACTTGCCAAACCAGCGACTTTTATTTGCCTGATGTCTTTTCACAGAGTCAATATGCGACCTGCGCTTTATGTAAGCAAACGCTGTAGTGTGATACAGCGGAATATCGTAGCACTGTAAGATCCCCTTTAACTCTATCAGCGCATTGGAAAGCTGCTCATTCGGTGCATCGATTTTGCGATACCCGTGAGATCTTTTGGGGATGTAGAATGTTCTATAAAGCCTGTGACGATCGCCATCAAACAGTTCTGCATATTTTCTATTGAACGACTGTAACAATCCGATCATCGTGTTGATGTCAACGCCAACCCTTTCGGACATTCTACGGGATATTTTATCCTTGTCGATACGATAAGTGATGGTGTTTGTTCCGTTGCGATTTGTGTAGTGGAAATTTACTTTACCCGAGAACAACTCCTCAAGTGTCATTCTGTGAACGACATATTTAGGAGCCGGTGTTGCTACATAAATCATGATCTTCTCCTTTCCATTCATTAACCCAATCTCATTCATTTTCCTGCTGCGACTCGCCGAGTCGTCTGGCTTGATCCGCCGGAATTTCGCGGTTGCGAAGCTGGTCGAAATGCCTACCAAGGAATATCTGATATATAATTCTCTGATTTTTTATCTTGTTCGAGGGTGTTTGGTCGGCGTGCCGTCTTTTTCAGGAAGTTCAGCCCGTGCAGGCGCATGTTCCGGACATCCTCCAGGGCACATACCCGTCCTCCATCTTCGATCAAGTTGTTACTTTCGCTGACAGCAAAAGCCCTATATGAAATATAGAAATTGCATTGGGTTTTAAAAGGCTGGTAAACCAACCTTAAACATTACTTATTCTGCTTTTCGGCAAGCGGAACACACTTCTGTAAAGCCATGATGACATCTTTCAGCTCATCTGAACCGACAATCCAGATATGCTGATCGGGGCCGCATTCATCATTCGCGTCGCAGATGGCTACATCTCCATCCGCATACTGCAATACTGTCAGTGTTCTGCCAACACTTTTAGTTTTCAGAAATTCTGTTGCGTCAAGTCTAAAATCCATCATTACCTCCTATTTGACTCAATCAAAATGCATCCAGTGTGAAGTGAAAGCCATCTACAATGGCGAACTTTTTGATTTCACCATTCTTCACGAAGTTGATAAAGTTGTTCACGCCGAGGGCGCAAACAAGCCTGACTGTTGTGGCAACACCAAGCGTTACACCACAGGCAGAAACCGGTGTGTCCACATCCGCCTCGTCGGCGGTAAAATCCATGGAGTTCAACAGGTTCTGTTTCATTGCGACATCGCTCCAGTCTGCGGCATAATGCTGTGCAACTTCGAGCTCTGTTCTGAAATCAAACACCGCTTTTACCATCGGTGAGTTGAAGTGCTTCTTGACGAAATCCCTGCGGACATCGATTGAATCTGGGCACAGGAATACATAACCCGTAAGAAGTTTCCCTGTCCATCCTTCGGGCTTCGTCTGTACCTTCTCACATTCCGGGTTAATCTCACACAGGATTTCCTTCAAGGCATCAACCTTCGGCATACCCACATGACGCTGGAAGAACATCTGGTTAACAATGTTCTTCGGTTCAACCTTGTCGAAATCGTAGAGAACCATATCGGTGACCCCACATCTTGCGAGATTCTCAGCCAGCACTGAGCCGACTGAGCCGCAACCGATGATATGTACTTTGCCTTTGATACTTGCCGGATCGAAATACTCTCTTGACTTTGATAAATCCATCTCCATGATCGTTCCTCCTTTATTTATGATCTTTGTTTTCTTTAAGGCGTTGCATCTCTTCAATAAACCTGTCGTAGAGATAGTCAAACTTCGCATTGCTGAATGGCGTAGAAGAGATACTTTCGAGCAACCCAAAAGCCATTTGAGCAAGACTCACGGCGCTCTTCGCTGGTCTCTCAGACCAATGCTCTATCATTTGGCTATACCCTTACCGCAAAACCGCAGAGAGATCCCCTGCGGTTAAGCGATTGCTTTCTTCGATGATTTTTCTGAATTCCTCATCAGCCTTCACGCTTGCATCATGTGCCGCACGGAGCTTTGCAAGGTTCATCGCAACCACCGTGTCGTATTGCGGAACACCCTGCATTGAACTCAAGATTCCGCTGAAGTCGCCCGGCTCCAGATGGTCTTCCTCTGTGAAAGGATCTTCAATGTCGAGCAGGGGGCACTGTTCTTCGCCGTCATTATCCTCGTCCTCTGATCCATCTTCGAAGAAACCGTCATTATCGAGATACTCAAGCAGTTCGTTCTTCATATATTCGAATTCCGAATCATCAATGCCGACCCAGTCTCCGTAGTCGTCACGGCGCCAGTATTCATAGGTGCCCTGATCAGCAAGAGAGTTCAGAGTATCCTTGATATCGTACCAAGAATCGTACGAAACCGTTTCAGAGAGCCAGTCATTGATATACTCATCGCGTGCTTCGTCACTGTAGATGCATTCAGCGTGGCCATCATAGTTGTTGTCGAAACAGAAGTTCAAAAAATCACTTACATCTTCGATGTTGTCGATAAATTCCTGTCGATACATAAAATTCTCCTTTCGTTATTTATTTAGTCTTCCCATTCGGGATAATTTGCTGCATAAGATTTTCCTGTGCCGACACCGTAGTACCCATATCCACCGTAAGGTTCATAGGTCGGATACCCACGATGATCCACATATGTAACGCCGCCATAATTTGGCTGTTTGGCGGCGACCGGCTTCGGCTTGCTTACCTTGACCATATCCTCTGCATCCGAGATAAATTCCATAAGCCCATCCGGTCTCCACTTAATATCGACATCCTTGGATTCGTAGAGGACATTGTCCTCAAGATCGTAGATGTTCATCCAACAATCCCCCTTACGATTCCATATTGAGAAGATGTAGAACTGATTCGGCATGCCCTTCTGCAGATCACCGAGCCAGTCCTCATACATGGTCTTATCAACACTGGATGGTGAGGCCGTCATGTCAACATGTGAATGCCCGTGGAATCTGATGTTGTTGAATTCCTCATCAGGTCTCTGATAGAGCCACATATCAAATTCCTCTTTGTTTGTGTTTACCGTAGACCCAGTGACTTCCTGGGGATAAACCATGATCCCATAAACCTCATAGCGACTCGCATATTCCTCATTGGGCTCGACCTTGCGAGCGAGGCAGTGCCAGCCGACCTCTTTGTCGGTGCACGCAATAAGCGTTTTCATCTTTGCGAACGTGTCGCCATCGAAAACGACCTCTGCCTTCTTATCGATTTTGCCGAGGTCTTTCTCAAATTTAAATTTCCCGTCAGCCGCCTTGATACTTGCCAGCTTCTTTTCAAACTCTTCGCGAAGCTCTTTAATTTCGGCCTCGCCGACCATGATCCTTTTAGCCATTCGTTTTCCTCTCTTTCTTCTATTCTTCCTCGTCAAGATATTTCAGCGCTCCTTCGATTGTTACCTCGGAACCATCCGGCAGAACAATACACTTCCTTGTATTGTAATTCGAAGCCAGATCAGACACCAATTCTCTGGTGACTGTTGAATCGAAGAAGTTCATAGTAGCGTTAGATGCCACACACTGATCTACAACACCCATCCAGTTACCATCTGTGATATACTGCATCATCGTTTTCGCATAATCTCCGATGCACCCATGGTGGTAGATATGAGGATTTGGGAAGTAATCCTCAAACCCTGTTGGATCTGACACGCCACTCAGTGCATGAACCTCGACATCTCTGACGGAAATTCTGTACGGCGCACACACTTTCAAGCGGAGACTCTCATCAATGAAAATCGCCTTTAACAGCTTCGCAATTTTGCCTTCGAGTTTTGTGCCCGCAGAAGCTGAATAAATGTACGATCTGCGATTATCGATCAGCTCCTGCAATTGATCCGAATCATAATATTCGAATAACCCATGACACAGGATTTCCATGGTACCCGTGCCGAATTCACGCACGTCAACCGAATCATTGTTTCTGATATATTCGGCGAATTCACCCGTCTGAGTGTTTTCCACGGCGAGTTCCAAGCCAGCAATGTATACAAGCTTTTCATTTACAGATCGTGTATACCTTCCGATTTCATCCATATACTCCTGAATTCGACGTCTGATATCTGAAACCTCAGACTGTGCACGATCAATCTGATTACGCTGTGCGGAGACAAGGAAATCCTTGAGCCTCGAATCGACGTATGTTTCTTCAAACCCGAGCTGATCGGCAAATTCCTTCAGTAAAGACAGGTATCCATCCTTGTCTACTGAGTTCAGCTTTTCGAGCAGATTCAAAGACTCTCTATCAAGAGAGATAGACCCATCTGAACCCGCCCAATACCAGGGCATCAGCATCGGGATAACCGCCTGCAACCAATGAAACTTCTGATTATTTAATCTCGATGTAATAACCATCGAGATTCTTTTTTCAGCATCTGTGAAAGCATACACTCCGAACTTTACACCGAAGAAGTATGTGATACTCGGCTGGTACTCCAGTTTAATCGGAATCTCTTCACCAGTCCGTGATGTTACCGTTCCGCAATCAAAAACCGTACCGGCTGGGAGAAGATTACCATCTGATTTATCAAGGCCAAGGAAATTTTCGAGACCCTGTTTCAATACATCTGGCGCAGATCCCGTTTCGATAAACTCGAGACAACTGTCTACGCTGTTGTCTCTGCATCGCGCATACAGTCTTCTTATGCGATAAGGGATATTTGATTCCTCCACAGGAGAACCGGTCTGCACTCCGAGAACCCTAACCTGTTCCCCGGAAACCTTTTTGTACAGCAGAAACCTCAGAGTCGCCAAAAGCGATTCATCAGATGTTGATCTTTCATCCGACAATTCAATACCAAGCGGATGTTCGGTGTTGAAAAACCAGCCTGCGGCCGGTGTAGTCAACGCTGTGTAGTTAATCCTGTCATTCCACATTGTTTTCTCCTTTCATGTGATCGTTCATAATTAATTGGGGAGGAGGGGATTCGAACCCCTCGAGTGCCAAAAGAAAGGAAAACGATCATGAATTTTAATTATTTACTCCCCATGAGAAAGGGGCCGAAGCCCCTACGGTTGGCGGGTGCCCTACTTTCAGACACCGGGATCATTCCCATTGTTTTACACCGCGGGAGCGCCACGGAAGCGGGCCAACCACGTCCGCCTAGTTTGAGGATTTAATGGCCTGTCAAGCAGGCGTTATCCTCAGCCGATTCGGGTAATACCCTATCGACCACACCTTTTATAACAAGGGGTGCCGAAGCACCCCTGTGTTACCTACCCGTTAGGCATTCTGTGAGTTCTTGACAGAAGCGAGATATGCACGTCCGGTGATACCAAGTTCACCGAATGTGTGATCCAGATCACCACGGGAACGCTTGACGGATGTTCCATTCAGTGTGAACATCTCTGTCTGGTCGAACACGACGCCCTCTTCAGCCGCCATTTCGATTGCCTTTGCCAGTGTTGTGTCCTCGGTGACCATCAGTGTTCTTCTATCAGTTGTATTTCCTACGATTGCCTGTAACATGTTGTACTCCTCTTACCCCTTAGGGGCGACTTTTCAAAAACCTGTTTTATGTATGCGACGATGATGAAACCCTATTCACTTTTCACGTAAAGCCAACTACTATTCAATTTTTAATATTCACTTTTCATGTAAGGCCAAAAAACTATTCACTTTTCAAAAGGGGCGCCGAAGCGCCCCACCCGGGATGGAACTCTTAGAGAACTTCGATCTTCTCCATCGCCTTTTCGACCTTCAGATCGATGGCTGTGAGGGAAGCCGGAATTGCATCTTCGATTTCCGCGAGCTTGGTGAGAGTGCCAGCGAAAGCCTCGGCGAGCTGCTTCTTAACCTCGTCGGCTGTGGTATCAGCACCGAAGCACATCTTGATTGTGGCAATCGCGTTGCCGTTCAGATCAGGCTTCGGAGAGAATTCCACGCCGTATGCGGAGATGTTACCCTCGCCGCTTCCGATAGCGACCGCGAAGACAGGATCACCCTCTTCGTCTTTGAGACAGAGGATTTCCGGGTCGAAGGACTGAACCTTCTTGATGTCGTCGAGCTTAGCGCTCACGAGTGTGGCCTGATGGCCGGAGATAACGAATTTTGCCATGTTTATTTTCCTCCTGTGGCTCTTCTGAACTTCAATAAGCCCAGATCAAAAGCCCCGAACACCTTAGTGGCACAACTGTGTACCATGTTCGGAGCTTCTCATACGGGTTTATTAGATGGCGACTGGAAACCCCCACTTGAGGAGTATATCCTCTGCTGAAAGCCGCAGATCTTCACGCATATCCTCATAGAAAGGATCAAGAACTGATGCACCCGGGGAAATCTGTGCGATGAATTCATCGATAACGTCTCCATTTAAACCCGAGACACCGCTCGGTTCATAAGCAAGCTCGTCTTCGTCATCGAAGTCATCAAAATCATGTGGAATATCATCATCCACCGGCTCTGTCATATAGAAATCATATAAATATGTCAGCTCGTCTTCGAAACGCTGCTTTGACAAAACCGTTTCATCATATTCCGGTTCGCTATCGTCTCTTTTATCAAAGACCATAAGATGTGCGCCAGCACTTGAGGCGTCCAGCGTGATCCGATAGCGATCACTTTCTGCAATCGTGCGTCCTTGCTTCTGAAGCTCTGCAAATTTATTGCAGAACCCAGCCCATGCTTTATCGATGGGCAATTTGATTGTCGGCTCCATCTTCTAAAACCTCTCCTTGAAAACTTTTGTAAATTTGAACACCGGAGTAATCCCTGCGCTCTTGATTACTACCTCACCCTGCGGAGAAACAAGTCTCCGTTTCTTTAAATGTTTGCAACTGAAAATCCCGAAATTATTGAGCACAATCCGGCCCCCATTCGAGACTTCCTCAGTGATAATATCGAGGGTTTCTTCAAAAACTCTCGATAGCAAGACCTGTGTCAAACCCGTTCTACGGGACAGCTCCTGCATGAATTCTTTTTTTGTCATACATCTCACCACCTCTCTGATGGGCAAGCGAGAAGTTCACATTTCCTACCATGCTTTACGCGGTTAGCAAACTTCTGTGCTTCCCTGATTGTGTAAAAATCTCTTTCAAGAACCGTGCCGGTTTTCTTAATCAGATATTTAACTACGAACGGGGCCCGGCTCATTCCCGTGGCATATCTAGCTCTGCCGTTCATTTTCAATCTCCCATTCAACTACTGACAGGAGACACACAGGAACCCAGAAAAGCTCCCAAAGGAACCAGCGGAATAAACCCGTGTAGTCAACAGGGGTGGCAAGCACCATTAAAAAAGCGATGACTGCAATCACCGCACACAATTTCTTTTTCATTTGTCATTCTCCTTAGATGCTCACCCACGGCTGTGCTTCCAGAATTTCCTCAAGCGTATGCACGCTCAGATAAAAAGCCGGAATAACCTTGACGAGTGGATCTTTCTGATCGTCGGAATGGTACCAGACGTACCACGCCATGCCGTCGTCACTCAACGACATCGTCATGTGAGGTGCAAGATCAACTTCCCTTCTCTCAGATTTATAAACCTCACGCATTTTCTTATAGCTGTTCTCAATTGAGAACACCTTTTTAGCAATGCATTGATGATTATTTTTCATCATCACCCTCCTGCATCAGTGGCGCAGGTGTGTACCCTGCCGCCTTCTGCGATATTCCCGTTATTCTTCGGGGAACAGCTCTCCTGTGTAAAACGGCTGTCCTACCTCATAAACCCTGATGACTTTCTGACCGACAGTCAACAGCCAATCTTCGGCGGTGTCGGGATCAACATCATCAGCGATGCATTCTGTTCTTCCGGTATCGAAGTTAAAACCGAAAACCGTGTAATACGTGTAATCGGTTTCCTCAACGTAGGTCGGATAAACCCCGTTGATTTCAAAGTGCTCAGTGATACACTGAGGTTCTGTGACCGGCACATTGATGTCGGGATTAAAAGACCCGTTTGATGCCGGCACGCATGCACTCATAAGGGCGAGTGCCGCCGCTATAAACTTTTCATTCATGATGTAAACCCCTCATATCAAAACCCCTTCAGCAAGGCATACATTCCTAGAAATCCTGAATGCCGTAATGTGGCACACGTAACCAGGTTTGATTCCGAAATCATCGAAGGAATGCTCAAGATCTTTGGAACCAAGAGGAATACCGTTCAGCCCGAATGGCCCGCACTCTGAAAAATCGACTTCGGATTCCGTTATTACATCTTTCAATGTACGCTCGGGAACCACGTCCAAAGACCGGCGTTCAAATGAATTACCAACAACCACGCGAATGTGACCATCAGCGATAGGCTCTCGAATGACAGGAGGGGCGGTTTCATTATCCTTAGATTCATCGAATTCCTCGTCTTCATCATCCCCGCACTGATACGCGGCCGCCTCAGATTCCCAAGCCTTTCTCATCTTATCGATGCTCCCGTATCTTTTTGGAGCTTCATAACGGAGATATGCATCAGACCCCGCCTCATAGCGTTCGTTATTAATCTGTTCTACAAAATCCTCAAGCTCTGACTCTTCGGCTAAAACCAGCCCTTCAAAGCTCTCGCCCTCATAATTATATTCATCGATTAGGGCGAACCATTTCTTTGCCATAAACCCTTCCTTTCTTTCACATCAGTGGCGCAAGTGTGTACCCTTGCACCGATACATTATTGAGATAAAACCCGCAACATAAATCCATAAGACCTTGCAGATGAAAAGCCTGACAAGGTCGGCGGTGCTTTCAATGGTCGCTGGCGAAAAAACCAGCATGATAAAAGCAACCGCCGTGAGAATAACCCGCCGTGTCATGCTACCGTACCGAGTGAGTGATACCCGATAACCTTTTCACCATCGTAGACAGGTTCTGCAGGATACAGGAAATCCCGTCTCCACGGGAAGGCGTAGGCAATCGCCTCGGGGACAATGTAGTAAACCCCAGGAGTTTCAAAATACAACTCCTCATCCGCCATTTCCCCTGTGAGTATAGGGTAACCACGCTGTGTGCGGGTGATGTAAATCCCGTCAATATTCCCGACCTCGTACGGTTCGGAATGCATGAGCATTTCCCGTCCGCTCGGCATATATGTGTGACCTTTGACGCACTCGTCGTCAAGAAAAACCCGCACTGGTGCGGGCGTACAGTTAATCATTTTTGCCATAAAACCCTCATTTTGCCGGGATCATAATCGTATGACCATCGCCACGGTTGAGGGCAAGAGCCCCTGAAGAAACCCGTCCTGTAATGTTGATGCGGTCGAAGGCGTCACATTCGTCTAAGTAGGCGATGTAATTTCCCTCGTTGTCGTAGACACGAGAAACCCGTGTCTTTAGGTACGCAGCAATGCTGTTTACCTTTTTTTCAAATTCCTGAAAATTCATGATCTGTTCTCCTTTTCCAGAGAAGGATTATCAAGGTCAGAAAGGCGGGAGAAAGACCCTTGATAACCCTTCTCAAGAAAGGAGCCGGCACCGAGCAAGCAAAAACCCGGTGCCGGAGGAGCGGTGATAAAAAACCGTCAGGCGACGATTTCGACAGAGCCAAAGGGCCCAAAAGATGCCTTTAACCCATGCTCATATTTGAAAAGCTGACGGCGGAAGAAAAGCCGATTGCCGACGGTATTAGAAACATTTTCGGCATACAGCTTGCAAATTTCCATTGTGTACGTCTTGATGATTTCAGCGGGAGAAAGACCCTTGATGTCAATTTCCCGCACATCGTTGACGGGTTCGATATACCAGCAGCCCTCGGAATCGAGACATTCCTGAGCCCCGTTCAGCGTTTTTATGATAATTTTCATTAACCCTCCTCTATGAAATAGTGCCGAGCGATCGGCACCCGATGATTTTCCCGTCAGAGTCCCTGACCTGCTCGGCAGGGACTAATAAATCCTTGCGATGTGGTAAAGCCTGGGCGACCATTGCGGAAACGATGTAGTAAACCCCAGGAGCTTCAAAGTACAACTCCTCAGAAACCCCATCAGCAACGATGACAGGATTCCCGTAGATAGTGCGGGTAATCGGAACGCCATCGATTTCCCCAACCTTGTAGGTTTCGGATTCTAAGCGGATAGATTTCCCGCTCGGCATGTAGGTGTGAACGTTGACGCCCTCGGCGTCAAGAAAAACCCGCACTACATGCGGGGTCATATTGATTACCTTCATAAACCAAACCATCACTGAATAAATGTGCAGTCCTCGACCGCTTCGCGGTCGAACCATAGCTCGGGCACAGATTCCCCGTCATAGCGAAGAATCGTCATGCCCGGCTCAAACGAGCACACGACAACCCGTGTGCGATCTTCGGGAAATTCCAACACGGAACCCTTGCGGATTTCGTGAATCCCGTTCCGAAACCTGAAAACTCTTGACATAAAACCTTCCTTCCTGAAAAACCCGTATGATTATGCGAGAGAAACTGTCACGTTGCCGATGCGGCAACTCAGGTTCTCCCATGAAATACCCGTTCTGCGTTCGTCGAGGTGGCGGACGGTTGGAGCGCACGAAACCCACCTTACATATGCTTTGATTACCTCATTCAGAAAAACCCGCATGAGGTCTGACGCAGAGCCGTCGACGCTGATTTCGTCGACATACTCGAGCGAGCAGAAAAACCCGACACGCTCGAGTCGGCTGATGATTACTTTTGATGCGGTCATAAATCTTCCTTTCTTGAGGGAAAACCCTCGATGTATTCGCATCTTTGTGCTTGCATCGTTGAAACACGATGCAACTACAAAAGCGCGAATGAGCGCCTTTACCCTGTGACATGCACAGTTGCCTGCTCCCCGATGCACAGACAAAAGCCCATGTCATAAGGAAAAACCCTATTATTCACGGGACTATGTCGGGGTCTACCCTTTTTGATGTTACATGATACCTCCTTTTGACGATGAAAACCCTGATGAACGATTACGCCAGATCGGCGATTTGCTTTTCGAGCTTATTAACCAAAAACTGCATGGTGCTATAATGACTCATGCACTGATATGGATCTTGAATTGAACGAGTGGCTTCTCCCATGAGACCAATAATCAAAAGATGTAACTTGTGAATACGTGCCACTCTGACGAGTGTAGATTCCATGACTACTCCCTCCTTTTCCAGAGGATCTGAAAAACCCTGCACGAACGCGCAGAGTCTGAAAAACCCTTTTATGAACCATCAGAGACTGAAAAACCCTGATAGCTCGTAAAAGGGTAGGATCTGAAAAACCCTTCAGATCCTACTCTGATGGTGGACTGATGAACAGCCCTGCTGATGATTACTTCTTGAGCAGATCGGATTCGAGAGTATAGTGGCCGTCTGTGAGAATGCGATAGCAGATATCCTTGAGTGCAGCGACGAAGGACTCATTGTTCTTGGACTTGACGGTGTTTCTAGCCTTCTTCTTGAGCGAGATGAGTGTGCGAGTGAGAGTGCGCCAGTCTTCATTGTTCGGTTCGAACTCGTCACCGAGCATTTTGTGGATGACGGATACAAATGCATCCCAGTCACCGTCTCCGAGGGCGGCCTCGAAGTCAATTTCATTGGTCTTTCTGTACTGCGAAAGATCGCAGAACCGTTTTGCGGTCTCCGTGTCACCGATCGCGACCGCGTTCGATCTTGTCAGCGCGGCATTGAAGCCAGCAGCTGCACGGGGCCATGTGGGATCGGCACCGATACCGCGAGCGTTCTTGTGCTCCTTGATCCACTGATGGAGATCGAGCAGATCGATGTCCTTGTCACACTGAGCGATTTCGCGGATGGTATCACGAGTCACCTTGTCACGGGTCTCCTTGACTCTGATGGACTTGAAGGTGTAAGTGAGGCAAGCATACTTCATCGGATCTGATGTTTCGCTCGCGGTACGATAGCACTCAAGACGAGCCTCGGAGGTGTAGTAGTTGACGGTCTTCTCGAGCAGTTCGTTGAGCCAGGCGATCTCCGCTCTAACCTCGGCGCTATCCGCCAGCAGGAGCAGAACGCTTGCCTGTTCCTTCACTTCGGGAAGCGATTTTTTCGCCATTTCAAGGGCAAAGTTCTGAGCGAGGATGCGGTACTTCTGGACGAGTTCCTGTCTGTTTTCGATTGTGTTATTCATGATTTTTCTCCCTTCACCGGCTGAGCCGGAATATACGCCGACCAATGCGTGGCATATATTTCAGTTCAGATGATTCTGGGCTTGGCTTGGTATCACTCCTTTCTTTTTTTCTGTACATCTATACATCGGTGCTTGTGGGGTATGTACAGCTTTTTTTCTGTACATCTATACATCGGTGCTTGTGGGGTATGTACAGCTTTTTTTCTGTACATCTATACATCGGTGCTTG